ATGGGCGTTGTATGAAATCGGAGAGCATATAGCTGGTCCTGTAATGGCAGTATTATACGCAACCGGTCATATGACATTTAATTGAGTTTTCTTATGATGGGCCTGCCATGGTTTCGACAGGGTCAAGAGTAATGAAATGGACAGTCCGGCAATGTAGAAGCCGTTAGGATTGGGGGAACCCGGTCGAAGACACAAAAAACGTAAATGCAAACGACGAACAGTTCGCTTTAGCGGCCTAAACTCCGCTTAGGGTAAGACATACCTCGTAACAGAAACTCAGAACCCGCTTCGGCGGGTTTCTTATTGTTTAAATGATAAATAATTACAATACACTTTTTAAAGGATTTTATCATGGCTATTCGAGACAACTGGGAAAAAGTATTCCCTATTACTGCAATGGGAACCCCAGAGCTAGCATATTTCGTAGTTGATATGGGCGAAAACGTCGAATCAAATTATACAGCTAGTAATAGTTTATATTCACAGGCAGTTCAAGCATTACAACTAAAAACAGACTTATACATGGTAAGTCAACCAAATGGTAGCATCTTTACATTTGCAGCCAGGGTATCCAGTGTTCCTGGTGCAGTAGCAGGCGCAACAACTGGTACTATTGCTAGCTTGGGCACAGACATTTCCGAATTTGTCAGTGACAAAGTAGTAACAAATATTTCTTTACGTGCAGGTGGTACAGCCAATGACGTAGGCGATGAATTTGAATTCCGTCATGCAAATTTTGCAACCCCACTTAAAGTTCGTGTAACAGCAAGTAATTCAGGTGTTGCCACAGCAGTATCAATTGTAAATAGTGGTTTATGGACAGATGGTGATAATTTACCTGCTAATACTACAGTAGCAGGTTTTACTAGAGTTCAAACATTTGGTACCATTGATATGAATGGTCAAGACCTGCAAGTCAACATGAACACCTGGGGACTTAGCAATGTAGTTGTTTACAATGCCAGCATTATAGGCGGCAGTTTAGTTTGGAACGACTAAGCAATATACATTTAGCAGAAACCCGCCGCGGCGGGTTTCTTATTGAGCAAATCGATAATTGACTTTAGGTCGATGAACATATTGATAAGGACCTTTGGAAAAAGCTACAACAAGAGGAAGATGGTTATTAACTTTTCCTATTAAGTCAATAAAAATATATTAGTGAAATACTCCTTGACTTTGCTGATTATAAGGATATATAATATATAACTTAGTGAAAACACTAATACAAATTTTTAACTTAAAGGAAATCAAAAATGAAAACAGTTGGAGATAAATTAACAGCATTTGCAGTAACAGGTGTTAAGCCAGGACAACCAGAAGATGCTTTTTATACAATCACAGAACAAAGCTTTGAAGGCAAGTGGAAGGTAATCGTTTACTATCCCAAGGACTTTACATTCGTTTGTCCTACAGAGATTGTGGCCTATGACAAACTAGCCAGCGACTTTGCTGACCGTGATGCAGTCCTACTAACAGGTAGCACAGACAATGAGTTCTGCAAAGTAGCATGGCAAAAGTCACACGACGACCTGCGTAAAATCACGCATCATCAGTTTGCCGACACACAACGATATGACTCAAACACTGGTGATAGTTTGAGCCTGATTGAACAACTGGGCGTATTTTATGCTCCAGCAGGTGCCGCACTACGTGCAACATTTATTGTTGACCCAGACAACGTTATCCAACACGTTACTGTAAACAATTTGAACGTTGGTCGTAGCCCAGAAGAAACATTGCGTGTATTAGACGCATTGCAAACTGGCGAACTATGTGCATGTAACCGTACAGTAGGCGGGGAGACTCTATAATATGGCATTCAACGACACTATTAAAGGTGCGTTGCCAGACTACGCAAAGGATACCAAGTTAAACTTGGACGCAGTCCTTTTGCGTAGTACACTAGATGCTGATGTAGCTATAGGTTGTGCTGTAGCCGCATTGGCCGCTACTGGTAACGGCAAAGTTTTAAGCATACTATTAGCAGATGCTCCAGTACATGCAGAGTCAGCAATGACAGCCGCAAGTATCATGGCACAGAACAATGTATGGTATCCATATGTTGAAATGGCAGACGATGCTAACCTAACTGGATTGCCAGCACAGCTTCGTATGAACGCTATCGCTAGTCATGGTGGAACTACCAAGTCAAACTTTGAAGCGTTCAGTCTTGCCGCATCAATCGTTGGCAAGTGTCACTTCTGTGTTAAGGCGCACTACGAAACATTGAAGAAGGAAGGTTATACAGTAGAACAACTTCGTGACATTGGGCGTATTGCCAGTGTAATGAACTCTGTGGCCAAAGTATTGAATAGCTAAGTTTGTTGCAAAGATACAACAATATGTAATTCATTTGTCCATTTTAATACAATTCCGTGATGATTGTTTTACATATTCTTGACTTCGTACGTAAATATTATGTACAATAGTAAATGAACGAAAGTTCGAACATAAAGGAAATGAAATGAAAAAAATTGCAATAGCAACATTGGTTTTGGCAGCATTTGGTGCCAATGCCGCAGATAGCTTTACCGTCGAAGGTCAGCATATCAATAACAACGGCGCGGCCGCACAAAGCCAAGCAGTATTAGGTATTAAGAAAGATATCAACAGCATGTTTGCTGGCGACCTAGCTTTTAGTAATGCACAAACAGAAGGCACTAACGCACTAAGCACACGTTTAGAAGCTGGCGTTACTGGTACAATGCCATTGGTCAGCGGCATCAATGGTTACACTCGTGTAGCATTGGGTCAAAAGTATACAAACACAACAAACTTTACATACTACTCAATTGAGCCAGGTGTTACTGCCGCAGTTCCAGGAGTTGCTGGTTTAACAGCTAAAGTTGGATACCGTTGGAGAAGTGCAGATGATGCAGGTGCATACAACGATCAAACACATACAATGCGTTATACTTTAAGTTATGCATTGACCAAAGTTGACAGCATTGGTGTACGCTACGACCGTGTTAAAGGCGACAACGATCAAAAGATCTGGGCAGTTGCTTACACACGTGGTTTCTAAAATTTAGAAATCCTTATAAAAAGGCTCTTAGGAGCCTTTTTTTATCTATTAAATAATTTACCAATTTGGTTGCAAGATAATTAAATTGACTGTATAATAAACTATCCAACAAGGAAACAATATGTTAGATTGCTTGATAATCGGCGATAGTATAGCAGTGGGCACACAGCAATTTAGACCCGAATGTGTTGCTTATGCCACCGGCGGCATAAACACTAAACAGTGGAATACAAAATATAATAAAACAATGACAGCTAGAACTGTTATTATCAGCCTAGGCTCAAACGATCATGCGGGAATCAATTCTTTTCAAGAATTAATGAAAGTTCGCCAAAAAGTTGATGCGGAACATGTCTTTTGGATACTGCCTGCTATTAAACCCGAAGTACGAGATATTGTACAGCTTATAGCAGTAAACTACGGTGACACAGTCTTACCCATTAATAGATTACAAGCGGATAAAATTCATCCTAGCTGGTCTGGCTATAAAGATCTGGCCAATCAAACAAAATAAGATAAATATTCTTAGAATAGGAGAGATATTATGTCTTTACAACCACAAACAACACCTGCAATGACTGTTTTAGAATGGATCGATAGCCTAGAAGGCGGATCCGAAGAAGCCGCACAGAAAAAAGCAAACATGCGCCAAGTATGGTTAACACATACGCCTGGATCCAACAGTCCAGAATTTGAAGCAATTTGGATTCCTTATACACGAGCACTTGGCATAAACATGGTCTAAGAGTTCGGTTAATAAATACCGAATGAAGGCTCGCATCGCTTTATTTTTGCATCAACCCAAATGCTCTGTACAAAGCGGTAACGGCATATTAAAAGCTCTCAGTTCAGATTACGAGTTTAAGATTTTTACTAAACACGATCTGGAAGAGGGCTTTTTCGATGATGTAGATATCATAGCCATCCCTGGCGGCATTGGCGACAGCGAAAGTTACGGTTCGCTGATGAAATTGCACAAAAAGAAGATCAAAGAATTCGTTGCTCGCGGTGGTAAATATCTAGGAATTTGCATGGGTGCATACTGGGCCGGCAGTCACTATTTTAATATATTAGATAGTGTAGATGCTGTTCAATATCTAAGTCGCCCTGGCACAGACACACGCAGGCCTCACGCTAAGAACATTTCGATAACATGGGATACCAAGCCCATGAACATGTTTTGGTATGATGGCTGTGCTTTAGTGGGTGATACTGCTAAATTTGAAACTGTGGCCACTTATGCCAACGGTGATGCCATGGCTATTATACAAAATAATATAGGCCTAATAGGCTGTCATCCCGAAAGTCAAGCACACTGGTACAATGGATGGTCATGGATGCGAGAACACTATCACCAAGGCGAACATCACATGCTCCTGAAGGAGTTTGTTAACCGATTAATGAAAAATGATAATTGAAATATTTTTTTATGGATTCGTAACAGCATTTGGTTGGTGGACTGCTAACCATTATGTTATAGAGCCATACTTCCCTCCCAGTGTTCTTGAACAACGAGAAGACAAGAAAAAAGAAGACAAGAAAGATTAATATGTGGACCTACGTATTAACTTTCTTTGCAGTATTCTTCACTGACTTAATCTATATATATTTTGTCAAGTCTATACAAAATGATCATCCATGGCGTGCCGCGTGGTGGAGCATGGTGGTTACTTTTACCGCCAGCATAGCAGTGATTAACTATACCACAGATCACTTAGCACTAATACCTGCATTATTGGGCGCTTACTTTGGTGCCTACGTTGGTATGAGAGTAGAAAATATTACTGATCGACAGCGTTAAAACGAGCAGGCCTGTCGTTTTTTTAATTCAATTCAATTAAATTTAATAACTACTGATTAGAAATAGCTTTGGACCAGACTGGGGAGTACAAGGCTATTTCTGGGCAACGTTTGATTACGTGAGAAATTATTTTATGGACTCATGGACCTTTGATATAGATCTTGCTTTGTGATCTCTAAGACTATATAATAGCGTACAGACAATAGTTTGTGCATTACACACAGAGAGGTATTATTATGTCCACAAATGGATACGAAATTCGTCTTGAACTACTCAAGATGGCCAAAGAAATGTTAGAGCAAGACTGGCATGCTAAACGCGATGCTGTCATAACTGACTATCACACAAGGGTTCAGGAAGCACAGTCTAATCAACTGAGTATGCCGGAAAAACCAACATTCGAAGCTTTCCCCACAGAAGCAGAGATTATCACTAAAGCAACAGCACTAAACGGTTTTATTACCAATAGAAGCTAATTGGTAAACTAACCAAGAAAACGGTAAAATGCACTATTGCTTTTACCGTTTTTTTATTGTATAATACTCTTACGTTGTTTAGTTACAGCGACGAAACTTAAAGGAAACTTAAAAATGAACATTACTAAATCTAGTAAACTACTTTCCGCCCTACGTAAGGGTGAGGAATTGACAGCGGCTCAAATCGGCCAACGTTTTGGTATTAAAAACCCAACGGCAACAGTTAGCGCATTGCGTTTTAACGGTTTTGCTATCTATGCTAATCAGCATAAAGATACTAAAGGTCGTCAGACTACCAAGTATCGTTTGGGCACTCCAAGCCGCGAAGTTGTAGCCGCTGGTTACAAAGCTATTGCATTGGGTCTTGTCTAAGATCTAAGAGCTTCCAGCTTAAATAATAGGGTGCATTTTTTGCACCCTTTTTTATTTTATACATATGAACATCAAAGAAAAAATTAGAACAGTTAAAAATTTTCCAAAGACTGGAGTTGACTTTTTGGATATTACCACAATACTATCTGATCCCTTAGCATTTAAATTTACAGTGGATTGGTTAGAAGATGTTGTCAACAGTAATAGTATAAAGTCTATTGTGGCCATTGATGCCAGAGGTTTTATATGGGGCGGAGCAGTCGGTGCTATCACCGGCATACCATTATTCCTGGCACGTAAGTCCGGCAAGTTACCTGGCGCCACATATGAAATTACTTACAACACAGAATATAGCACAGCCACTGTGGCCATGCTAGTGAATCAAAAAATAGAAGGACCTGTTATGGTCATTGACGATATCATAGCAACCGGTGGTACTAGTCATGCAGTGGGAGAAATTATAAACACTTTATGGCACATTGATAATCACAATCAAATACATTGTGCCATAGCAGATCTAAGTTTCTTGGGCGGCAAAAGTATGCTGGAAAAAGAAAATTATAGGGTAACTAGTTTAGTTAGTTTTTGACAAAATAATTATTAGAAGCCATTCTAATTTTTTTCTTATCACTGTGACTATGACATAAAAACATAGGACAGTTGAAAGATTCGCGGGGAGGTAGCCAATCACTTTCAAACACATTGCCCAAAGTTCTACCTCCGCAATCGCTGCCTGTGGCAAATCCTTTATGACTAATGTATATGTAGTCAACGCCTGCATAACATCCAGTGCCCACACTTTGTTTTTGGCCTTCTTCGCTGGGCTTAGTAGGATCTATCCAATTTGGATCGGGTAAACTTGGATCTCTAGGCGGTACTGGCGCAGGCGGTGGAGGCACCCAATTCTCTTCGCGACCATTCATTAAATTTATTTCGTTAGCAGAATAACCGTCTATATAAGGATTACTTGATCTAGCATCAACGTATAATGGCATACCACGTGTGGGAATTTTTCTAGAATTTAGATCTGCAATCAGTGCCATTTGCTCTTTGACTTTGCCGGGAAAATAAGGAACTTTGACTCTGATAATTTTATTGTTAGTTTGACAGAAATCGATGATGTATTCTGCAATAGAAGGATTTTGCCAATGATGATAAGTTAGTGTAATTTGATCTATATAATCTTGTATACTCATATAGTCAAACCAACTAGTACCTCCAGATGTTTCTATTTTAACAAAAGATGGCCGTGTTTTTATCTGTTTTAAAATTGAAGTAATATTTGGTAGCGTTATTAGTTCGCCACCACTTAGTTGCCAAACAATTTTTTCGGCATGCTTATATCTACTGTCTTGAATTTTTTTGACTACAGATAGATAACTTGCTAACTCTTTAATGGAACTGCCCCCTCGATAACGAGCGGGGCAGTATGTACATTCTTGATCGCAGTAATCTGTTAAATGCCAGAATACCTGTGAATTCATTTTAATCTATTAGACAGATGTAGTTAAACCAACAGCTGGCTGTATAGTAATTATATTACCAGCACCCATTACAAATATCAAATCAGCGCCTGGCAATAATGGATATGATACAGGACTTGTAGTACTAGTAACACCGATACCATATTCTCCATAGCCGTCCATGCTAGTGTCAGTGATTGTAAATGTAACAGTTTTGCTGCCATTGGCAATAGTCCAACTATTATCCGCACCAGATACAGTACCAGATCCCAGTGTTTCTCCATCTACATTACTAGTTTGATATGACCAGTTTAGTGTTTTATTATCTAAAACAGCACTCTTAGAAATATCGATAACACTAGCATTTAAACTAGATTTATTAAAATTTGCTGTGGTCAAAGCGGCAACTACGCTTCTAATAACAGCGGCTATATTCGAAGCATTGCTTCTATCGATGTCTCTTTTGGTTGAAATAAACGCATACATAAAGTATTCTCCTTAGTTGAAAGTATTTATCTTTACCAATGGATTTGACAGCATATACGTCAGTCTTGTATAATATGCTTGTAAAAATTGATAAATATTCCCATGCTAATGTATTTATTATTATTCGCGAATGCGATACTTCTTAGTGCTATTGCCGCTTATTATAGTATAGTGGGCCTGATAGCCATCTTTGCCGCGGCCGCAATTCCTGTTGCTATCATGGGCAGTAGCCTAGAAGTGGCAAAATTAGTTGTTGCCAGTTGGTTGTATAGATACTGGGCAAAGATACCTGTGTTGATGAGAATATACTTTACTTCTGCATTAATACTGTTAATGGTGATCACCAGTATGGGTATCTTTGGTTTCTTGTCAAAAGCGCACATGGATCAGGGTATTACGTCAGGCGATATATTAGCTAAAATTTCTGTATATGATGAAAAGATTAAAACCTCAAAGGAAAATATAGATGCGAACCGGAAGGCGCTTAAACAAATGGATGAAGCTGTGGACCAAGTCATGGGCCGAAGCAGTGATGAAAAAGGTGCCGACAAAGCAGTTGCAATTAGACGAGGTCAACAAAAGGAACGAGCAAGACTTCAATCCGAGATTGCCACCGAACAGAAAGCTATTGCCGCCCTTAACGAAGAAGCGGCCCCCATTCGTACCGAGGTTCGTAAAGTTGAAGCAGAAGTTGGACCAATAAAATATATAGCCGCATTGTTATATGGCGATAACCCTGATTCTAATACTTTAGAAAAAGCAGTACGCATATTGATCATAGTATTAATTTTTGTATTTGATCCATTGGCAGTTTTAATGTTAATTGCCGCCAACTTAACACAGATAAAATCAAAAGAACACAGCGAAGATAAAGTAGACAGTCCAGTAAGTTCCGAACCCGTTGTAGACAATTCGGAAGTCACAGCACCTGTAGCCCAACTCCCTATTGAAGAAATAAATCTAGAGTGGCAGGACGAAAGTGAAACCTCAAGTACTGTTGTTGAAACAACCATAGCCGAAGAAGCCGAAGAAATACTAGCACAGGGAGTTACTAACAGTACTCCTGAAGATAATGTACCATTGGCAACAACCGTTACAGATTTTGAAGGCGTTCGCGAACCCGGTGGCGAATGGCAACAAACCGGTCCCGAGTTTGAAACAAAAAAAGAAGTTAAAGTCGAAGAAGAATTACCAAAAGAAGAAGTTAAAAAGCCAGCTCGACGTAAACAGAAGGTCGAAGAACCGGTAAAACAGGATACATACAAAGAAGAAAATATTTCTATGGACTTTAACAGTGAAGTTGATAAAATGATCGAATCTGGCGATGATAACGGACTTGAAGGTATATACAAAAAAATTGTTAAAGAGCTTGGAAAGAAAAATAGAGCAAAAACAACACACTGGGGACCTATTAAATCTTCTCCCACAGACAATAAATCATAATGGATCAAAATAAAGAAGCGTATTACGTAACACCGCCAAGCCTATACTTGCCACCTGATGGTATCAGAATTACTTTAATAGGATCCGATCAAGATTGGATTGAACAAGTAACAGAAGGTTTGGAAAGCACATTTCCTACAATCACAGTTACATTCTATCATGTAGAAGAAGAAAGTAAGGATGAGTGGGAATGGACTTTGGCTATGTCAGAAATGGCAGACTTACTGATAGTAGATTTAGGCAGTTCTACTCAGCAAGAACTATTAATAGCATTTCTACATATAGGAAATAAATGCTGGTTCAGTGTACCAGAAGAATTTGAGAATATACCTTTGCTTAGTTTATTAAATACACTAGGAGGCAATATGTTCCAAGGCAACGATCAATTGCACAGTCTTTTAAGAACATATCTCAGCAATGACTGAATCTAAAAAATTATTGTCGTGTAGCTTTTGTGAAAAAAGCCAGAATGAAGTAAAAAAATTAGTAGCAGGTGCCACCGGATATATCTGCGATGAATGTATCAAACTGTGCAATGAAGTAATCAAAGACGATCCGGAATTAACAAAAAACGATAAGAAACTTCCCACACCCAGGGAATTATTTCAACACTTGGACCAATACGTTATCGGTCAAGACCTACCCAAACTAACATTAAGCGTTGCTGTTTACAATCATTACAAAAGACTGTTCAATAAATCAGATGTAGAGATTGAAAAAAGTAACGTATTGTTGATAGGCCCAACAGGCAGTGGCAAGACATTGCTGGCAAAAACTATTGCAAAATTCTTAGATGTTCCTTTTGCCATTACAGATGCTACAAGTTTAACTGAAGCAGGTTATGTAGGCGAAGACGTAGAAAACGTTATTCATAAATTGTACCAAGCATCAGGTCAAAACATTGAAAAAACAGAAACTGGTATTATCTACATAGATGAAATAGATAAAAAAGGACGCAAAAGTGAAGGTGCTAGTATTAGCCGCGATGTCAGTGGAGAAGGCGTTCAACAAGCACTATTAAAGATCATTGAAGGCACAGAATGTCGTGTGCCACAACAAGGCGGCCGCAAACACCCCGGCAATGAAATGTTGACCATTGATACAAAAAACATTTTGTTTATTCTAGGTGGCGCCTTTTCTGGATTAGAAAGTATAATAGCAAAACGTTTGAATAAACAAAGTACTATTGGATTTGGAGCAACGGTTGATAAAACCACTACAGAACTAACCAGTGTTATTCCCGACGATATAATTAAATGGGGAATGATTCCTGAGCTAGTAGGACGATTGCCTAAGATTACAGTATTAGAAGATTTGACAGAGGAGCAATTAGTTAGGGCCTTAACCGAACCAAAAAATAACATTATTAGCCAATTCAAAGCACTATTCAAAATGGATGATGTTGAGCTTGACATAGACACCAAAGCCTGTTATGCTATAGCTAAATCATGCATAACCAAAAAATTAGGCGCACGTGGCCTCAGATCAGAATTAGAGTACGTACTGCTCAAAACCCAATTTGTACTGCCGGATTTGGCAGCAAATAATGTTACAAAAGTTTGTATCACAGAAGAAACAATTACCCAAGGAAGTGAGCCCATTTTAGTATATGGCAATGAACGAAAGAAGACACGAAAACAGAATCCTGTCTAATAGAGAAATACGAGCAAGGGAAGTAAGACTGATCGGTGCCGATGGTGCTAATCTTGGTATCTATCCTTTCTTTAAAGCGTTAGATCAAGCGGCAGATCAATCATTAGATTTAATCTTGATTAATCCACAGTCAAATCCCCCTATATGTAAAATCGGAGATGTGGGAAGATACAAATATGATTTACAAAAACGGGAAAAAGAACAGAATAAAAAAGCACGAGAAAATCGCGTAGATATTAAAGAAGTTCAAATTCGCCCAGCAATTGATACTCACGATCTTGATGTTAAAATGAAACACATCAAGGAATGGTTAGAAGAAGGTGACAAAGTAAGGATTATTATTAAATTTAGAGGAAGAGAAATGGCCAATACAGGAACTGGTTTCGAAATCTTAAATAATATTCTAGCAGAAATGCCCAGCGCCAAAGTAGAAGGCAAGAGCGAACTACAAGGCAATAGGATTACGGCTACACTATATCAAGGGAAAGTAAATGACAAAAAAACAGTTTAACGGAAGTATGGTAGAAGTCCGTAACGATAACGTAGAAAAAGCTTTGCGTACTTTTAAAAAGAAAATCATGGAAAGCGGTAAGCTCATGGATTTGAAAGAACGTGAGTTCTACGAAAAACCAACTACCAAGCGCAGACGCATTAAAAATCAACAAGTTCGCAGAGCACAAAAGAAACGCGAATCAGAAGCACTACCTAAAAAGATGTATTGATATGAACGACGATACAATAACTATTACTGCTAGTAATTTTAACTGGGATGAAACTAATGATATTGTTGGCATCACTGCACAGGAAATTGGACCGTTTGTTACCATGCAGAGTAGTATAAATGGTCCAAGCGGTTCGTCTAGTCAAATTTCAACCATAGCAGGCAGCAACGGAAGTTCGGCATCAGGATATATTGTTGGATCTATTAACGGTGTTTCCAATATTACTATTTCTGATCCCTGGGAAGAATACGATGAACGAATAACTAGACTGGAAAAACTCTTGGCCGACGAAGCAGAAGTTCGAAAGAATCATCCCGCTGTTCAGCGAGCCTATGATGAATATAGACTACTACTGGTTTTGGCAGGCATGGCCGATAGTAGCATATTGACAGAAAAATAAAATTAATGTATAAATATATTTGTACGACGCCAATAGGGTTGTACATCGGGCACGTAGCCCAAAACGTTCTTGCTTATTAAAGGAGAAAATTATGAACGCATTAACACGATTTGACACAACAGCTTTAAATCAGCTGAACAGAGCCTTAATTGGTTTTGACCGTATGTTTAATACAGTTGAAACTAGATTCCAAAATGGCACAAACTATCCCCCTTATAATGTCATCAAGAAAAGCGACGATAGCTATGAAATTGAAATAGCCGTTGCTGGCTTTACCTTGGAAGACATTGACGTAGAAGTACATCAAAATGAACTGACAATCCGTGGCCAACGCAGTCACGAAGACTCAGAAGATTTTGAGTACCTACATCGAGGTTTAGCTTATCGTGAATTTCAAAAGAGCTTTACTTTGGCCGAACACATGCAGGTCGGTGATGCTATGATTCAAGATGGAATTCTTAGTATTAAAATTACTAGGATCGTTCCTGAAGAATTAAAGCCTCGTAAGATCCAAATTTTAGGTAAGTCAAACTAAAGCATTGGGGGGTTCGTCCCCCCAATACATACATAAATATATAAGAGATTAAAAATGACCACGATGGCGCAAACTATACAAAATAAAAAAACCGAGCAGGTTTTAAAAAAACCTAGTTTATTTAAAGTTGTTTTAAACAACGACGATAGCACACCAATGGAGTTTGTAATAGATTTGCTTAAAGAAATCTTTCATAAAAATCACGACGACGCAGTTAACATCACCTTATCTATACATGAAAAAGGCAAAGGTACTGCTGGCATATACACCTACGAAATAGCAGAGCAAAAACAAAATGAAGCAATTTTTGTCAGCCGTTCAAACGGCCATGCACTGGCAATTACACTCGAGGAAGAATAATGAGAATTGAAGACGAAGTAAAGCTGGACTACAGCGATGTGCTCATACGACCAAAACGTAGCACTCTTTCTAGTCGTAAGGAAGTAGACTTAAATCGTACCTTTAAATTTAAACACAGTCACATCGCCTGGACAGGTGTTCCTATTATGGCTGCTAACATGGATGGTGTTGGCACGTTTGCCATGGCCAAAGCCTTGTATGAACATCGCATGTTTACTTGTTTTGTAAAAAGTTATGATCTGGATGACTTTGTACAAAACAGTGATGACTTGTACTATGGTAATTATGTTGCAGTGAGTTCGGGCACCAGCGATCGAGACTGGTCGAAATTTCAGCAGATTTTAAATACATATCCTGAACTACATTTTATCTGCATTGACATTGCCAACGGATACAGCGAACACTTTGGGGATTTTGTAGCCAAGGTAAGAGCACGTTATCCCGCACACACAATTATCGCAGGCAATGTTGTCACAGCAGATATGACACAAGAACTTATTTTAAGAGGAGCAGACATTGTCAAAGTTGGAATCGGACCGGGATCGGTATGCACGACTAGGCTACAAACTGGGGTTGGCTACCCGCAACTTTCTGCGATCATTGAGTGCGCTGATGCGGCTCATGGTCTCGGCGCCCATATCATTGCTGATGGTGGTTGCACTTGCCCAGGCGATGTGGCTAAGGCATTTGGCGCAGGCGCAGACTTTGTCATGTTGGGCGGCATGCTAGCAGGACATGATGAAGGTGGTGGTGAGATTATTCAAAAAATCTTAGAAACCAGTGAACTAGGCGCCATGGATCAAGGCGAACATTATCCTAGAAAAAAACTTAGAGCAGAACAGTACATTCAATTTTACGGAATGAGCAGTGACACAGCCATGGAAAAACACAATGGCGGTATTGCAGAATATCGTAGCAGTGAAGGCCGCACAGTTACAGTACCTTATAAAGGCGCTGTTAAATCCACAGTACTAGATATTTTAGGTGGCATTCGCAGTACTTGCACTTATGTAGGTGCAGGATCTTTAAAACAACTGTCTAAATGCACAACTTTTGTGCGAGTTAACAGACAACTTAATCTTAGTTTGGTAAAATAATATCAGTAGAAACCACTAGTTTTTGTGCGTTGCAACATAAATACGTTAGTAGAAACCACGAGTGACTACTAATATAGGATATAAAAATGACTGCAAAAATAGTACAACTACTAGAGCGTCTAGCTGAAATGTTCCCACAACAGAACTATCAGTCTAGATTAGAACAATATTTAAACACAAAAAGCATTGCCAGTTCTGCAGATGTAGAATATTGGATCAAACAATATGACAAACAAAGCGATAGGAATTTCGTATGAAAAAAATTCTAACAAAAGCATGGAATTTCTTTGAAGCCTACGGTCGTATGCGAGCTGAAAAGGCTGTTCGCTATGGATGGTATTAAACAATTATATCATCAGCTGGAACAAGCTGAAATGAAATATGGACCTAAACTAGCGGCCTATGCCATCGCGGCCATGGTTGTTTACTTGGTAATAGCACAATGAATTATTTAGACTTATTGATAACACTACTTCGCTGGCGCCGAGAAGGTTGGGACGTTCATCCTTAAAATTTGACTTTGCTTAACTTTACTAGTATAGTATAAATACTATATATTGGGGGTTTAAAATGGCTAAATCAAAGATTGAGCGTACTAAACTGTTTCGAATGGTGCAGTCCTGTGATCTGCACGATGCTAAATTTAGGCCCACAATACAGGACTGTCGCGAAGTTTTCAATCAAATAAACAAGCAGGTCTTCAACGGCGAATTAAAAATGCCTAATTTTAGACTTGTCTATAGCAAAGCATTTTGGGGCGAGTGTACTGGTGATTTAAACGACAATGCTAAATGCCTCATTAAAATGAATAAGAGCTTTCTAAGCAGAAGGCTTTTCATAAATACCCTAGCACACGAAATGGTACATCAATGGGAATGGTTGACCAATGAAAACATGACTCATGGTCCACAGTTTTTTATATGGCGTAACGAATTGCAAAAGTTTAATATTACATTAAGCAGATGCTATCGAATTAAACATTATAGGTTAGATAAATGATATTAGGCATTGGCACTGACATAGCCAGCATTGAACGATTTAGAAATTCAAGAGTAGAACTAGATAAATTTGCTTCTAAGATACTCACAGACTACGAACAACAAGAATACACTAAATCTGAATTTAAAGAAAATTTTTTGGCAAAACGCTGGGCCGCCAAAGAAGCAATCAGCAAAGCCTGGGGCACTGGGATTTCTTCAACAACAAAATGGAAAAGCATTGAAGTTCGACATAACCAATTGGGCGCACCATTTACTTGTTTTTACAACGAGCTAAATGATGCAATAATCAGATTAGATGCCAAGTGCCATTTAAGCATCAGCGACGAAGGCGATACTGTGATTGCATACAGTATCATCGAATATTCCCGATAATTGACATAAAATAGCCAGTAATATTTTAGTACTACACACCGAAATTCACCAAAAATAGACAGAAATTCGGATCCGCGCTATAATACATACATGATGAAACGCAAAGCAAGATCCGATAGAAACCATGCAATCTATGTTATCACTAATGTAGTTACCAACGAGTACTACATTGGTGTTACAGTTTGTAGCGGTAACGTCAAAAAAGCACTGAAAGTTCGCATCCAAAAACATGTTCGTCGCGCATTGACAGAAAACAAAGACTGGGCATTGTGCAAGAACATTCGCGAACACGGCGTGGAAGCTTTTACCTACGGATTGGTTGAAACTGTACGCGGCAAAGCAGATGCACATAGTCGTGAACGTGAACTTACTCGTGCATACAACCCCGCATTGAACACTTTGTAAATTCACCAAAAATAGACAGAAATTCAGTTTAGCAGTATAATACTCATATCAACAGTAAAAAGGACAGCGAAATGGCTACAGAAACTTACAATCGTTTGACAGAGCAAGAAAAGCGTGAAGTTCGTATGTATGGCGTTACTGTAGAAGGTATGCGTGAAAGCATCGAATCTAGCATTACTTTTAAGTTCTCTGGTCCTACAATGATTGCCGCTAGCATACTCAGCGATGCACAAGAAATGATTAACACAGAGTACGGCGACATCGACAGTATGCGAGCAGAAGATGCTCGCCAAGCAATCAATCGTGCCAAGTGGGTTTTGTTTGAATACATGGATAAGAAGGAGACTGTATAATGTTGTTCACCCTAGAAATTTACAAGATGGACCGTCGTACCAAAGAAGGTCAGCGACTGGTTGGCAAGTATGACTATGACCGCAAAGACAAAAAGTCAATGGAGCGTGAGATCTCTGCGCTCTATCCTACTTACAAAAAGAAAGACGGCTATATCTTTAACGTGATAGAGACCACGGTCAAGCGTACTAACTTAATAGGTGGTGCTGAGTTTGAAGAGCGTTATGACACTCCTTATTTCTGCTCACCCAGTTCTGAATCTTTTTGGAGTATGTAAAATGAATTGCAGTCCTACTATTACCGCAGAAGATTTTAAGACCATTCACAATGCAGTCTGTGAAATCCGTAGCGTCTATGAAACCATTCAAGGTGTAGTGCGCGAGCCGATCAGCGACAAGCTGGCCACAGCAATTCGAGAAATTGAAACAGGACTTGCTGATGCTTATAAACAAGACAGCAAAAGCTTTGACGACAAATATACTCATTATGACAATGTCAAGCTCAACCTAGGCCTGTCTGCTATTTGGAGTATCTACGAAGTCAACAACCTCAGCGACCGTCATCCTTTTGAGGGTGCTGATCGTGTTGTTTACAAAGCCTATGGTGGCCAGCCTGTGAGTTGTAGTATCAACGGATTAACTTATGCGGCATTGTATGTCGCGGCCAATGCTTGCATCCGTGACAGCGGAGACAGCCACCACATCTATATCGAGCAGTTTACACCTGCCAAATATGATTCACGTACACTTATTCTTTCTACAGGAAGTTGATATGAACAGTAAAGAAATTAAAATAGAAAATTTGTCCGAGTATCAAGTTGAAATGCTGGACATTATGTGGGCAATTGAATCAGCCGAAGAATATGTTTCTTGGTTTGAAAATCTTGACAGTGAAGATCAGCGTTTGGCAGAATCTTTGCAACATTTAATCATTCTAGAGACCATGGAAGAAATGATGAACAGCTACAAGGATGCTAAACGAGTATTGAAAAAATTTACACTCGGAGCTAAAAAATGAGAGAAAACAAAGGCACTTGCCCTGTATGTAATGGCTCTGGCCGTGTGCCAGCCGGTGACAACCAGTATAAACATGTTCGCGCAGGCTATGACAAAGACACAGATACTTTTGGTTGCAATAATTGCGGCGGCCAATATATGTTTGGTCGAGCCAGCGGTGAAGTTGACCTTAATCGCGAAGGCCTGCCTTGCACCCATGCTTATCGAAGCGAAACTGTTGGTCGCTGTTTGACTGAATATAATTGTATTCACTGTGGTGATCGTTATCAAATTGATTCAGGGGATTAAAAATGGCAACACGTAGTCGTATCGCTGTTATGCATGGCGATAAAATTAAATCTGTTTACTGCCATTGGGATGGCTACTTGTCACACAATGGAGCAATTCTTCAGGAGTTTTATGATTCATCGAAAGCAAACCAGCTCGTGGCCCTTGGGAACATCAGTAGCCTCCGTCGAAACATCGGGGAGAAACATGCTTTCAGTGAACTGGACATCTCCGACGAGGATCGTGTCCAATTCCAGTTGGATCACAAAGACTCCTGTACATTCTATGGACGCGACCGTGAAGATGAAGGTCAAGAATTCATAGTAGCACATTCATTCAATGAGTTTCTCAGTCAAGTAGAAGATTCTACTGCTGAGTTTTATTATGTTATGAAAGAAGGTGTTTGGTATGTGGGTGCTGTATATTCGGTGCCTGGTCTTATCGCCAACGGATTAGTGCCTTTGGCTGAAGTAATTGAAAAGGAATTTGTATAATGCAAGTATTATTGGGCGCATTTATTTTGGCAACAATCATTATTGTTGCAGTCGGCCTGCTGTTCAGTTTGCCAGTTATGTTGTTATGGAACGGCTGTTTGGTTGGTGCTATTAATGGCATCAATGAGATTTCTTGGCTACAGGCCTGGGGAATTTTAGTTCTCTGCGGATTGTTGTTTAAGACTCAAATTAACAAAAAGGATTGATTATGTGGAGCATGTTTTCCTTGGTAATGGGCCTACTATTTGTAATGATCGGAGTAGGCACAATTGAAACCAGTATTTCTAACATGGAAATGTTTTATGGAGTAGTGTGGGCATTGAATGGTTTAGTGTTCATGTTGATTGGTGTTAGTTTTATTAACGAAGGAGAAAAAGAATGAGTGTTATGTCTGAACTAGATTGGGAAATTGAACTTCGTGCCTGCGAAGAAGGCATGGGCCCAAAAGAAATTGCCATGGATCTTAATATTCCCATCGATATTGTTGTTGGATGGTTTCGTTCAAACGGCATTGCTGTTAAAATTAGTACAGAAGAACTTAGTCCTTACGCAACAGTGAACTCATGAATAAATTTTTAGCTATGTGGGACTGTAATGGTCTTGAATGCCTTTTTGATATCACAGATTTAGAAGGCGATAATTTTATGTCAAAGTTAAAAGGAGAAACATCTAAGACTCCTTTTAACTTGACCACCATGATGATGCGAGCCCGATATAATAGTCAGCGTAGTTATGAAATTTATATTTTTGACACAGATGAAACCATGGACTATGACTTTGTTCGATCAATGTTTGAAGACAGTCCACAAATAATCGTTGATTCAATTCGAGAGCATGGTAGAAAACTCTACAGTGATTATAATAAACAGACCAAGGCCATTGCATGATATCTGTTTATATTAAAGGCGCAGGCAATGCTATTGATGTCACTGAATGGATCAAGCATAATTTATCCAACTGTTGGTATGAATTAAAGTTTAATTACAATTCGCCATTCAGTGACATTTATAAATTTGAATTTAAATCTAAATCTGATGCTACAATGGTGGCATTGAAATGGGGAAATGAATATGGCCGGTTGGAACACAATTCAGCAACTTGAAAGCTTGCAAAGGCGTGTGCATAGACTAGGGTTTATGTTGGCGCATCCTAAACACGGAAGCCTAGAACATGTAGCTCTGCGTCCATTGGATGATCACAGACCGCATTACTCTAGAGACGCTGAGTTTTTTATTGGTTCTTTAGAAGATTTAGAAGTGTGGCTTCAGGGCTATACATGGGCCGAGAACTACTATTCTATGCTAAAACTAATAGACATCAAGAAAATTAATCGTCAAGAAGATGCATATCGGCAGTCTAGGTTTTTTAAAAAATTAAAAGGCGTTGAAGAAAAGACGGCATAAATACTCGTATGACAAACATTAAAGAGTATTTTGGTCCAACTAAAACGTCCACGGACATTTATAGAATCGTAGCACATATCGCGTTAGTATACCTGATTTTTACAGGTACAATGCGAGAATGGATTATTGCATTCTGTGTTTATTATTTTACAGTGACTATTGCTGGTACAGTTGTACTACATAGATTAATGTCACATCGAACCTTCAAGGCACCAAAGTGGTTTGAATATTTAGGCAGTTTATTGATTACTCTGCATGGAAGTTGTGTAAGTGCCATGTCATGGGTAGCATTGCATAGAGAACATCATAGACACACTGACACTGAAAAAGATCCGCATAGTCCACGATTCTTTGGATATTGGCGTGTACAATTTCGTGTAAGTAGAAATCCTAATTTCAAATATATCACAGACTTGGCGCGAGACAAGGTTCATACCTTTATTCACAGCTATCATTGGCCAATTTGTTTGACTTATGCGGCCATACTTTATTGTATAGATCCTAGAGCTGTAATTTACTTTTGGTTAGTGCCTGGCATATTTGTTTGGCACGGCGGTAGCACAACCAATACACTAAATCATAGTCCGATTGGATATAAAAATTATCCAGATGCTAAAGATCATAGTGTTAACAATCCAATTACAGGTATTTTGGTAGCAGGCGAAGGTTGGCATAATAATCATCATTACCAACCTTGGAACCCAAGAATTGGACATAAGTGGTGGGAATTTGACATGGGTTGGCAAGTTATTAAATTAATAAGAACAGACAAATAATTAATTGACAACAAATAAAAATCTTGCTATAATAAACTCTAGCAAGATTTTTTTAGGATTTTATTATGCCATGGATTGAAAACGTAAGTCTAGGAGACATTCCTAAGGGTCGACACCATAACGCCGGTGAAAACAGTATGCTGATTCAAATTGTTGATCCAGCTATGGAGTTCCCTGTGCCCATGCACCAATTCAAAGAGACTCATCAATTTGAATTTTTGGACCTAGAACAAGACGACAAATTCGGAGAAGAATTTAAAGTAACCGATGAGCAAGCAGAAAAGCTTGTTCAACTATTGCAACATGCCCTGGACAAACGAATGAATGTGGTTGTACATTGTGTGGCAGGTGTTTGTCGTAGTGGTGCAGTCTGCGAAATTGGAGTTATGCTAGGTTTCGATGACACAGAAGTGTTTCGCAGTCCCAACTTAATGGTCAAGCACAAAATGATGAAAGTCTTGGGTTGGACCTATGATGAAAATGAAGCCCATACAATTAACGGCGTTACATTGGACAGTGGTTTAATTGTGCCTAAAAACTATGAAGGAGATATCTAATGACTGATAAAACTAAACCTGAAATTGTTTTTGCCCCAGGTTGTTTTGACAACTTCGAAGGTACACAAGAAGAACTAGATGAATTTGTCAAGGAAATTACAAGGCTGTTAGAAAGTGGAGAAGCACTAGAACAGTCGACGCCTATAGATTTAGACAGTCTCGATCCCGAAGAGCTTGGCAAGCTATTGCCCTTTTTAGTTGAATTCGATGACCATGATTTACCGGAAGATAAACGTATCCTTAACTGATAAATTTTGATTACTATGACAAAAAAAATTTACTATGAAAAAGTTGGTCGCAGATACGTGCCTGTGGCTGAGTATGACAACGACTACCTAGATAGTTTTCCCAAAGGTAATCATTTGGTTATGTGCTATCCAGGCGGGTCTAGTCGCAGGTTTAACATCGAACCTAATTATGCGGCTATGATTGCCGCGGGCCGTGTTGCCGAAGATGTCATCAGCAAGGCAGTAGTCCAGGCCAGTGAAATGCGTCCGCATCGCAAACCTATTACCGAGAAACAACAAAAGGCTTGGAAGGCCTTGTCCAAGTCATTCGACGACGATCGCTACTATATAGAACTTCCCAGTGCCAGAGAAATTGCCGAGGAAGGTGTCAAAGCCATGCAGGAAGAAGCAGATAAATTAATGAAGCACGAAGCAGTTAAACAAGCCTACGATCATTTTATGTTTGTGGCAAAGTTGGCCTACGATGAAGATAATACCAAAAAATAACGGCAGATGTATTTTAGAAGTTGAAGAGTTGCTGGACATGTCTGCATGGCGTGATCAAGAAGATCTTGTTGAGATTGTAAACGATTCTGGTGCAACTAGGAAGTCTTATAACATGTGGTTATTTCCTGACATTAAAAGTGCCGAAGAATTTATTTTTATGTATAAACTAAAATATGAAAATTAAAGTTCGTAAATTAGATCGACGATTTACTGGTCACGACAAGTGGCAGTATTTTGTTGATTTTAAACCCAGCAATTATTTAACAGAGGATGCTAAAGAATATTTCTTTGCAGTTCGTGTGTGGTGCTGGGAACAATGGGGACCTAGCAGAGAAGCAAATAGATATCATAGTTCCAAATTAGAACGTAGTCCCGAGCTTCATCCCGAAGTAAAAGATAAAAATCCAAATTGGTCGTGGATTATAGACGATTATAAATTTAGAATTTATCTGCGAAGTCTAGATGAAGCGGCTATGTTTACACTGAAATGGTCATGAGAGTTTTAAAGAAAGAATTGTGGCCTTATAAGATCAAGGTCGGTGAGAAAGAATTTACTACGTCTATTACTGACATAGAAATATGGTTGGGAGAACAGCTAGGCACATTCAAAGGTCGGTGGAATGTTGTTTATCAATCTAACTGTACACATTTTTACTTTCGTGAACAAGAAGATGCTATGATATTTGCGTTGAGATGGTCATGAAATTAGAACCTTTTCAACAACAGATATTTGATAACTTAACAAAATTTAAACGCCGTGGTGTGGTTCAACTTACAGGCAGACAAACGGGTAAAAGTACAATTAGTCAATATCTTCATCAATGGCAGGATATGCAAGAGCAACAGCAACCTAAATGTAAAATTATCAGTAGTGCAGAAGTAGATGGCAAGATTTGGCACACCATCACTTGTCGCAAGGAAGTGTCCGTGTGGATTCGAGAGAACAGCGTTGAAAACAATTCTTGGTATGAACATATTGATGACAAGTGGACGGTGCATCGAAATATGTTTGACATCAGTGAAGAACTGTATATGATGGTAGTATTAAGGTTCGGCAAGTGACAGTTACCTTACCCTACGATCCAGTTTGGGCTCCGTTAGATTGGGCTAAAGAACATTGTCCAAGTTATATTTCTAATGATTTACATCAGGATGGATATAATACATACGACCATTCAAAAATTGATTATTTTTTTAGTGATGAAAAAGATGCCATGATGTTTACGTTAAGATGGTCATGACTAAAGTACATCATTTAGAATTTCACGATGGAATAACTCCTATCAATCCAGGTAATATTTTTGGAGAAATAATTTTACCACGAGGTTGGACTTGCTGGGTTTACCCCGACGATGATCATGAATTTGAACAGTGGATGGACCAACATTGCCCTAGTGCTGAATATACTCACAGATTCAACAGTGGCGATCCAATGTACACAGTTTCAATATCGGACGAGCAGGAAATATTGATATTCAATCTTATGTTCAATGATTAAAATAGAAATAAAAACCAATGCTCGTGAGGTTCTTCCAATAGTACAAAATATTCGAGACGATGGAATGGAAACAGGCAAGGACTTTGATTTTTATTATATGCAGGCAAGACATGATCCTATTAATGGACACTTGATCGAAGAACCAAAAGTTGTCTTGATGTTTTATAATCAAGAATATGCGTTAATTTTTAGACTAAAACACGACCTATAACATAGTACTAGTAAATAGTACGTGACGAAATTTATTTTAAATCGTTGGGACTTTAAAATTATCGAACGCGACTTGATAGCCATGGGTCTCGAGCCGTTAACTGAATTTAATTTTGCATGGACTGAAGAGGAACCACGCGGCTGGATGGTGGAATTTTTCAATGACGAAGATGCTTTTATGTGGCGATTACAACACGGGCACAAGTGGATTTAACAGAAATTCCCAATAATTGACAGAAATTCACTGTGGCTGTATAATAAGTACATGAACAAAGAAAAAGTAAACGATATTATACAGTGGGTAGGCACATTTTTCATCCTTACGATGTATGTGTTAATGAACTTTTTTAGGGAACTAGGACTAGATCCAGTCTGTGGTTTACTAGGCGGATTGTGCTATGCATTGTGGGCATATCGTGTTGCAAATAAACCACAGATGTTAGTCAATGTTGTAGCCATTGCAGTATGTGTCGTTGGTTTATATAAATCATTTAATTGACAGAAATTGGTAACTTTGCTATAATACTTGTATTGTAAACAAAAAGAGGTTCTACATGAGCGAAGACTTCAAAAGCTGGGAAGAGATGACTACTCTGGAACAGTATGCCTGCACCTACTGGGATATGTACAAGGATGCCTACGGTGTTCGTCCCCGCGGTATTGATACTACCAGCTGGACAGAAGCAGACTTTGAACGTGAGTTCGTTCAGTTGGGCCGGACTATCGAAGCCAACTATAAAGAGCAGTTAGAGTCCGAAGCTCGTGCCGTTGTGGCGTTTGAAGATCGTGTGGCTAATCTTATGCACACCAGCACTAACCGTGACCGAGTGATTGCATGGTTGATGGATGCTGAAGGTGCCAATGGCGACTCGGAGTATTTTTGTTTTACCCAGGGCTTGCCCTATGGTTATTTTAAGAAGGTTGCTTAATCATGGAAAAACTTTCAACTATTCAACAAATCAACCAGTCCATTATGTTTGGCACTTGGTCTGACACAGAACTTAATAGCATGATTGATGCTATCAAATGGAATCGCGCCCAACTACAGAAACAAGTTAAGCGAAGCATTTCGTTGGGACAGGCTGTTAAGTTTACCAGCAACCGCAATGGTATAACTTATAAAGGCACAGTTCGTAAGATTGCTGTCAAGTTTATCACAGTTGACACGGGTTCAGTGTTGTTCCGAGTTCCTGCTAATATGTTAGAGGTTGTATGAACGAACGAATTAGAGAACTTGCTGAACAGGCTGGATTCTTAAACAAAGATGAAGAATCTATCGAATATTTCGCCGAGTTATTGTTTAATGAAATTGCTAATACGGCTGTAGTTAGCGACGGAATGTTTAACGGAAACGAGCGTCGTTTATCTGTGGAACTACGGTTAGGTGATATGGTTAAGAAAATTTCAGTTTTCGGAGTTGAAGAATGAACGAGAAGATTAGAGAACTTGCTGAACAGGCTGGCCCTAACACAGAGGAAGAATTAAATGATGACCGCACAAACATTTATGTGATTGATGTGGAAAAGTTCGCCGAGTTGATTGTGCGGGAATGTGCTGAGTTGTTTGATAAAAATGAACAGTCAGAATTGGGATATCGTATTGGCGACAGAATTTATAAACATTTCGGAGTTGAATAATGATATTTGATTTTTTTAAAAAACGCGACTACTCTAATGTAGTTCAATTTCCTGAGAAGGTGTCTTCTCCTTATAGTGAGTCACCGAAACAGAGCATACCCGAAGCTATGTATAGTATTGGACCCACTGCTGAGAACACACACATGGTTTTCAAGATGGGTTACAGTACACTTACCATGAATAAACAAGGTTGCCAAGACTTGATTGACCAACTTGAATTTTTTAAAAATCAATTAAAGGATGAAGAATGAGCTTCGAAGTATACATCAAAAACATTCAAGATACTATGCGGGCCAAACCTACAAGTATGTTAAAAGAAGAATTTGAACTTTATAAAAGTTTGTTGAGCAGTGGAACCAATGATGAAATTTATAAAGAATGCCTTGCAGTAGAATTAGATCGCAGGGATAACTTTGTTTTTGATTTAAAGTCTATTAAATAATATTATGAAAAATTTATTTGGTTATATATCGTGGGTATGGCGTAATTGGGAACTATGGCAACGTAGTTTTATTATTGCCATGATCCTAAATGTCGTTAGTCTTGCTTTAAACAAACCTTATGATATAATTGCCTGTGCTGTTGGTTGGACTATTATCTTTTTCTGGTTAGGTAAATGGTGGATAGTAGATGTCCTTATGAAGAATTATAAAGAATATAAAAAACAGCGTGATGGTCTGTTTGATACAATTAAAGGAAATTAAATGAGTTTGGTACCAATGGTTTTGGAACGCACCGGCAATGGTGAACGTGCCATGGATTTGTATAGTCGTTTAATGCGTGACCGCGTTATTCTACTAGAAGGCGAAGTGCATGATCAAATGGCTAACTTGATTGTTGGTCAACTTCTTTTCTTGGAGAGTGAAGATGCTGGCAGAGATATTACAATGTTTATTAATAGCCCAGGTGGTAGTGTCACAGCCGGTATGGCCATATATGATACAATGCAGTTTATCCGACCAGATGTATCCACCTATGTTATGGGGCAGGCCTGCTCGATGGGTAGTTTACTTGCCCAAGCAGGAGCGGCGGGAAAACGATTTATCCTTCCCAACGCAAGACACATGATTCATCAACCCAGCGGTGGCGCCGGCGGTCAAGCCACTGACATGGAAATTCATGTTCGAGAAATTCTTGAAATGAAAAAAAATCTCACACAAATTTACGTTAATCATAATAGTGTGGGCAAGACCTTCGATGAGCTCAAAGCAGACATGGAGCGTGATTATTTTATGAATGCAGATCAAGCTGTGGCATATGGTTTGGCTGACCAAGTTATTGCAAAAAGGTAATATGACAGAATTTTTAGATTTCTTACTATATGCTTTTATCGGTTGGTTGATAGGCAGGATTTTGATGTCATTTGTAATGAAGTTTCTCGAGTATCGTCACGAAGAACTGAATAAAGAAATAGAAAAAGTTGTAAAGCACTTTATTTTTGTTAAGCCGGAAAAACATGGAGATATGATCTACCTCTTCGAGGCTGACACCGATATGTTTGTAGCACAGGGCCGTAACATAGAAGAACTTAAACAGCATTGTGTTAAACGTTTTCCAGACCGTAATATTGTAATGTCTAAAGAGTTTGCCGAGGAATATAAAATATAATGTATGCCATCACCTGCGTGGGTATCATTGATTATTTAGGAATAGAATGAAATTTTATCTTGCTTATGGAATGAATACCAATTTAGGTAGTATGGCACGACGATGCCCTAATGCTGTGAGTTTGGGTAAGGTTTGGTTAGATGACCATATACTTACATTTAAAACACACGCCGATGCCGAGTATTATGAAAACGGAGCAATGGAATGTGCGCTGTGGGAAATTACAGAAATGTGCGAACGTAGTTTAGATTCCCTAGAAGGCTTTCCTTATTATTATGAAAAGAAAATGGTAGATGTTGTCTATGAAGGCGCCGTAATTACTGCTATGATTTATTATATGCGAGAATATTATCCACTTAGAACACCAGATCAATATTATTTGAATACATTGTTACAGGGATATCATCAGCACGATATGGATAAAAATGAAATATATCGAGCATATGAGGAAACATTAAATCTTGACATAATTGACATAAAAGAGTATAATTAGACCATGAAAGAAAAATTACGTATTCGCATTGCTAGGTGGTTGGCAAATTCTGCCACCCATCAAGAAGACGATGGAAATCATTATGTATCAACGGACTATTCTATGCATAAAAATGCTGTATTAGCTTCTAGCTCAATGTCAAGGAATTCTCAAATTCTAGGCGGTGATAGACAACAGGTTAATTTTACTGTACATACTGCCACCGGCGGCTATGTAGTAGAAAGCAGTTTCTACGATGAAAAACATGATCGCCATAATCGAAACCTTACCATTATTACCAGTCAAGAAGATTTTGCCGAAGAACTCGGTAAAGCAGTCTTCATGGATTTGATAAGAAATCGGTAAATTTAAGTGTTGACAGCTCACTTAAATCTGTGTTATAATCTAGCTGTATTTTCAACTTTAAAAGGTAATTAAAATGTCAGGAACTACTTGGACTGTTACTTGTGGTAAATTTCGTAAAACTTTTCAAGACTTCCAAGCCGCTAAGGCTGAAGCTGAGAAAGAGAGTTGGTTGCAAGACCGCTCTGCGGAAATTAAAACTAACCAAGGTAAGGTAAAACGTGTACGCCTACAACAACCAGAAGCTCGATAATGGGTTTTAAAAAGTCTTGGGATCCGGCCCATATTATGAGTCAGTTAAGAACTATGGCCATGGAATGTGCAAGTCCATACAATGATGGTTTCACTGCCCATAATATCAAAAAAGACTTAGTTGAAATAAAATTCTTTTTAGAAGATGCCTTGGAAAGATGCCCGCAATTTGCAGGTGAAGAAGAGTGGTATCATAAACGTTTGATAGAAAAAATTAAACAATGAAAATAAAACTAGTCAGTGACCTACACTTAGAGTTCAGTGACATAAACATTCAAAACGATCAAGACTATGATGTACTGATTCTCGGTGGCGACATTATGGTTGCCCAGGATCTACACGACCATCCTGAGATGGACTATGGCATGTACACTAACATCAACTTGGAGAGCCTTGGACGTAGACAACGTAAAGCACAGGCCTACAGAGACTTTTTGAAGCGTTGTAGTTTTCAGTTCCCGCATGTTATCTACATCATGGGCAATCACGAATTCTATCACGGTAAGTTTTACGGTGCTATCGATTACATGCGTGAAGAATGTGCCAAGTTTCCTAACGTCTACATGTTGGAACAAGACACTAAGATCATCGATGATGTTGTGTTTGTTGGCGGAACACTTTGGACTAACATGAACAAGCGTGATCCACTTACCATGCATGCCATTGAAGGTATGATGAACGACTTTCGTATCATCCGCAACGATAAGAGAAACTATGCTACTATGAGTGCGTTGGATGTTGCTATTCGTCACGACAAGACTCTTGCCTACATCAAACTGATTGTACAGGAACACAAGGATAAGAAGTGTGTAGTAGTTGGGCATCACACACCAAGTTTGCAAAGTATGCATCCAATGTATGCACATGATACTTTGATGAATGGTGGATACCACAGTGATCTAAGTGAGTTCATTTTGGATCACCCACAGATTGTGCTATGGACACATGGACACACTCATCATCCGTTTGATTACATGATCGGCGAGACAAGAGTTGTATGTAACCCACGTGGTTACGAAAGTGATGGCTACAGTGAAAACAGTGGCTGGAACCCAAATATTTTAATTGAAATTTAAGGATATAAAATGATTACGATGAAAGAATGGATGGAATTGGTTGACTATAAGATTACTGAGGGTAGTGATTATGGTTGGAGTTGCTATGGACCCAATGCCTACTGCTTGGATTCGTGGAATGGTGTCCACGGCGCAGATGGATATAGTTTCAGTATCATATTCAGTACCAAGACACAAAAGGTCTACGAAGTTACTGTGTGTGACTATACCAATGATCGTGCTTATCGTATGATAGCTGAAAACAAACGTAAGAAGCATAAGGAAGAAGCGTTCTTGCGCGATGTTAATTTGAATGAAGCATGGGACGATGTTGAGTATACAGATTTGGAAGTTGACGATGACTTTATTCAAAAGTGCCTAGCTATTTCTGCAGGCGAGGATTATGACACTAGGGTATCGATGCCTTTGGAGTTAGATGATCCAACTCTGTTTCAGTTTATGAAAATTGCCCATGAGCGAGATATTACATTAAACCAATTGGTAGAAGAAGCTCTGCGGGACGCTATTAAATTAGCCAATGGTTCGGAAAAATTCGCCGAAAATTGACACAAAATCCTGTTGATGCTATACTATAAGCATAGTAAAGGAAAGATATGGAAGCCCTGCAAGAAACTACCAAGTGGAAAGACACGCCCACTCAGTCGAACCACATCTATTTGTTTGATGGTTCAAAGGCCGTTGCTTATATTAAGTTTGGTCAAGGTGAACCATTTTACTTTAAAACTCCCCTGACGCTGGACAAGCGCGGCCGCTCCTTTACAAAAGCAGATAATCATTTATTCAAAATAAAAGTTAAAAGCAACCTAGTCGAAATAAAAGGTAGTAAAGGCAACAGTTACTTTGTCGACGCCGAAACCAAGACCTGCACCTGCCCTGGTTTTACTTTTCGTGGTGCTTGTAAACATGTCAAGGAGATCTAAGATGTCAAAACGTTTTTTATTTGGCGCAGTAGTGTTGTCATTGTCAGCGGTCGCACAGGCCCAAAGTTGGCTAGCACCGTCAATAATCGGCGGAGTTATCGGCTACGAAATTGGAAAAAATCGACAGCCGCAGATAATGGTCCAACCAGCACCTAGCTCCTCGATGGTATATCAACAACAAGTTGTTTCTGCTCCGGTAAGATCTTGTTATGTTGACCAATACATCTATCAATCTAGGATTGATAATTGCTGGCATACATTTGGTGGAGATTGGCAACATAGGCAGGCCTGTTTTTATCAAGCAGAGCAATTAGCCACTGTTTGTCAAGTGCAAAAATAAGATAACTACTCTTAAATATAAAGGACACGTAAGTGTCCTTTTTTATTGGAGACAAAATGGATACCGGAATAAGATACTTTGTAATCGATCCTATAGAGGATTGTATTTTAACATCAACTCGAGATTACAGAGTCGCTCAAGCCACAGCCATTGGAATTCTAGACTCCAAAGTTGAAACATTAAGTGACAATTCAATAAAATTTCAATCAGCAGTTATTTGGAGTAGAGATAATTGGAGAAAATTTGATGAAGTTAGTATAAGACTCAATGATGGCAGTCCTACAGTTATACCAGACGACCAACTATCCCTTGATTATAAAAAAAGAAAATCATTGGCAGTTGGAAGAAAAGGAATGTTTACATTTTTATATCTTGTTGCAGATGCTACCCTTTACGGATACTTCCAAGATAATTTTATAAATCAAGAAGCGGTTCATGTATTAGAAGAAGCATTGACTAATGAAAACATGCTAATCGAATATGCATCTTGTGTTAGCTTGCCTGTAGCTGATGCGGAAAAAGAAATTAGACTTAAAGTAGAAAGTAGAAAGTACTCTATTCTTAAAACACAAGGACATGTGGATAGTTTAATAAAAGAAATTAACGCGGCCAACACTCGTGAAGATATACTAAAAATGGTTGAACAAATTAGGTTTAGACTAATGGGAAGAGCATCTTGAAAAAAATATTAATGTACGATACTATGTATGTCTTAATGCAGGACAAACAGATCGGTAAAAACGATGTCACTGATTTTTTAGAATTATTCGGTAAAAAATTCACTGATAATTTTACCTGTATTGGAGATAGATCTGGTGCAGTAAAATTTCCTTTTGAAATTTATATTCCAGATGAGTGTAAATTACCCGCGTATATTGACACTAACATAACCTATGAAGAAGCCGCTATGAGTCGTGTAAAGGACTTGGTAAATCAAAGCGAAGATAAAAAAATAAATTTAATGTACAGCGGTGGCATAGACAGTAGTGTGATGTTAACTAGTTTTATTAACTATATGGGTATTGACCAAGCCAGTAAAAAATTAAACATCATGATGAGCAATGAATCAATAATTGAAAATCCTTGGATGTGGGAAAAATTTATTCGGCCAAATTTTAATGTGGTTAACAGCAAAGAATTTGATTTGGCTACATTAAAAGCCGATACAATTTATATCAATGGCGAACTCAACGACCAACTGTACGGTAACATGATCTTGTTAAAAGCAGTCAACGAACTGTCGCAGGTAACTGGTAAAGATTTATCCGACTTTATAGTTGACGAAGAATTTTTATATGATATGTTTACAAAATATTCCGGTTTCTCTCCTAGATCTGCTAGAAAATGGGCTTCGGCTTTTATGAAATTAATGTCCACTTGTCCTTCAGAAGAAAAAACCTATTGGACCATGACATGGTGGTATGGTTTCGCTTGTAAATGGGTGAACGTAAAATATAGAATACATACTTATAACAATATACAAGATAGAACGTATGCGTTATCTACCAGAGAAAATTACTCAGTTATTCCATTTTTTGACAGTATAGATTTTCAATTATGGTCAATGAACAATAAAGAACCTAAAAACTTGCAGACATTTGATACATACAAGTGGACTGCCAAACAGTATGTTTCGAAATTAATTGGGCAAGAATACATGGCAAAATTAAAGAAACTCAGTTTGGACAAAGTAATGGCATTGAAAAGAAGAACCATAGCATTAGACAGTGATTTCATACTTTATAACGACATAGATGTTATGAGCTTTTATACAGCTGATAATGACTTTTTAGATAAATAATTGTACTTAGACCTTAAGGGGAAATAAAATGAGCTTTCAAGTTAAAAATGTATTTACAAGACCAGATGCTTTTGTAGTGTTTCATATGTCTGTTGTTCCAGACGCTTATGTTCAACACGTACTAGAGACTTATAAAAATACTGGTAAAATCAGTGATATTGTAACAGAAGTTAGCCCAGACGGCTTATCATTGAACATTGTATGGACATGGATATCTGAAGCTGAATTTAACACATTCAGCAATGATCCAGTCATCGTAGCACAACGCGAGTCTCGCAACGCATACAATGCCGCTAATGGTATCACTATGGTGCAGACAACTGCTACAGTTTGATAAAATAGTCAATAATTGACAGAAAATCCCCGTCGTGCTATAATACTTGTACTGTAGTTAACAAGCGGGGATTTTTTAATGCCTTCCAATCTTAAACAAACCACATATCCCATTGAACTTGCCTGGGCCGCTGTCTGTGGTGCAGATCGAGTCAATCTGCAAGAATATTACAATCAAAACTCATATTCTTCAACTCAATTTACTTTTAACAAAGTTATTGCCTACCAGCTTTTGGCTGAACCCGAATTGATTCAACCAGAAGACAAAGAATTTGGCGCTAAGTTAGCCGAACATTTTAAAGGCCTGCTTTTCCGAACCCTTACTGGCGGAACACAAAATGGTTTCTTGGATACCATTGCTAATATTGTGGCCAAAGAAGAAGTGTCAAAATTTGATGTGGCCTGCATGGCCGCATTGCCAAAAACATATCGTAAAGATCTAATCAAAGAAGCTAAAACCGAAAAGCAACAGACGCTGGCATCAACCAGCGAATATATCGGTGCTGTTGGCAGTAAACAGGAATTGGCAGTCGAACTTATTGACAGTATTTACAGTAGAAACTATAATATCTATATCAATACTGCAACAGACGGAATGAATGTTATCAAATTTACCACAGCGCACGATGCCAGCGTTTTTCCTGTGGGAGAAAAAATTCGTGTCAAAGGCGCTGTTAAGAAACAAGAAATTAACAATCGCACTGGTGCCAAAGAAACTTGGCTGACCCGTGTTAAAAGAGTTTGAGGAATCGATATGCCAAATTGGTGTGATAATGTTGCTACATTTTATGGTAGCAAAGAACAGATTAAAAAACTTAAAGATGCACCTGATGGTAACATACTGGGTGTCCTGGCTCCCCGGCCTGCTTCAGAGGAAGATAACTGGTACGATTGGAATGTAGCCAACTGGGGTACAAAGTGGGAAGTAAATGCAGAAGTTCGGGAAGAAGGTGATGAGTGGATTAGTTTCTATTTTAATAGTGCATGGAGTCCGCCTATTTCTGCATACGAATCTGCCCAAGAACAAGGCATCAAGGTAGATGCAATGTACTATGAACCTGGAGCAAATTTTTGTGGTAGGTTTATCGATGGTGTCGACGACTGCTACGAAATTCCGGCCACATCTGCAGAAACAAGAGAACAGATTCCCGAAGAGATCGATGATGCATTTGGTGTAGCAGACAATCAAGAATCTTGGGAAAACGAGGACGAAAATGATTGATAAAGAACTTACTCTTACTTGCACAGACAACGGAAAGAAAGTACAATGTCATGTGTTAAGTTTTAAAGAAAAATCTTTTATGGATGTAGCAGTCAACACCGTAAGGATCAAGCTGATATACAAACAAGGAACTTATGCAGGTAGCATGGGCGGCTATGAATTTAGTATAAAAGAAAATCTAGTTAAATGAAAATCTCAGAACATAGTCGAAATCGAATTCTGCATACATTTGCCGAATGGGAAGTGGACAAAGAGTTTGCCCATCCCATGTATAACTACTTGATTTTTGGATGGTCTCCAGGTAGCTGTTTTACTGCTGTCTTGGCCAATGATTTCCTAGGAGCCATGGCAAGTAGTCATCCTAGTAATACTGTTCGAGCATTTAAGGCTTTGGCAGGTTGGATAAATGATCATGTGCCAGCAGAGTGTTATGGCTCCTATGAACGAGTTAAGGCGTGGACCAAGGCCGATGATACAGCTCGTAGAACAATTTTAGAAAAGTATAAACTGGTATTTTCTCAAGAGGATGAAGTTATGCTGATTCTTAAGGGTACTCCTGTTCATGAACCTATTTTGTTATAAGTGAGTAAAACATGTCAGATGATAAAGCCTTCTATAGTACTATTCTTGCAATGATGGCTTTAATCTTAGGACATCCAATCGCGGCAGTTATTATCTTTATAATTGCAGTATCTTGAAAAATATTTAGGAGTTAAGTAATGGGATTTTTTAGTTGGCGTTGCGCTAAATCAGACAAGCCGGTGATGGCCGATACCGCAGTTGTAAATACATCATGGGCGTTTGCCAGCAAGGTGGTAGTACTGTTTAAAAACGGAGATCGCATTACAGGTACCTACGATGGCTACGGCCGGATTGATGAATTTGAACTTGTCGATTATCCCGAAGAACGATGGCGAATGGTAATTAAGAAGTTTTATGACGGAGAAACATTTGACCAATTGTCTATGAACAAATATGATCGTGGCCAGGGATTCTTTTACAGTGATGAAGAACTGGAAGCAGAGTTCGGAGTATCAGTATGATTAAGGGCTTTGATCATGTGGGTGACGTGCATAAATGTAATGTATGCAGTTGTGAATTTACCGAAGACGAAGGCGGCGTACTAGGTTACTTTGGTATACTACCAGTGGCGTTTTGTCCTACTTGCCATAGCAGTATGGTGGACATGGTACTTCAATCGCATGAATTAGAAAAGGAAATCGAATGAGTAAATTTTTCGAATGGTTTAACAATAATCGTAAATCAATCGGTTATACAATAAGCGGACTTAATATTATTTCTGGAATCAACTCTTTGCTTATTGGAAACACCGCACACGGTTGCATGTTTTTATTTGCAGGCGTGGTTATTCTTGTTGACACTAAAACATACAAATACAAATGAAAATCGGAACTAGCTTAGGTAAATGCATTAAAAGCATTTTAGACAAAGATGTTTCTTATGATGAAGTGCTTTTCATTGTAAGTAATACAATGTGTCCTACTGTGGATAGGTTAATGGATGTAGTCTTTGAGTACTATTACAATCCGCCTTATTCGACATATGACTTTAGTGATCACAGCATTGAAGATGCCAAAGCGTTGGCCACTAATCTTTTCAATGATGGAAAATTACATCAACCCAGGGCTGTTGGTGCAGACAAATGGATAAGGAATCATCGACTAGTAGACACTTGGTATGACATTGCACCAAGTCCTGTTACAGATAATGAAAGTGTGCGAGAAGCTTGGAATCATTATAAAATGATTGCAAATCTCGTAGCATAAAAGTTACGGGCCTCTAGCTCATGTTGGTTAGAGCAGTGGACTCATAATCCATTGGTGCGGAGTTCGACTCTCCGGGGGCCCACCAAATTATTTTAAATTAAATAAAAAAAGAAGTAGACAACATATAAATAACCTGTTATAATAGTTTTATTGCGAGAGTGGAGAAATGGTATACTCAGGAGACTTAAAATCTCCCGTCGAAAGGCATGCGGGTTCGAGTCCCGCCTCTCGCACCAAGTTTAAGGAGCATTGGCCGACCGGTTAAGGCAACAGATTGCTAATCTGTCATTCAGCAATGGGTGAGTAGGTTCGATTCCTACATGCTCCGCCAAAACGTTCCAGCGTCACTGGATAGTCTGACCCAGACGATGAGAAGTGTGATGACACACACGGGTGGTTCTGAAACGAAAAGTTTCACACAGAGGCCATGATAGAACATGGATGTATGTGCGGTTCAACCTAACCGGCGTTGGCAATACGAGAACGGTTCCTGTCGGGAAGCGGGTGGAGGTGGAGGTGATGAATAGACTAGTTGGGGCAACTTGACGAAATTTCTGATACACTATAATTACCGCCGAGGGATGCCAGAGCATTTTTTTAATAAGGTTTATCATGGCAAGAATTACAAGTGAAAAAGCAGTCGAGCAAATTGGAAATAGATTTGATTTAGTTCTAGTAGCTTCGTTACGAGTTAGAGAATTGTACGCCGGTGCAACACCAATGGTTAAACCTAGTCCTAGTAAAACAGTTACAGCTCTAAGAGAAGTCGAAGAAGGCCATGTTGGCCGAGACTATCTCTTAAAGATTAGACCTAACAAATAAATTTAAATCTGACTGTAGCTCAGTTGGATAGAGCAACGGACTTCTAATCCGTAGGCCGGGGGTTCGAATCCCTCCAGTCAGGCCAATATTATAGATGATAGTGTGCTATAAATATTTTCATATGTACACAGATCATCAAAATAATTTTAATTCTAAGTATCCCATTATCTGTTCCGGGATGACCACTGTGTCCAACGTCAAGTTGGCACTGGCAGTCAAAGAAACAGGATGTTATCCCAGTTTTGTTACATTTAATCATACTGTTCAAACAGGATCTACTTTTATATACGATCCAAAAGTTCTAAGAGAACATCTAACATACTATATAAACAAAGTAGGTGATTCGGATTTTATACTAGGACTTAACACACCTATTTTCACTGATTCCACAGAAACATTTAAAATTATCTTAGAGTTAAAGCCAGCGTACATAGAAATGTTTGACAACTACTTTGTCACAGATCCACGTTTTCCTAGATTATTAAAACAAGTTCAAGAAAATGGAACTAAGGTACTAGGTAAATTCCTTTCATTTGAAACTGTGATCGAACATTTGAATAAAAATTCAAATGTTATGAATTCCTTAGATGGTATCATACTCAAAGGTGATAAAGGTGCAGGTAGAGTTTCTTCGACAACATTTGATCTAGTAGAAGCTATACGTGCTTTACGTTTGTTAAAACCAAATTGGATTATTATAGCACAAGGCGGAATATATGACAGTCAGGGAATAAAAGAACATCTTTCTGCAGGTGCGAATATTGTCAGTCTCGGCACAGTTTTTGCGGTGTCGGAAGAATCAGTTGTGTCGCTGGAAACTAAAAAGAAAATGTTAGAATCATCCTACTCGGAAACTGTAAAAATAGGAACAGCAAACCAAAGTGGTTTTTTGTTTAGTAAAACTGCTCTTGACATAGAAAATAATACATACGGACTAGCAAAAGGTATTCAAAGTCCCAACGAAGGACACGTCTTTGCTGGTGGTGCAATAGATCATATTACTAGTATTAAACCAGTTAAACAGATTGTAGAAGAATTAACTGTGGGCCTCTGATGTAGGCAATTTGTCTTCCATTCTCAGTACATCTACTTTATCTTGTAACAAGAATTTTCTCAGAGTATAATATTCAGTGTGAACAACATCTCGACTATATGTACTTTTAATGGGACAGTTCATAATCCAATCTATTTTTTCCACGCCCATAGATTTTGGGAAATACAATAGCTCATGACCCCAGTATCTTCCCATGATGATGGGTTTGATATAATAATTGTAGTTGAATATAATGCCCGGCTTTTTACCTGATCCGTCAACAAGGTCATTGTGTAAAATATAACGAATACTGTTGATATAACCTCTGAATACAGCATCGTTGATTATACTGAGTAAGAACGCTTCACTGGTTTCGTTACGATCAATGTTTAATACTTTGCCTGACCTATCTAAGCTACGCAATGTTCTTAGTCTAGTATTTTCAAAATTCCAATGGGCCTCCATGATATATCTTTTACCAGATTCTTCATTCATCACAATGTCGGGTCCTTCGATACCGTTCAAGTAATCCATGTCCGCGGGCAACAATGATAAAAACTTTTTATGCATGAAATGATTGGGAAGTATGTGCTGAGAATAGGCTTGGTCTAATACTTCATCTTTTTCTTTGGCAGGATCGATTTCAGCTATCAATGCATTGAAACCATATTTCTTTTCCAAAACTTTTACATTGTTGTATTCATGATCATTGTATCCTGGCATGTATAAAAATGCACAGGTATATGGCAAACCTTGTTCGTGTAGACTGTGTAGTATTACTTGACTGTCCAAGCCACTGCTAAGACCTAACAGTAACTTGTCGCCACTAGAATCGGAAATTGTTTTAACCGCTAGATCAAGCTCTTCGCGCATATTACCAATCTTCCGGCCAGGGCTGGTATATTCGACGTAAAACTTGTTATTTTCAAATCCAGATTTCATTATAGCTCACTAAATATTGTAGCAAAATATTTACCGAGAACAATCAATGATCAACAGAGAGTTAGGATTCTATGTCTGCGATGGCAAAGAATTCACTTCAAAAATTTTAGCATGTCTACATAGTACTCAAGTTAATAAACCAGTTAATTGGATTTTTAATGACAGAGTATTCGATTCTTATAACTGGGCTGTTGAGCCCGAAGAATCATTGGATGAACTATATAATCGACGAGCTCGACAGCTACGAGAACGATATGACTATGTTATGATAAGTTATAGTGGCGGAGCAGACAGTAACAATATTCTAATGAGCTTTGTGCGTCAAGGCCTGCACGTAGATGAAATAGTTGTTAATCATTTTGAAAAAGCCAGTAAACAGTTCATCGATTTAAATCCTGCAAACATGGATGCAAAAAACGCTGGTGCAGAACACTATCTGCAGACTATGCCTAGGTTAAAAGAGATTGCACCGCTGATACCTAAAACAAAAATTACTGTGGCTGACCTAAGTGATCATTTATTTGATTTTATGGAAGGCACTGGAGATGCTAGTTGGGTTCTTACCAAACGCGAAGGTATAAATCCTGCAGGTGCCACACGTTTCAATTATCTGGCTCTAGCAGACGTGAGAAAACAATTCGATAAAGATAAAAAGATATGCATGATAATCGGCATTGAAAAACCCAGGGTAGCCATTGCCGATGGTAAACTATTGATGCGCTTTGTAGATCGTGCCGCTAATCAAAATACAGTAGCTGAGCATTTTAGAGAATATCCAAATGCCATGGCTGAATTCTTTTATTGGAGCCCCGACTGTGTTCCTTTATTGATAAAGCAGGGGCATGTAATTAAAAAATATTTGGCGGCCAATCCTCACATGCAAGAACACTGGTATGCACCCAACATCACACATGAAAAAGTTCGTTTGATTCACGAACGAGTGCTAAGAAGTGTGATATATTCAACATGGGATACCAATTGGTGGCAAGCAGATAAATCTACATCAGACTGGTACAGTGAATTCGATTTATGGTTCAAAGACGGATACTCCCACACAAAGGCTGTTAATATTTGGAGAGAGGGCATTGAATATGTCAATACTACCTTGTCTGATTTTGTCAATGACAGCGGGGATGGTTTAAAACATTTCCATAAGTTTTATGACTTAGGTCCAATACCAGGCCTGTTGCCGCAGTATGCAACTTAAGGCCTTGGCTTATAAGTAGATATATGAAGAATACAATTAAATTTTTACTAGTGATATCACTGGTAATTTTCTCTGTCTGTGCAAAGCCTGCATCGATTATTGAGTATACTGTGCATCATGCTCCTGGCGGTCCCAGTGATAGAATTACTAGACTGATAGTCAAGAATCTCTCAATAGAAGATTATATTGTTATGAATCGTCCGGGTGCGGCCGGCAGACTGGCAATGAAACAAGTACTCAAAGGTGAAAGTGTGCTCATGGCCACTATGCCACAGATTTATGTCACTAACACTTTAAATTATAAAGACTTAGAATACGACACTGAACGAGATTTAGAAATTTTAGGAACAGTGGCTGTACTTCCTAATTTGTTAGCTTGCAGAGCTGGTCTGGGTATCACAACGTTCAACGAGTTTTTAAACACAAAAAAATCTCTAAGTTTTGCAGTCAACGGCTATGGTAGCTCAGAACATATTGCCACTGAAGCATTGTTTGTACGTGCTCAGGGAAAACACATTATCGTTCCTTATCCCAGTGGAGGTAATAAAGGCGCCATGGATGTTCTAGCAGGGCAAGTAGACTGTACATTTGGCAACTATTCAAGTGTCAAACCTTTTATCGGAGACAGCCGTGTTAGTATATTATTTGCCAGCCACGACATGGGAGATAACATACTTACGTGGGACAAATATTTTAAAGAATCTTTTCCTTACCAAAGTTATATTTGCTTAGTGGTAGCCAAATCAATGAGTAAATCAATGAAAGAAAAAATTGTCAGTGATGCAATCAGTGTTTTTAAAAATAAAGAATTTAAAGAAACTGTATTTAATCTAGGACTGATGCCGGTGGGATCCACCGAATCATCGATGACTAATACGGTGCTGAGATCTAATAAATCTTTGATGTCCTTCATTGTAAATAACAAATTAGATATTAGTTAATAGGAGATACAATGACAAACAATGACATCGAAACCATAATTGAAAAAAGTCAACATTGCCAACGTAATTGGGATTTGACTAAGTCTATTCCGCAAGCAGATCTAGATACACTAGTATCAGCAGTTACACAATGTCCCAGTAAACAAAACGTAGCTTACTATAAGTGTCATTTCATAACTAACAGAAATATCATTGAAACTATACATGGGTTAACCAATGGATTTACAGTTAACAGGGAAAAAAATATTGTCGAAACAAACACACAAACATTGGCAAATTTGTTAGTGGTTTTTGAAGATCAAATGGTCACACCAGTTTTACACGAAGGTGTACATCGCAATGATCAAATGGCATGGTTAGAAAAAGACAACGAAAGAGTGCCCGACGCTTTGTACAATGACAGAGAAGTCTCCTTGGGCATTGCATCTGGATACTTGAACCTTACAGCGAACTTGCTAGGCTATTCCACTGGCTACTGCGGTTGTTTCGACGGCCCAAAAGTACAAAAAGTTCTGGGCACTGAAGGCGGAGTGCTATTGTTACTGGGTATTGGATTTCCTGATCCAAACAAACAACGCACACAGCATCAAGTCAATGAAAACTTCAACTACATCACTTTTCCAAAACAAAAAATAGAAGTAAATTTTGTCAAGTAATTTTACCAAAATTAAAGATTTAATTGACATAAAAGATAAATAACTGTATAATACACACTATGATGAACAACAAACTTTTTAATCTTAGCTCACAGCATTCCATATATTGGTCAATGCTTTGCTTTGACCGCGAGATTAATATCAGGGTCCGGGAGGGATGGGATGGTTAAGTAAACAACTTAATACATTTCAAAACTTCAAGGACCCTGGAACTAAAAACTCCAGGGTTTTTGTTTTTATAGTGTGGAGCAACGAGGGCTCACCCCGCACTTAAAACATGGGGAAACGGGCGGCCTGTAGGATAGAGTCTCTTTTGTGAGATGAAAAATTACAGCGTATTAAAGCATATTGACGAATGGATACAATCTGTAGGCATACAGAAGAAACAGAGCGGCTAGTGTGCTTTAATACACACATTCGAAAGAGTGTGTTATGGAGGTGTGGCCGAGTGGCTGAAGGCGGCAGACTGTAAATCTGTTCTGTAAAAAGCGCGGTGGTTCGAATCCATCCGCCTCCACCAATTTTGCTCCGTTCGTCTAACGGTTAGGACGGTGCCCTTTCAAGGCGCAAACGAGGGGTTCGATTCCCCCACGGAGTACCATATTAATTCCCGGATAGTGTAGTGGTAACACAACAGACTTTGACTCTGCTATTGTAAGTTCGATTCTTACTCCGGGTGCCAGTTACGGGACGTTAGCTCAGTTGGTAGAGCAGTGGACTTTTAATCCATTGGTCACTGGTTCGAATCCAGTACGTCCTACCATATACCCGTGTAACTCAGTTGGACTAGAGTACTTGCCTACGAAGCAGGGAGTCGGAGGTTCGAATCCTTCCATGGGTGCCAGTTTTGGGATAGACGATAGTTTTGAGTCCTTGCCAACCTAGCCACAGTAGGGTTAACTGCGGTGACACTATAGTATGGTTGTAGTTTAGTTGACTTGACTATTCGAGACAATCCAGCAAGGCCGGGCCACCCGGATAGTTGGGCTCCCGCCTTATGGTGATATAGCACAGTGGTAGTGCATCCGCTTCATACGCGGCCGGTCGTTGGTTCAAATCCAACTATCACCACCATTTGAACGTTCTAGCTAGGAAAGATTTTCTTTCTTGAGCTCGTATACTTTTAGTTTCTTCTTCTATTAATTCGCTTTGTTGATTGATAGATATCTGATACTCTGTCAATCCATTTTTTTCTACGCATAGTGTTTTTCCTTATTAAATTACTTAATAAGAAAAAGCATATCGTTAATTATACGGAAGTTTATGCTTTGCGTAGATTGCTTAGGTTTTCCAAAGCTTGTGGCATTGATAATCTTCGTCGAGCACTGGTATTACCAGTGATATCCAATAATACAAAACTCAATGCCCATCTCATATCAGTGCCCATGACAACATTATGTGGAACACCAACTTGTATTATACACGGTCCACTAAGTGCTTCTTCATGTTCTAGAACAACATCATTGATACTGAATCCTAGATAAGGACTGTTGATTTGATTGCTTGATGGTGTTAATTTTTTTGCAGGATCAAGTTCTCGGAACCATCTCATAGTGCTTCCGGTTCCTCCCCAGACCCAATTTAATTTAACAAAGTCTCCTCGAAATTCATCGATGTGTATTTGTTCATTTACTGTCATATGAGGATGTTTAATAAACATTTCAGCCCAGCCAATTTTTATATTGCGCTCGGCTAATAATTCTACAAGTTCTGGATTTATGTCGACGAGATTAAATTTAACTACATTACTTGTTTTTCCAAATGGAGGCAAGTAATCTTTATAGTTAAATTTAAATTTAAAAGGTGCTAGATCTAAGTTTAAGTGGAAACAGTACATAAAATTATTTATCTTTTGGTGTCGGTAGCTCAATGGTAGAGCCCTGGATTGTGATTCCAGTTGTTGTGGGTTCGAGTCCCATCCTTCACCCCAGTTTATATTGCCTCAATAGCTCAGTTGGTTAGAGCATTCGCTTGATAAGCGAAAGGTCCCTGGTTCGAGTCCAGGTTGCGGCACCAAATATGCCCCTGTAGTTTAACGGTAAAACGGCGGATTTATATCCCGTAAGCAACAGATAATTGGTTCATGTGGGTTCGATTCCCGCCGGGGGTACCAATTAATGTCTCGCTGGTGTAATGGCAGCATAACGGTCTCCAAAACCGTTGGTCGGGGTTCGAGTCCCTGGCGGGACGCCAAATCAGGAAGTGTGGCCGAGTGGTCTATGGCAACGGTCTTGAAAACCGTCGTTCACGAAAGTGGGCCGTGAGTTCGAATCTCACCGCTTCCGCCAAGTTTTGTAAGTGTCAGCAAGAGAATGTCACGCTATCTAGGTAAGTTCGAACTACCAAAATAGTAAAAGGGGACGGGTTCAACTCCCGGGAGATCGGAAGATCTCCGCAGATTGGTTGCTAACTGGACTAGTATCCCAAGTGACGTACCGAGTCCCAGCCGGCTTTATATACATGGGTGAATGGTTGCTATAACGATGGAGCAACTACTTACAAATTCAATAATGCCAAGATAGCTCAGTAGGTAGAGCAACGGATTGAAAATCCGTGTGTGGTCGGTTCGATTCCGACTCTTGGTACCAATAATTGACATCAAAGTCATAATAGTGTATAATATAATTTTAAAAGGAGGGCAAGATGCCTAGTGTATTTTTAGTTAGCGACACGCATTTCGGACATACCGGCGTCTGCCGCTTCACACGTAACGATGGTGTTACTAAGTTACGCCCATGGGATAGTCCTGAGGAAATGGACGAAGCTATGGTTAAGGCGTGGAACGAACGGGTAAAGCCCACTGATAAGGTCTACCACTTAGGTGACGTTGTTATTAACCGCAAGGCTTTAAGCATCATGAGTCGCTTAAACGGCGACAAGGTCTTAATCCGCGGTAACCACGACATCTTCCGTGATGACGAGTATAGGCAGTACTTTAGAGAATTACGAGCATACCATGTTATGAACGGAATGATCTTAAGCCATATTCCGTTACACTCGGACTCAATGGGTCGCTTTGGTGTTAACATTCACGGACACACTCATGCCAATCGCGTGAAGAAGGCTCGTGGTGTTGACGCACGTACAGGAGAAATCTTATACAGCGACGAACCCGATGTGCGCTATCACTGTGTCTGCGTGGAGCAAACTGACTTTGCACCTATCTTATTTGAAGACGTTATTGCACGTATTGAAGCAGAAGGTGGAAGTGTAGGCTTTCGCAATGGCAACGGACCTACCATGTAAGCCCTTCGGGGCTTACTCTTCTGGTTTCCAATATAAAGAATAATCTTTATACTTTTCTGCACTACGTTCTATTATAGGACAGACAATGTCAGAAACTTTTTTATTCCTAGATGTATTAATTGATATGAAACATGCTATGCGTACCTTGCCTGGTACATTGGTATGTACAGCATGAGCAGACAATGTGTTGTTTAAAAAGAATACCTGATTCCTTTTTGATATATTACAAGTTAAAATTTCTTTTTGTAAATATTTTTCTGTATCCAATGGATAATCATATATAGGTTTAACTTCGTGTTTGATTTTAGTTCTTCTCATTAACAACGTATTGTTTTCTGGATCTTCAAATTCTATATAAAATCTAAGGCCATGCAGATCTGCATCATTATGCCAAAATGCTGTGCCTAATTGTTGTTCTCTTGTAGGTAAAAATATAATAACACCAATATCTGTGATATCAATGCCCCATGCTCGTGGAATCCAGTCTGCTAGCTCAGGCCATTCATTTTTAAAGGTGCCCACCCACCCCATACTGGCCATATAACCCACTGTTAAATCCCATGGATAATTTTCTACCCTGCCTGATGCAGTTCGTCCTTTATTAATTATTATGTCCCTATAGACTGCTGTTTTAGGATAATTGTCTTTGATCCATTGGTGAAATTTTTTAGGATCAACTTCTGGCATAGGTTCCAGTGGATCCACTGGAGTATAAATTACATCTGTTAACATACAAGTATTTAACAGTTAGATCTTATTAATTATGCGACAGCGCAACACGTATGTTAAAATGATCCGGACTAACTTCGTAATCATTGAAAACGCCGTTGGCTCGTGCAGTATTAACCATTTCTAGTATAGGGCCCAGTGGGTATGAATTATTTGGAGCAACATCTATGGTAATGGCTTTCCAAAATATATTATTAACGTAAATTGAAAGAGTTCTAGTCATACACTTATTTAAAGATAACTGGTCATTGATATATACAACATAAGTCGTACGGTCCGTAGCTCAGTGGAAGAGTTCTGGTCTTCGAAACCAGCTGTCGGGAGTTCGAATCTCTCCGGACCGGCCATATAAATATCACCATGCATACACTATTAGATCAATTTTATATCCCCTTAGTAGATATTAATGTTGATGTTGATAAAGTTCGACAAGAGATTTATAACATAGTTAAACCACAGATTGGCATAGACTGCGGTCTAACTTGTCAACTAGAAGATCTTAACAACGACAATTTCAGTTTTACAAAATACAGTGGACAACGTAAATTTAATCCTCATAGTAGACATATACTGGCCACAGGAGAAGATGACAGAGATTTAGTGCATTGGCCCAGATCATTGCAGGGATCTTATATTCAACAGCTGGGAAAGTTATTTTCAGAATACTTAGAAATAGGGCCGCCTAGAGCAAGATCAAGTTTATTATACAAAGATCATGCTAATGTAAATCTTAACTGGCACGTGGATAATCACACTCCCTTTCGTGTACACATTGCTGTGGAAACAACTCCGGAATGTCTTTGGAAATTTAGAAACGACACAGAATCATTGACTGTACATCAACCTATTACCAGTACTCCGGTGCTGATACAAACAGCGATACAGCATGATATCCATGTTCCCAAAGGTCATAGAAGATTACACATCTGGTATCAATTTCACACTGAACCAAAAAAAGAATTAATTGATAATCTAATTGCAAAATATCAGTTGACACAGTCAAACATTTAATGTAAAATAATATCATTGCTCGATTCGTCTATCGGTTAGGACGCTGGCCTTTCACGCCGGAAAGAGGGGTTCGATTCCCCTATCGAGTACCAACAATGCAACGGTGGCAGAGTGGCCCAATGCAAGGGATTGCAAATCCCTAAAACCGTAGGTTCAAATCCTACCCGTTGCTCCAATTATAACAATGAACGCCGCACAGATACTTGCTAAAAATATTAGAATGGGATCAGGTAATCACGGATTAACCGAAGACCAACTCTATGATATATTCAAAGATTCTAACATAGAACAATTGGCTTATAGCCTACGGAAGTGTGCTGAGTTAAGTGGCGTTGAATATTTTGTCACACAACTAAAAACTACTGTAAGGCCAGACTTTAAAAATTTTACAGCTTGGCATCACATAGACGAACCTTGGTCCAGGACCTGGGGCTTTGACAAAGCACATCCAGGTTGTTATATATATGGACTATTTGAAGATACTGTTCCCCCGGGACCTGCAGATTTTTTATCTGAACAGGTTATTTACATTGGTGAAAGTAGAGCAGTAACACGTAATTGTATGTTAGGCAGACGCACAGACTTTAAAGGAACTATTAGAAATAATAGACTTAGTCCCTATGGTTGTGGTACTGCGTTTAAAGAAAACTTTGATGCTAAGTTAATTGATAAATGTTATCAAGCATACTTGCCCATGCATCCTAGTTTGTGCAAGGACATAGAGTTAGAATTATTAAAGAATTTTTATATTAAATACGCTAGAATTCCAGTGTGTAATCCCAGTCTGGATTTAGTTAGAGTTAAGAAGATTAGCGGTGGTAGCTCAGTTGGTTAGAGTATCGGCCTGTCACGCCGAGGGTCGCGGGTTCGAGTCCCGTCCACCGCGCCATATATGAACATAGATGATTTAAAACCAAATCAACAATGTCGAATCATTTCAGTTGATCATGAAAGACTAAAGTCTTTGGGCATTGTGCCCGATAGACTGTTAACAGTATTAAGAAAAAATCGGGGTTGTTTGCATATTCGTGTTGGTTCTACAGAATATGCTATTCGCAGGGATCTAATTAAATTGATAAAAATTATCAAAGAATAATTTATTATTTTTTATGATTGCCGCCGCAGATTGGGCATTCTTCTTGTGTTGAATACATAACGTTATCCTTTTGTTTGACATTTATCATGGACAAACTCTTGTTGTTTGCCAGTCAACATCGTGTCGGTTTCAAAGTTCTTTTTGACATGAAAGTGACTGGCTGTAAACTCTCGTACTGTAGTGGAATAAAAACGCTGTGCATACGGTTGCCCGCCTAACTGCTGGTACATATCTCGAATAGCTTGTTCTACAGTAATCATATAACTACTTATTTAAAAAGGACCGAAAGGTCCTTTTTTTATGACTAAAATTTAACTTCGTAGAATCTTTTACTAGTACCCGTACAAGCAAGATAGTGTTTGATCAAATCCTGCCAGAGCATAAAGCATTGTTTTTCTTTTTGTATTTTACGTACACTTTTGTAGAGCCAATCAATGTTTTCATAGCCCGAGAACTTGGGAAAGTAAATTAGTTCATCGCCCCAGTGCTTGGCATACAGCATGGGTTTGATATAGTATTCATAGCGCAGAACGTCATTGACTTTGAGGTCGTAGAGCTTGAAACCATTGCCATCATAGTAAACCCAACTCTTAAGAAAGTAGTGAAATAATTCGTCATTGATACTGCTGACAAAATATTCACTGCTGTTGCCAAACATTTCTATACGACCTGTGCGATCGGGTATGGCAGACAATGCACGATAGCGAGCTATCTCTGGATCATAATAACTTTGATAAACATAGTGTTGTGCAGTATCTTTTCTAGTTACCAACCATGGATCATGCAGTACTTGTACAATGTCATAGTCTCGGGGTAGCTCTTTGACGAATAGATGTTGTATGCAGTGATTTAAATGTGCGTCCAGTACTGGACTCAGTGCTTCTAATTCTTCTCTGCGAGCATTGGGATCTAGTTCAATGACATGACTTTTAAATCCGTATTTCTTTTCCAATACTTGTAAGTTTTCATATTCATTGTCGTTGAATCCTCCCAAGCGTAAAAAGGCACATTCAACAGGTATGCCCTGACTGAGAAAACTGTGTAATGCTATTTGACTGTCTAGGCCACTGCTGAGGCACAGCATTACTTTATTATTGTTAGAATAAATCTCTCTGGCACGACGATCGCTTTCTTCGCGAAGTGTGCCAGGTTGACGACTACAGCTAACATGTTCTACGTAGAACTTGCCTGTGGTTTCTTCTATGCCAAAGTTCATGATTGAATCTGTTTTTTAGTAAACACGTAACTGCCATTGTCTTCGTAGATAAAGTCAAAGGTATCTTTATAGCGTAGCAATGCAGGCAAACTAGGATGTTTGGTCTTGTTCTTAAAATATTCTAAGTCGCTGGTAACTTGATAGATTTGTTTCTTCATGACCTTTTTATAATCTCCCCAATTACTGCCTTCAAAATAGTGTCCTTCTTTGAGACTCCATTGTTGAAAACTGTCAGTGTTAAAGAAATGTTTTAAGTTTTTAATCAATAAATTTCCAGTGTTTTGATCCCGACAATGGCTGACAATTCTAAAGTTAACTGCTTGCCATTTATAATTGAAGTTCAAATACCAAAGTAGATCATGGCATGTGGTCAATTCAACTGGACTTTTAGCAATAGCACTTTCTAAAAACTTTTGCAGATTATCCTTGTATTCAGGCTTTTTTAAATTGCGTGTCATCCAATCAATGGCCTGGGCATATGGTTTATGAACAACACTGAAGTCGTTGTAAAAATCTACACAACTTTTCATAGTTAAACTACCTACCAAGTTGTCGGCCATTTCGCCTGTGATAATAACTTGATCGGGTTTGGGATTAATTAAAATATGATTGGCCTGCACCACACATTTCATATAACGTGCTTTGATAAACTTTTCATAGAACACTGGATTCTCTTTGATACTGTCCTGATTTAAACCAATGGTCAATCTACCTTCATTGAACAGTTGATCAGCAATGCCCAAGTCAATCATCATGGTCATGATAAACGTGCTGTCAATGCCACCGCTCCACAGTAGATTAACATGTTGATCATGCTCGGTTAATTCTTTTATCCTGGCTATGCTGGTGTCCATGAAGTTAGGTGTTGGATCCGCCGATACCGCGGGCATGGGGAATAAATTGACATAGTCTAGCTTTGCGGGCCAACGATTATCAGTTCTATCCATGACAGAAATTAGTGGATTAACACAGGCATGAAATATGCCTTTTTGTTCTACGGGTAATGCAATCGGATGATAGTAAATTAAATTCATAGTAATATGTTAGTGAAGAATAGGCGTTCCATGAGTGCTCTTGTTTGAGCAAAATCTTCAATGGTTGCCGCAGACATTAAAGAAGCAACAACTTGATTTTTGATGTTGTTTAAATCTTGTAATAATCTCAGTTTGTTTTCGTACTGTATGCTGGCATCTGGATTGGCTTCTCCTTCAACTAGTCCTTTGCTGACGAGATATTCATGTAATTGCACCAAGGTAAAATTAGTCATGCTGAGTCCTAGATTTTCCTGTGCTATTTGTAAGCGATAGTATAACTCCGCACAGAATTTAATTCTAGCTTCGATTAATTTAATTTCTCTCAGCACATCCTGTGGGCAAGTGTTTTCCCTATTAATTTCTACCTGCGTCCAGCTATTGGTTTTTAACTGTGCGGGCAAAGAAAATTCATCTTTAATAGTATAAGTTCTAAGATTATACCAAGGACGATCTGATATCGCCCATATCATAGCATCTTTGTTAGTATGCTCACCAATAATCCAATTATCAGGATTAATTATTAGTGTTCGGAATTGTAGTTGCATCTTCTCTCGCTTTAAATATACGTTGTCTACTTTCTTTGGTTGCTAGTAAAGGTACTAACAATAATGTGGGATCAAATTCGTCAATACGACCACTAACAGTGGTGCCAAAGTCGTAGGCACTGGCCTTGGCATGATGATTGTTGTGCCAAGCTTGACCCCAAACTAACAAGGCCATAACTGATCTATTGTTGCTGTCATCTTTGGTTTCAAAGTTCCTATAACCTTTATTAGGCAAGTGACAGAAATAGTTTACACAGCTTTCTTGATGCAGGCTGTAAACAGCAGGAATAATAAACATGAATAAAAGAACTTGCCAGTCGATTAATCCCACGATTATATAAGTTACAGCAATGATCTTAGTGTAGTGCTGTGCGAACCACATGTGCATGGGATCTCTGATCAAGTCCACACTGAATCTAAAATTATAATAATTTGCCCAGTCATAGAGCCAACCATGATAGCTGTACCAAAAACCTTTTTGCGGAGTATGCGGATCTCTGTCTGTGTCAGCATGTCTATGATGTGCGCCTCTATGTATACTGGCCCAACCCAAAGGACTTCCCTGTAAACACAAACTGGCCAGCCACAGCATAACAGGTTTAAAACCACGGCGCGGTTCTAATGCTCTGTGACTGACAACTCTGTGTAAGGTAATAGCACTACCTATGCCTGCTAATAGTACCCATCCTAGCAGTAAACATACAACATGTTTAATACCAAAATCAAAGTAGAATGGAAATACAAAAATACCTAATAAGGCAGCTAAGTGTGCTGGATACAGCACAAAATATAAAAAATTGTTTAGTTTAATTGGTTCTTGTTCGTTCATAAAAAGTCTATGTCACGTTCGTCGACATCCGAGTCGTCGCCGTCCGAAGTACACAAACTCTTAGCCATGTACATGCTGATATTTATATCGTAAGGAAACAATTTTCCGCGGCTAAAGCTCAAGTGACTCAACCATTTAGGCATGGTATTAGCTGGGATTCTTGCATAGACATAGTGATGGTATTTCTGTCTGGCCTTTTTAAATAGTTTTTGCCAAACCTCAAACTTTTCCAATTTACTCACTGTAAACCATTGATAGAATCCCAGTTTTTCCTGTTCTTCTATGGTGTACTCTAGCAGTGATTTAATACAGTCAATGCTATTTTTACAGTCGTTACTAGTGACAATAAAGCTAAGGATCCAACTGGGGAATTGATCAAATGTTCTCAAACCCAATACAGCCAATAATTTATCATCTTCAAAGTAACCATAACAGCGCATTTTTTCTGCGCCATAGATTGAATCTGGTAAGACAAAGTATTTGAACACAGCAACACCGTTTTCTTCAAATACAAAACTTTTAGTATTGGTCATTACTAATTTTTCTTTGGCCATAGATTCTATAACGGCCAAGTCTTCTGTTACCAATCTTCTTAAATGTATTGCCATTTTCCACCTTCACTTTTTAATGCTTGAACAATTTTAGGATACTCTACGTAGCCTATCCTAGTTTTCCAACCAATGTCTTTTTTAATCTTTTCTTCGCAGGCCGCTGTTACGCCAATGATCTTATCAGTGCTGACAGTTCGTGTAAACAATGGAATATTGTATCCGCCTTCTAGATAGATCTTATGTTTGAGACTTTGTAGACTTAGCTTACCATTTTTAGGATGATTCATCAAGTCGACTATAGTGGGCAGTTCTAAATAGGCCAGCATGGCTTCGGGACTGTGACAATAAAAATTCATCAATACTTTATTTTCGTTGAGTGTGTTGAATCGATCAGTCCATGTAGCTACTTCACTGCGTATAAAACTCCACTGACCATTAGGATTTAGATCGCGGCGCAGATCTACTTTATCTACTAGCAAGCAGTTGATTTTTGTTTTTTCCAAGTAATAAGCAAACAAACTTTGAAAAAAAGTATATGTTTGATATTTTTCTACCACAGGTACTACAGCGTTTTTGATAAAGTCTAGAAAGGACATGTCAACAGGTACGATGGTAGGAGTAATGCCATATCTACGGCAAGCTTCTTTGGCAGGATCTGTGTCAAAGTCATTGAGTCCCCGGGGAAACTCCAGAATCATTACCCGGGGTTTATATCCTGCTTCCATAAAAGTATGCAGACATACGTTACTTTCCCAACCACCGGATAGTGCTATGTGTATATCAGGTACAGTATTGTATATATCACTGGCCGCTAGCATCAATTCTTCTTTGAGTGTCTGTGCCGGCCTCGTGCATCCTTGTACTTCAAAAGTAAGTAGATCCATCATACCGGTTCTAAATACCCTTGAAGGATCATCTTCGTAGTAGCCTTTAATATTTCCCATGTTCATACAGTTATTTAAATAATAAATTCATTAAGTTTATACTTAATCATATTTGCAGTCCAAGTCGACGCGGACTTATTTCTATGGTGTACAGCAACGAATTGTTGGCAACTCACAGGTATCACAGACTGTGGCCCACAGACATTGTACAAATTCGGTTCCAATTCGAATTCCATGCCACAGTTAATCTTAATCAATTTTAAATATTCTTTAAAAGCACGAACATTGCTTTCCCTGCTGATAAAAACGCTGTTAATATTGTTGGCCGCAAGTTCTGCAAACTGTAAGGGCAGGCAGTAAGTGGTATTGAGAAATTTACTACCACCAGTGAATTTGGTAATACCTTGATGTCTATATGCAGGATCTATCCACATCCTACTACTGGCTCTGGCAATGCCCCGACCCCACTTACGTTCGTTGTATTGCAGGCCGCTGAAACAGACTATTCTATCACTGTCAACGACACAGGGAAAACTGATAAACTCTTCAAAGTTTATTGTGGTATAATTTTCTTTTAAGGGATCCTCACTGTCAGCAATCACTGTCAGACAGTCTGCCCACAGGCCCTCCATGGGTGTTTTAATTAAATCAATGACCTTCACTTTTGCCAGCTGTTAAAAACGTTCAAACGATAAAACTCTCTGGGCTTGGTCTGTATTTCACTTTTAAGCGGAGTTCTATCATGTATCATATGTACATTGGTATAGATAACAAAATCTTCTTCGTCCCAGACATTTTCAAATATGTTATCATCCACAATGGTCTTTTCATGCAGAAAACTAACATAGTCTGCGTTCATGGGCACACCCTCGCGACGTGCTCCAAATACCCAACCATGTACTTTCCAGCCATGTGCATAGTGGCTGTATTTTTTGCCGCTGTTACTGAAACTGGTAAACTGTAAATAGGGTTTGCCGTCCACAGGACTAGTATCTACCACAGGCAACCAAGTTAGGTTAGTGCCAGGCTCGTACCAGCTTTGATATAGTAAATCCCACTTAAGAGCTTCTTCTTGTTCTTCGGGAGTCATTGTTAGCCAACCATAGGCACGATCCGCGAAGCGTGTGATACCATAACGATTGTCAGGTATACTAGTAGCATAAAAAGCACGTAAAGGAGCTTTGTGTGTGGGCCACAGTGGGATATCCACGTGCCAACTCATTTCAGCATCACCTATGGCCTTGGCAGTATTACCGTGATTAGTGTAAAACGCAAATACTCTATCAGTACTGCCATCATCATCTATGGGAAAGTTTTGTTCTTTGCCCACAAGGTAATCTTCTTTGGTCCAACAGCCTCCGCCGAACATATTGCACAAGTCCCAGAACTGTTGTTTGGTCATGCCTGACATGCCGCGCACAGCAAAGAATTTATTAGCATAGACCAAGCGTGTCAGTTCTTCTCGGCCCATGCTGACCAGTTCTTCGTAGCTGTCAACATACATACGTATGCCCCAGGATAACTCGCGGCCGCTTTTGGCTATCAAAGGTTCAGTACGCATCTTTGGGCACTCCGGGATTGTCTGGAGCTTCGTCGGGATTTAAATGTTCGTCCTTGCGACGAATAAATGCGCTTCTTAGATCATGGGGCATCAAGTAGCGTCTAAGATCAAAGTCCAAGAGATTAAATGCTACACAGAGAAAGTCTGGTGTGGCCATAAAGGTACTGTTGACTCTATTGTTAATCCTATACAAGTAGCCTGGTTTAAATGCTACACTACTGGGAAATTCTTCGCTTTCAATGACGCAACCACCTTTTAAAGGAGCAATAATTAATTCACCCACCCTGCATAGATAACGTGTGGGCATGACAATCGTACTGGTCACTGTGGGAATATTAACTAATAAACTTTCATATATGACCATTTCCTTAAGAATAGGCAGTTGTAAAGATAAAATATAGCTACTGACCTGTGTTACTTGTCGTTGTAGGTCTGGCGACATTTTAACAAAATTCTGAATTAAATTTTCTTTACCTAATACAGCACGATAATCTTTAACTGGTTCTATATCACTTTCATAGGCCATGATATCTTTTATCATGTAATCGGGCAGTATGCCCACGTTTTCTGCAATATTTTTAAAGTACATATCTCTCTCCGGCAGCATTGGCCAATATAACTGTTAGTATGTCAGGATGTGTGATGAATTTATCGTAAAATTTAGTTTCCATAACATCAAAATAAACTGCTCTTCTAACCTTGTTAGAAGAATTTTTAACACCATGTGTCCATGCTGTGTTTAATCTATATATATTTCCGTATTCAAAGAAATAACAACGTCTTGTATCATTCCAAGACCAGTGCCAATTTAATACATTATTGCCCACGTCATTGATGGGCACAATAATACGTTTGGCAAATCTATGAAAAAACATACGATCAGCATGATCAATCACGGGCTGATGTGGCGGTATATGACTGACACTCCACCCAAACAACTTTTCACCGGGAAAGAAACTCATGACATGATCTACTAGGCCCGAGCCCACGATGTCAGATAATTGATGATTATCCGGATTATAATAACTGTCCAAGCGTAGCCATTCGCCGTGTTTAAAATTATAAGCGCCTGACGCTTCTAAGTCAATGACTCCTGACTCGGCCTGCTCCAATAATTCTCGGGGCACCGGACCTATATGCTTGTAGGGCAAGTCAAAGTTCATGCTTCTACTTCTACCTTTTTGCCCCAGCTGGATTTATTCCAAGCACGTTCGTGTAGATAATATATACAACTGTTGACCACAGTGGTAATGCCCACTAATCCCAGGGCACTGGCTATGGTTCCCATGGTTACATAGCCAATAACGAAATACTGTATAGATAGTATAATTCTCCAAGTAATTACTTTACTTAGGCTTCTTGGAATTCTTTCTTCAAATTTCATTTTGGTTTCACTTTCAATCGTTTTTCAAAGTTATAGTTAACTCCCAGTACTGTTAATGCCGCCATTAAGTCTTGATGATCTTTAAATTTGGCCTTGAGTCTGGGCTCCCATGTGTCAATTAATATGTTAAATCTTTCGGCATTTTCCAAATTCAATGCGCTGTGAACAATGGCATTGTTAACTCTATAGATATTGCCATAGCGTAAAGGATAGATTACCTTTTCATTTTCATACCAACCATAGTTATAATTAACTTCACTGTCCATTAATGGCACCAAATATCTATTGGTAATTCTGTGTAAAAAGCGGCCATCGGTGTGCTCATCCAGGACCTGCAGGGGCTTGAGCATACTAACACTCACAGAGTTTAATGGATCAATGTTATAATTTTCAGTGATATGATTGATCACTGCCAGTATACTAGTGTACAATGGCATGCGATTTTTATCTTCTGGCGGCCGCATAAAGTCCAAGCGTAGCCAGCTTAGTTCTGCGGTTTCTACGTTTCTATCTTTGTAATTAAAGTCAGCATCTGTTAGTGCATGATTAATTTCTTCGTTGACCTTTTCTAATAGACTGTCAGGGACTCGGCCAATAATTTGATATGCCGCGGCAAAATTCATAGTATCTCCACTTGTTTAAAATATTTAGTGATCAACGCCATCGATTACCCATGGCCATCATTAGGCCCAATTGATCAACTACTTTATAAATGCGCTGTGCTACTCTACTAACCAAATAATTTGCCCGGCGAGATTTTAATCTGCTGACATATTCATAAATGATTTTATTATATTTGAATAAACTGGCCTTGACATCTTTATTATATTTGGCACGATGCAGAACAATATCCTGTGGTTGCACAGGTTTGATCAGCCAGTCTGCATAATCTGCATCGGAATATCTGATCTTTCTGTACAAGTCGCTTTGCCCATTATTAATATGTATGCCGTTGTGATCACTGCCTGGTGCTAGTTCATAGCCCACGCACATGCCAAAAAGGGGATAAGTTTTATTGGGTAAATTTAATGTATTTTTAAAACTGGCTAGTTCACAATGTGCTATACTGCCCATGTATAGTGTGCCCATGCCCAGACTTTCAGCACACATAACAAAGGTCTGTGCGGCAATAATACAGTCCTGCATGGCTCTAATAGAATAATAACTTTGATCTAAGTTTTGCACATGCTGTTCAACATCAAATAATATGTCATCTCTACCCGGCACAGGATGCACAGATATAGTAGCAGATATATGCTTGGGCATGAGTTTTAATTCTTCTGGAGAAAGTTCTTTGTTGCCTACAATGCGTATACCCTGTTCATTTTTGTAGTTGTCTGCGATCCAAATTAAAAATACACTACAGTTATCATAGTTTAATCTATTCAAAGGATCTGTGCCGTCTAGAACAGAGCCTGCGGCTTCCCGGAATATTCTTTTTTCTTCGTCAGTGATCAGTGCAATCACACTCCAACTTTGTGCGCCACTGCCATTGGGACTGCATTGCGCGGCAGTGATCAAATAACTGAGCTGTTCCCAGGATATTTTACGCTGTGGATCATAATTACGCAGACTGCGACGGCCCAGCTGTCTTTGAATAAATTCGTTGGTTTCTATATTTTCGGGTTCTTTAACCTCGGGATCTCTATAGCGCAGTAAATAAGGACTAGTGGGCATGTGAATATTTATAGTGAAAATAAACGATTTTTGCTATAAATAATTTCATGACGTCACTGTTTAAAAAATATTATGAAGTACGACAAGATCTCAGTCAATGGGACGTGAATAAAATAACCGAAGTTGTTCGCGACAGAGTATTCCTAGCGGGCATTAGATTTGATCACTGGCGTAGAACAGTTGAACTTAAAAAGTTGGGCACAGAGGATTGGTGTGATGCCAGCCTGCATCATGATTACAACGCTGTCAATCCCAGCAGAATTACCAATGGTGATATTAATTTAACCACTAACCTGTCTAGATTCACTGAATTGGATCAACAGTTGTTTGGCGGCACCGGACGCAGGGGTCGTGTTGTTGACGGTGTGGGCGTTGAAGAACCTGCTATGACCGATGATCAATTAGCCGAGCTGGTGCCTAGATTTAAAGGCACCATAGTGGAAGAACTGCACAATTACATGCAGGATAAATTTCAAGCACCCATACGCATACGCTGTCAGAATAGAACAGTCAATGGTACCAGTCAGGGACTTTACTGGCACAAAGACGATCCCGTGGAAAATAGATTTCATATTCCCCTGTGGACCAACCCCGGGCACGTACTATTATTCAGTGCTAGAAATTTTAAATGGAAAGCAGGCTTTGATCAAGAAGAAGCACAACAGCCCATGGACTTTGTCGGACACTATATTCCCGCGGATGGTCAGGTCTATGAAATATTCACCAAGGACTACATGCACTCAGTGGCGTCAGTGGGCGTGGGTTGGTATCAGCCCAGAGAAGAACAGACACGCTGTCATCTAAGCTTTTGGATAGCCAAGAATTAATCATGGAAAATATATATTATAGAGAATTAACGCTGCCATTTAAAATGTCCCTGCCCGAAGTTAAATTTCCCACTGCACACGGACAAATTAAATTAGACAGAGAATTAATTGACGTTAATTTTATTGATTGGCTGGCCAGTTTAGAATTAAAAATTGGCTTCAGCGAAGTATTTTTAAAAAAACCCACAGACATCGACTATCCCTGGGCTCTGCACTTAGACGGCCGCCAAATTGACAATCATATTAAAATTAACTTTATAGTTAATCCAGGTGCCAGCGTTATGCGTTGGTGGCAGCTTCGACCCGGCTGTTCTGCACAGTTTAAAATGACAGTGATCAACACTCCCTATATGTGGGCTGCCAGGGAAGATGTGGAAATGGTAGCAGAAAGCTCACTGTTAGAGCCTACCATAGTCAATGCTGGACAGTTACACAATGTGGAAAATGTTGACGTGCCTAGACTTTGCTATAGTTTTATGCTGTTAAATAAACACAACCTAAAAGTAAAATTTAATCAAATTGAAGACACGTTCAAAGGATATTTAAAATGACATTTACATATAGAGACATTAATATTTTAAATATAGCTCCTGCCAGCAAGGAAACAATATTAGAAACTTATCCGTTTCCTAAGAATAAAGAAGGTCAACCTTATACATTTTTTGCACACTACAAATATGATCCCGAATATATCAGTGAGCAATTTAAAGAAATGATGCTACGTGGCGGCATGGTAGTCAAGCACAGTGAAGTATTTTTTCGTCCTGGTGTAGGCGAAGACTTTGATGCTTTTATACACGTAGACGGGCATAGAGTTGTACCCTGTATTGCTAAAATTAACTATGTAATAGGTGAGTCGGACAATATCATGCGCTGGTACATGCCCAGGGTTCGAGTTGAAGATCGACATCAGTTAGTGACCAATGCTGGCACAAAGTATCTAGCATTTCCTCCCGAGGACGTCATGGAAATAGATCATTTAGACATGTCCGGACTCTACGTGGTAAACGCAGGAATTCCCCACAGCGTACAAATGAAAAATGGCACACCGGACCGACCCAGAATCTGTCTCAGCATTGTGCCCATGTTGAAAAATTCAAAGTCTGAGCTAGGTGGAGATGATGTTTATCTACGTTTATTATGGGGAGCCCAGGAAATGAATTTAATTCCCCGTAGCTTTTTTGACTTGGAAAAAATACGCATCACAGGCATTGCAGAAATACCTGCTGATGTCAAAGCATCATAGCTTCCACTGTGTCAAAATCAGGATTCTTGCTGAATCTAAAAGTAATTAAACTACGCACACGACTAATACAACTGATTCTATGTGGCTGATTAACACGTACCAGCGTGGGCTGATCTATTATTGTTTTTTCTATTAACTGGGGTTCTCCCTGCCATGCTAGTTCAACGAATTTTCTAGTTCTACCATCCTGACCCACTGTGGCATTGACTTCTGTGGTATACGCACCCGAGTACCATTCCATGTAGCTGTCGTCACAGTTTTGCAGGGGTATATTAATGGCACAGTTGATCAACTGCGGCGGATCTTCATTGTTACAGTCTATGTGCAGAGCCTGTTGAAAATTAGGGGGACGATGAAATAATAAACAATTATATAAAAAGGGCAGAGTGGGATAGGTCATTTTTAAATATTTGCCCATGACATGCTGTGGTTTAATTAAGAAATGTAGCTGTCCAGAATTAACATCAAATGTAGACATTTCCTCAATGGCAGTTATTTGAATTTCCGTGATTAAATCCCGGGGCAGAATTAATTTTTTATACATCATTGTTGTTATTTATAAATTGATAATTTTATTCCAATAGGCCCTGAGGAATTGTTGTTTACGCTGACGAAATTCCTCACTGTTACGCACTAGTAGATCCTGGTGTGTGTTCATTATTTCTTCATTGGTATAGCCCAGTGTGTGCAGGGCCACGTGATTAAATCCCGAATAATTCATGCGCCTGCGCTGAGGATTTAATTGTGCGCTGAATTCTAAAACAGAATTTCTTGTCCACGTGTCATTATACCATTTTCCATGCTCGTCAAATTTAAATCCATATTTGTCAGCGTTACGCTCGAATTCACTGATATAGCTACGCTCGTGTAAGTTATTAGTGACCTGCAGGCCAAAGAAAATAACATTGATCATGTTGTCATTGGCCCAGGTTAAACTTGTAGTTAAATCTTCACGAGTTTCTCCGGGCAGTCCCACAATTAATCCACAATGTGCAGTGATCTTATTCTGCCACGTGTCATGTACCAGTCTGGGCACAAACTCACGAGCATGTCTACCGCTCCAGCCTTTGCCCACAATCTGACTGGCCCGGGGGTGCAGGCTTTCAATGCCAAAGAAAGCTCCACGCAGGCCTGTTTCTGCCAGCTTGTCTGCCATGCCTTCAAACCTATAGACCAAGTCTGCTCTAATATAGGCCGCGTATTCTATGCTAAAAGGCAGGCTTTTAGTAATATCTAAAAATCCATCTATTTTATATTCGCTGTCATTGAAAGTGTCATCTAAGATGATATAACTAGTGGTCTGCCAACGATTATAATTGTTAATTAAATAATTTTTAATGGCATCATTGGGTTTTAAATAATCGAATTTCTTTTTACCCAAGTGCGGATAAGCGCAAAAACTACATTTAAATATACAGCCTCTAGCAGTTTCCATGGGCAGAGCTTCTTTGTTGATAATACAGTCTTCTTCCTGCCACATAAAATCACAGGTCTGTATTTGATATTTTTTATTCCTTGGATCTCTGTATGTTAATTTGCCTGTGGCGGGATTAATTTCACTGACAGGTTCTTGGCCGGCCCGGCACCAATGGTCCAACACTTCTACCAGTGTGTCTTCGCTTTCTCCAATGAACACACAGTCCACGTCTTCTATTCTATAACGCATATAACTACTGTGCGCTCCGCCCAAAACGATTTTAACCTGGGGAAACTGTTGTTTAATTAATTTAACGGCTTGATAAATGTTGGGCGGAATTCCGTTGTCATAGGTATAATAAGTCTGTGTTTCGTCAAACCAAAATGTACTGCTCAGTGCCAAACACAGAGTTTTGTCTGTGGCAAATTTTTTAAATAGCAGTAAAATTTGATCAGCATGCCAGTCTTGACAAAAATCAATGACTTGACTTTGATAATTATTCTTGGCTAATTGATGTTTGAGCAAATACGGACCAAGACTTCTTTGCGGAATTTGTGTGTATATACTGTTTAAAAATATGACGTGCATAATGAATATTTATGAATAATAAATACGACTATGAGCGAATTAAATTATTGTTATCACCACAGCGATTTTAAATTTAGTGCTGAAGCAGTGGAATGGATTAAACAAATTTATTATTATCCTTTTGTCAACAAGTATATTGCCTATGACAAATACGCTACTGTAGACGCAGAACACAAATTCTTTAATAAGAAAATAATATGGCAGGGCAGTCGGGCCCTGGAAGAACTACGTGACTATTTGGCGACCTGGGGCATTGAAAGAAATTATGTGGGCAGTGAACTCTGTGGGCCCGACGTGTTCCTCAGCAATAATGCCAATAAAGCTCAGCCAGGATATCCGCATATTGATGGATATAAATGGGATGAAGTGGACCCTTTACGCAGACTGCCAGTGCTAACACGCTTTAATGTGGTCATTGAATATGATCCTGATGATCCCATGCATTGGTGGGAAAATGTTGTGCCTGGTCATCCCTTGGTGGGCATACAGGATCATGAAAATCTAGGTGTGCGGAATTATCAATACTTGGCCATCAAGGGCAGGGACTATCTAGAAAAATGGCAGTACCTAGGCCAACCTACAACAACAAAACATGGTTTATATAAGAACCACTGTGCCGCATTTTTACGCACAGACTGTGCTCATTGTTTGGACATTGATCGCCCGGGATTTAGACTGGTTGTGGCCTTGGCCCTGGACTGTAGTCTAGAAACTTTATATCAGCGCAGGGGCTTGTTATAGTGTCAACAACAATTTCTTATAGTCAGCCACGTATTTGTCTCTGCGGTCCAGAAATGTCTGATCTGTTAAAAAGCCATTGTGTGTGAGTTGACTGCCGGCAATGGCCCATAGTTCGTCGTCTGTGTAGCCAAAGGCACGTAGCTGAATATGGAACCAACAGCTAATACGTTTAAGTTTTCTATAATAGTTAAGCCGTTCCATGGCAAACTTTTCCGCAGTATGATGTGTCCATAGATCATTGTACCACCAACCTTTGCTGTCAAATTTATAGCCGTATTTGTCAGCGTTACGTTCAAACTCACTGTAAAAGGCCACACCATCCATGCTGCCTGCGGCCAAGCTGGCAGGACTGCTGATACCCAAGCCCAACCAGAATGTCATGATGCCATTGTCATTGACCCATTTAAGTGTGTCCAGCAAACTGTCAGCGTCTTCTCCGGGTAGGCCTGCAATAAAGCCTGTGGTCACATTGACCTTATCCTGCCATATGTCGTGCAGTAAATGCGGTATATATTCTCTGGCATGTCGACCACTCCAGCCCTTGCCCACTGCTTGACTGGCCTGGGGGTGTAGACTTTCAAGTCCAAAGAAACAGCTTTCAAGTCCGGACTCCTGTAGCTTTTCCGCCTGTCCTTTGAATCTATGCACCAAGTCAGCTCTAATATAAGCAACATAGCCTATTTTAAAAGGCAATCGACGAGTCATGTCCAAGAGTGTGTCTATCTTGTGTTCACTGTCATTGAATGTGTCATCCAGCATGATATAGTGTCGTGTACCCCAACGTTCATAGTTGTGCATCATGTGTTCGCGTATGTGTTCTATGGGTTTTAAGTAGTCCATTTTCTTTTTACCCAAGTGCGGATAACTACAAAACTTGCACTTAAAAATACAACCCCTGGCTGTTTCCAAGGGCAGGGGTTCTCCGGGCAGAATTGCGTCGCTGAAACTCCACATAAAGTCGCAGGTACTGACATCATAATCTTTGTTTATACATTGATTGTAGTAGGGCTTGTTCACTGTTGTATTTGTTTTACGTGGAGGTTCTGCTGTGCCTTTGGTCCAGTGATCTAAGAGTTCAATGAACAGGTCTTCGGCTTCACCCACTACCAGTGCGTCAACGTGATCCACCTTGGCACCCACATTGCGTATGCCTGCACCACCTAGCACTAGTTTAATATGGGGATATTCCTGTTTAATTCTACGACTGGCTGTGTCTAAGTTAGGCGGCATGCCGCCATTGTTGTTCCATATCTTACGTTCTATGTCGCGCCAGAATGTAGTACTGAATCCCAAGCATACTGTGTCCTTGGTGATAAAGTGTTTGATAGTAGCGTAGAGTTCGTCGGCTGTGAATTCCTGACAGTGATCGATTACTTGACAGGTATAGCCATTCTTGGCTAACACATGTCTTAGCAAGTAAGGACCAAGACTTCTACTGGGCATCAAGTCATAGATGCCATTGACTAAAATTACATTCATTCTTTGATCAAAGGTTTAAACAATTCTACAGCATCTTCCCAGGATGAAATATTAGTTTCATCTATTCGTAGACTAATACCTGCTCTGGGAGTATAGCCTTCCTTGCCAAATATAGTGCTGTGCGGCACATCTGTGCGTACCAAACTAGGACCGGGTATATAAGCCTGTTCGATTAATCTAGCATTTGGATGTACTCCGGACCTTCCTCTACGTTCATAGTGTATGCCATGCAGTATATGATTTTCCGGAGTCATTGGGCCTGTGGGGTAGACAGCAGGGTATGCAGTCATGTCCCACCATTTCCATAAATTTGTGCCTTCTAATTCCCAGTTAATTCCGCAATGTATACTTTTCCAAGAATTATCTTCTCTATCCCATTTAACATCGCTGTGTATCATTCTTTCTACATCATTGGTCCTAGATTTGCCATTGGAAAAAACAACTAAATGTGTTACTGTAATTCCTGCATGGCCAAGTGTATCTAAAACTTCTGTGGTTAGATGTTTATTGATGTCCAGCAATGAAAAACTGCCGGCAAAGTTTTTATTGCTCATGACCACATTTCTTGGCAATTTAGATTTTAGTGCGGACCAATCTATTATAGGGTTGGCCGGCAAGTTCAGTGATTTATGATAGCTCATGGGGTTTTAATAATTCAACAACGTCCGCCCAGGAATTAAATTTAGATTCGTCAAATCTTACACTGATTCCCAGTCTTTTATAAGTGGGACTGGTATACAAGGTCATATGTGGAATTTCTGTACGCACCGCAGTGGGTCCAGAGATCACAGTTTCATCTAGTTTAACTGCTAGGTCAGGTATACCTAAAAATCCTCGATTTACATAGTGTATACCATTTAGTATTTTATATTTACTGAATTCACCGAGCTGTTCGTCGGGCCAGCATTCTTTTAATTTAGACATGTCCCACCAAGAAAATATATTTTCGCTTTGTTCTATTTCCCAATTAATGCCAAATATTAACTTACGCCACGTGGCGCCGTCGCGATTCATAGCCACGTCAGTGTGTATCATGCGGTCTTCTATTTTACTGTCCTGATCGTTGCGGCCAAACAAGCTGACAAATTTTGGAGTCAATGACCACGTGGCAAAAGTGTCCATGACTTGGTCATTGAGTATTTCCTCAGGTTTGACAATATTATATCCGCCGGTGATTTTTCTTAGACTTTCTCTGGCTGCTCCGAATTTAAATGGATCGGCCGGCAATTTTAATTTCATGTAGTAGCTCACGCTTGTTCCTTGCTTTTGATTATTTAGTACCTAGGCAATAAATAATTGAGGTGCTATAATATACATACATAACTAAAGGAATAAAAATGGAATACTGGGGCTATCATCTAATCATTGACTGTGGCGGTTGCAACGCAGAATTAATGTCGGACTACAAAAATGTAGACGCTTGGATTCGAAATTTGGTCAAGGACATAGATATGAAACCCATTGGCGAACCCAGAATCGAATATACTGCCGGTGAATTTCCAGACAAAGCAGGATTCACTGTGGTACAGGTCATTGTTACTTCCAGCATTGTAGCTCACTTTGTTGATGGCCTGGGCCAAATTTATCTAGACGTTTTTAGTTGCAAGCCCTTTGATTCTGCCACTGTTGAAGCTAGTATGCACAAACACTTTGGCGCAGAAAAGCTACGCAAATATTATCTAACTAGACAGGCAGATTAACGATAGGTTAAAAAGTCCACAACTAAATGACTGCGATCAGTGTCACCATTTATCACAGCATGACTCATTTTATTATTGAAAATAAACACAGCGCCCTGCGGACAGTGGCGCGATTCACGTCCACAGAACATACGTGCGCCTGGGTTAGTTTCCAGTACTAAGTGAACTCTGTGTGTTTCCTCAACTCGAGGATGTTTGTCAATATGAGTTTCAATTCTAGAATTAGGCGGCATAATGTTTATTTCTATGCCCATGGGAAAATGTCGTCGACCGGTAAATTTAGACAAACTTTCGCACATTGATGTAATTGCTGGCCTTAGCTTAAATTTAAGTTCTTCATATATTCTTTCTCGGTCTGGATTCTTGGGTAATTGGGCCCAGCGCCAAAAACTATCCCAAGTTGGCTGTGGAATTATATCTTCATAAAGAATCCTGTCAGGTAATCGTAAAAACGTACTGCCATAAAAATGATTACCACGTGTACCTTGGCCCATGGTTAAAAAATCTAAGTCTAATGTGTGGATATAGTCAATTAACTCCTGAACTTCTTTTTGGTCCAGATCACTGTCTAAGTCCTGAAAACCCACGGGCAACTTTGCATTTTCCATGGAGAATGTTTCTTTAAATTTATTACTATGCATAAATCTATTTATTTGACATTGAATATAAATAAATCGCAGGAAAGATCTCCGAAAGATCTTTTCATATATGAAAATGCGGGCGTAGCTCAGTTGGTAGAGCATTACCTTGCCAAGGTAAATGTCGAGAGTTCGAACCTCTTCGCCCGCTCCAATTATAGTTGGCAATTACTATAAATTGCTGTCTTATCTTATGAAGAAAAACAATAGTACCGTGCGAGCACGATTGTTAAAAAACGATCTAACTGGCGATGTTTGGTACTGTGAAAATTATACTCAGGTTAAAAATATTGACGGTGTAGAGTTTATCACTGTATGCAAACAGCCCGGTGAGCGCACATTTTTAATGGCTAAACACAGCCTCAAGCCCTGGTCCGCGGCCTCCGAATGGAAAAGTTAAATTGATCACAGAACGATCTCAGTTTACCATCAACCGCAGCCGTCAATTGGAAAAATATCCTAGACTGGCAGAGTTGGAAATTTTTGGAGAATATTCTTATGTTCCCTTGGCCGTGCCGGTGTACAACTATCCAGAAATTAATCAATGGTTTGCGAACCATGCTGTGCCAAATAAAAAAATCAAGGCCGATATTGCCAGTCCTGTGATAGGTGTAACAAACTACGACGTAGTAGATGTGTTTCCCACGGGGAATACAAATAAATTTGATCACTGGACCACAAATCCAAAACAAGAGTTTTTAACTCTATTTCCTTTTTTCATGGAACGTGTCATGGAAGAATTTCCTTTTACTGTGGTACCACATATAAAGCTGTGGTCCAGTAATCGGCCAGTTAGGCCGCACAGAGATCAAACTGAATTCACTGATTATCCCAGTAGTTTTAGAATAATGCTGTTTGACAACAATCCCCAGCAGACTCTTTATACAGCGGAAAAATTACCAGACAGCAAAATGAATGACAGATTTTTTATACCTAGACTAGAAGAAACAAATTCTTTTGTTTGGAATAATTTGAGAACAGTACATGGCAGTTTGTACAATCCTGAATTTAGAAAACTAGTTTTAATATTTGATGAATGCGGCATCGACATTAAAAAATATCATGATTTGCTGGAACGTAGTGTATCTAAATACAAACAGCAGGCCTTGATCAGCCAGTATAAAAAATCAGATTACTTAGACATTGTGTAGATACAAGTCTCTGGTATATCTAAGCACACGACTTACCATGGTGAAATTTTCCGCGGCAGCATCCAGTAAATCATCTGCAGGGTCAGTGGCTACGCTGGCATAGCCAAAGGCAATCTTGCCCATGTCTTCAAAGTATTTAGGTGCTGGCCAACGTGGTTGCTTGATCTGCCAAGCGTCAATGAACAGACATTCCTCACCTATGTTTCTCAGTGCTATCTGTCTTTGATACTGTGGTAACTGCTGTGCAGTCATTAGTTTAATTGCCACAGGCTCTGTCCATAGATCTGTGCGTTCAAATGTTCTAGCAACAACATGAACTAGAAATGCTTCCAAGTCTTGATCCAAATAGACTTTGTTAGTACCTTGTGCTAATACTACTAATTCCCAACCGGCTTTGACATATTCTGCCCAGTATCTCATGTAATTATTTATAAATAATCATATGCAATACGATATTAGAAGATATATCATGGTGGTTGAAGGCACTAAGTTGACTCTTAGCCTTAACAAACTGCCCTATAAAAGAACAGACTTGGCACCCGTGATGAGCGAAGCTACCCTAGACTATCACTACGGCACCTTGGCCAAGGCCTATGTAGATCGTTATAACTCAGGCGAAGGTGACGCCAAGTTCAATAAGAATGGTGCAGACTTGCACAATATATTCTTTCCACAGCTACAAGCACCCAAGTCCGGCAATCAACCTACTGGAAATTCCAAGGACTTTATCACTCGTAATTTTAAAAGCTTTGATGAATTTAAAGATCAAGTCAGTGCCAAGGCCATGGCCATACAGGGCAGTGGTTGGATCTTTTTAGATCGCGCAGGTCGTATACAGACCATTGCCAACCACAGCATCACAGGCAACACAGATAGAATTGTACTGTTAATTGATTGGTGGGAACACGCCTGGGCCCTAGACTATCAAGCTGACAAGAAAAAGTATCTAGAAAATATTTGGCGCATCATCAATTGGGATGTGGTCAATCAAAGATTAATTTGAATTTGGCAAGATTAGTCATTGACTAGAGATAAATAAACTGCTACAATAATTCTTTTGTAGACTTCCACTGTAATACTTTTATTTTAAGAAATGATAATTCTGTTTTATTGACAGTAAATCTGTTTCTGTGTATAATACGTTATTGTAGAAAAATTGTTCTTTAAAAATTTGTGTTGGTATTTGCCCCGGTGGCGGAATGGTAGACGCGGTGGTCTTAGAAGCCACTATCGAGAGGTGTAGGAGTTCGAGTCTCCTCTGGGGCACCATATAAAAACTTTCTGTAGTAGCTACAGTGGAACACCGAAACACCGGTCAATGTCGACCATGTACCGGGACCGGCCATGAAGAGCAGGGCTACCGTGGATTCAAGCGCCGCAGAGAGTTTTTATATGGTTTCAAATTTGAAACTACATCGCCTGGATACTTCCTCGAAAGAGCATTAGGTCCTGCAACCGTAGTTTCTCCCTTTTAGTGCGGGATTAGTTTAGTGGTAAAACGAGATCCTTCCAAGTTCAAGTCAGCGGTTCGATTCCGCTATCCCGCTCCAAATTTTGAATAGCAAAAATAAGTAATAATATTGCCCTTATAGCTCAGCTGGTAGAGCAACTGATTTGTAATCAGTAGGTCCCGTGTTCGAATCATGGTGGGGGCACCAAGAAACCCGGTTTACTCTTTTACGTTATAATAAGAGCGTCCCTTGAACGATAGACTAGGGGGTACACTAGGACCTGACCTTACGGTCCCGCTATATGGGATACCGAAAACTGCCTAGGGTGAGGAACGTTAACCTTTACCAAAAGAAGAAATACGTGGACAGAGTAACTGCTCAGTTCAGGGCTCGTGTGGTGCGAGTAGCTGGACAACTAATAACAGGAACATCGATAACATGTATTTTAAAAATTTTGCATTTGCCAAATTGAATGTAGACTTTGGAAATCAGCAAGATACATTCATCGATGAGTACGACCGATATATTGCTCCTATAGGAGTTACTATATGTAATTCGTGTGATGGACTGACTGCAACTAAGAAATTAAATAGTATTTGGCAAATGGCTCCGGATTCAGCCTATGATGAAGTAGATTGTTGGCAACAACCTGGAAACTTTAATACATATAAAACAATTACAAAAAATCGAAGAGCATGGAAGATGGCTTCTTTGGTTGAGTTAGATGCAAAAGGAATTACAGATCCGCTGTTATTGACCATGGGAAAATACGCAGGGCCTAGTTTACGCAATGAAGGTTTTGATTTGACATTTAATGTCAAAGAAGAATTTAAAGATTTGGCCATAGTTAAATGGATAAAAGATACATTGCCTTTTGAAAAAATAATTTGGATGCATTGTGTGCATTTAGATCCTGGTGGAATGGCAACAATTCACAGGGATATGAAGGGACTTTATGATGGAAAGTCCAGTGCAGGTGTCAACAAAGTTTTTTCAAAAGGTTTTATAACACTTAATATTAATATTTCCAACGGAGGAGTTCCGTTGTATTGGGCACTAGACGGCAAAGAATTGGTCAATTATAAATTGGCAGATGATCCCGTTTATATAACCAATGATTATTTTTATCACGGAGTGCCTGTTGTTACAAGTCGTCGTAGACAGATACGTATATCAGGTATACCCGGTGCAGGAATGATTGACTTATTAGATAGAAACAGCGTTATTGAACTTCCCGAGGATTACGAATTTGATCCTAGTATACCCACAGAAGGAATTCATTATTAATATGTTGCATCTTGTACAAAATCTCAGCGATAAGTTTGTCGTTCATTTAAATGAAGATCCGGTACGACCACATATTGCACACATGGATCGTGTGGGTAATAACAAAGATATTTTTGTTCTACGTGATGACGAACATAAAGCAAAAGCGATTACCTGTGTTAGTTATCAGGGTAGTATTCCCAGCAATGAATTAGAATTGTTTGAAGAATCTGAAGAACCCAATATAGCAGTATTCTACACCATATGGAGTTATAAGCCAGGCTCGGGTAGACAGTTAATTTTTGATGCAGTAAAACATATAAAACAAACTCGACCCGGTATAAGTAGATTTATAACACTGAGTCCTAGAACAGATACTGCGAGAAAATTTCATTTGCGTAATGGTGCTGTGGTACATAGAGAAAACACTGAAACAGTGAACTACGAATATGTATTCATTAAAGAATAATATGGTCTTAGACAGAGTTAAAATTGAACCTTGGTTGTTAAGCACCGTGGGCATCACTAGTTTGATAGTCAGTGTATATTGGATTGCAAATAATTTTAATTTTAGTTCCATTGCAATACTGTTGATTACTGTATACGCACTAGGAATTAATCTTACTATTTTTGCACACAGAGCATGGTCGCATAGATCCTGGGTACCTAAGAAATATCTGAATATTCTAGGATTATTTTTATTCACAATTACCATGGTTGGCACCAGCATAGGTTGGGCCGCTGTGCATAGACAACATCATAGACATGCTGACACCGAACGTGATCCGCATAGTCCTTATTTTAAATCTAGGCTGTGGATTCAGTTTTGTACGTATTTTACTCCCATTAAAATACAGTATGCGCCCGATCTAGCCAAGGACCCTACTCATGCATGGTTTGCAAGATATAGTTGGGTAATAAATGCAGTATGGTTATTGTCGCTTTATTTTATTAGTCCAGAATTGTTGTTATTTTGGATTGCTGTGTTGGGATTGACCATCAACAAGATGCATAGCATTAACGCATGGGGTCATAACACTCCTGCATGGTTATTACCTGTTGGAGGTAATAATAAAGGTAGTAACAGCCTAGTACTGGTTATGCTGAATATTAATAACGGAGATGCTTGGCATCGAAATCATCATGATGATCCTGCGAATTATCGCTATGGAAGAAAATGGTATGAACTCGATCCAGCGGCAAGAACAATAGAATTATTGGTTAAGTTAAATTTAGCCAAGTTTAAAAATTAATGGGGGTGTAGCTCAATTGGGAGAGCGACTGGTTTGCAACCAGTAGGTCGCGGGTTCGATCCCTGTCACCTCCACCATTTACTATAAGGAGCATATATGTCAAAGCAAGAAGATACTTTAAACAAGGCATATGGCAATATGCCCCGAGAAATAGGTTTTTGGTTTGATGCAGATTGGATCAAAACTCCACGTGGAGTTAGGTACTACTGGATCAAGATAAAAAGGTATTTTACAAGATAATAGGAAGTTTAGCTCAGATGGTAGAGCGTCTGCCTTACACGCAGAATGTCGGCGGTTCGATCCCGTCAACTTCCACCAAATTATTCCCTGATAGCTCAGTTGGTAGAGTAACGGACTGTTAATCCGCTGGTCGCTGGTTCGAACCCAGCTCGGGGAGCCATATTTTAAAAGGAGTCGATATGATTATCAGTGACAAAGCAGGTTATAAGTTGTACTGCGAAGTTCGTAAATTAAACGTTGCCCCATATGACAACCATGTTCGAATTTTTACAACTTATGCATGGGCCCGTAATCCAGATGCAGAGCAGAACAAACTAGAATTAGTTATGTCTGACGCAGAGTTAGCGGCACTCAAACAAGCATTGACTGCTGTTTAAACCGGCCATAGTATGGCCTGCTCTTTGTATTTTTCAGCACTACGTTTGATTAAATCTTCGGTGAGTTGATTAATTCTATTTGGCATGACTCTATTTAACTTGTCGCCAAACAACAATGTGAATCTTCTGCGCTCAGGTGCTTTGGTCACTGTGGCATGCAATGCTCTAATATTGTTCAGGAAGAAACATTGATTTTTACTGACAATGTTGCAGGTTAAATCTTCTTCTTGAAATCCATTTAACGGCCTAGTAATATCATACTGCCATGGCAAGGGCCATCTATCTCTGGTCACAGATCTACGCATTATTAATGTATTGTTCACTGGATCTTCGTGTTCAATGTACATACGCAGACCCGATGTATCATCATCTCTATGCCAGTATATTCCAGTATGTGATTTTTTAACAGGCAGTAATAATACTGTGCCAAATTCATGCACTGGTATTCCAAAAGCTGAGTTAATATACTCTACTAGTTCGGGGAACTCTTTATCAAATCCGCCTAACCATCCCACGTTGCTGTTATTTTTATTATAATATAACATAGATAGATCCCAGGGATATTGATTTTGATCTCCTTGAAAAAAAGATTTTTTCATAAACCAAGTGCGAGCATTGGACTGAAGTTCGGCCGCGCTTGCTGATTTGTTCTTGTCAAAATTATTGACTCGATCTTGTTGCCAAAGATCCAGTTTGTCCACATCTATTTTAGGCATTGGCGGACAGTCCAGGGGTGTGTATAGTATATCAAATAAGTCTTGCATCAAAATATTTATAGTGTGTTGTCAACGACAGACTAAGTTCATGCGTTATATATTATATACCTGGAGATTAGTATGTCGCGTCTTATACTTGCAGAAATTAGATCCTATTTAGAACTTAGGCTTAGTGCATTTGAAATAGCACAGAGATTATGTATCAATGTCAATGATGTAAAATTGGCAATAGATAATTTAAAAAAGTTAAAAACTGCTTGACTGCCTGCAGGATCTATTGTATAATCTATGAATAAGTAATTATACAATTTTGAGGAATTACTATGAGTGATGGCGGCAAAGGTAGCTCACCTCGTCCATTTAGCATTGGTGCAGAAACTTATGCATCCAATTGGGACAGAATTTTTAATAAAAATAAGGAACAGGCTATGCAGGTAAGAGTAAAAGAAAACGCAGAAGAATTTGGCAAGTGTGGTTGCGGCCGTAGCCCAACAGGCAAGTGTATCGGCTGGCACGGACTCAGCGAAGAAATGTATCAGCATCGAAAAATGTTGTGGATGGAAGATGAGTTCCGTCGGGACGCTGAAGAATCAAATAAAACAGAATAACATGCAGACGTTGACAATTAATAATGTTAACATTGACATTCATGATGGACCGATCGGTGTTAGTGTCAGCGGAGGAGCCGACAGTTCAATATTGCTGTATATTTTAATGAAATATGCAAAAGGTGCTGTGCATGTTTATACATGTGCCAATAAAGCAAAAAGTAGAACAGCACCGCATTATGCATTAAAAGTAATTGGCAAATGTATAGATATGTTAAATAGAAATAATGTCTATCATCATGTTGTGTTTGTCGATGAACAAACAGAAAGTAATATGTTAACGCATGGTATTGCAGATCTTAACTCGGGAAAAATAAATTATTTGTACACAGGGGTAACAGCAAATCCTCCGGTAGAAGTAACAGATAAATTTACAGATAATAGTCGTACTCGATCAGAACGCAATCCCTATGATATTAAACCATTTTACACAGGGAATAACAATAGGAATTATAGACCTTTTATAAACGTTGATAAAAAAGTAATTTCGGGTATATATAAGGAATTGAATGTATTAGACGATATATTTCCCTTGACAAGGTCCTGCGAAGATCTTATACTAACTAGTGGCCACTGCGGTCACTGTTGGTGGTGTGAAGAACGTCAATGGGGATTTAGCAGACTAGAATAATTTTTTCCACCGAGATTGAATCACAGTTAGAGTCGAGAATTTAACCGGTAGCCTAACCGTTCTAATAAGGCAAGATTTTATTCGGAGTGTGGCGCAGTCTGGTAGCGCACCTGGTTTGGGACCAGGGGGTCCAAGGTTCGAATCCTTGTACTCCGACCAATTTACCAACACAGATTTATAGTTTTGGTAGTAGCGAAAGCGAACTACCCGGAGAAAAGAAAGAGATGAGAACTGACACTCGTTATCGCTACATGCGATTACGAACATAACTCCAATGGCAGGCGCCTTGAAAACGCCCCGCACTTGTGTGAACTGGTCCGAACTTTATCGACTTTGTGATTTGCTAACCAGACATATACAAGTCTCTGTGCTTTGTGCATTGTGACTTGTTGGAAATTAAGAAATTAATTTCACTGTTTTTTGTCCAGTTGGTTACTTGCTTTCTTGACTCTGTTTTAATTTTGTTGTATAATATTGTTAACTTAAAGGAAATAAAATGACATGTAGAGGATATGATCCCAAGGCCGTTAAAATCGGTAGTTTGGTAAAAATGGCGGCATCAACTATCAGTGATCCGCACAAGCGTGGTGCTTTTATGCGTAGCTATGTGGCTATTGCAGAAGCTGAAAGTCGTCAGCGCACCGGTCGAAATAACAAAGACAAAAAGTAAGGAATAAAAATGAACATTAGTTTACGTAAAGCTTCTGTACTGCAAAATAGCATCAATGACGCGATCAAGTCTATTAATTTGGTCACTGAAGTCAGTCTCAATGAATTTCAAACTGTTGAACCAGAACTAGCCAAAGCAGTTATGAAATTCAAAGAAGATCTTGCACGTAAAGACACTTTGGTGTCTGCGGTCTATGAAATTCGCAAAGCCACTAGTGCGGCCAATAATCAAGTGGGTGTTGACATGCGCTTGGCAGACATTGCACACTTGGATAAACAAATCCAAAGTTATACCGCATTCATGGCCAAGGCAGTTCGAGAAGATCCCACACACATCGAAGGTAAATTGGCAAAAATTAGAAATCGTAAAGAAGACAGTCGCAGTATCTACGGCTTCGAAAACACAGTTTCTACCAGTATCTTCCAAGAAGAAGATATCAAAGGTTTTAAAATCTTGGTCAGTTTAGTAAAAAAATCTAAACAAAAATTGCAAGACGAATTGCTTGAGTTAAATGTACGCACAGAGATTGCACTCAGCGATCGTACTGTACAAATATTAACGCAAGAAGGCTTACTATAAATAGCATACCGCGGGTTACGTCAGTGGTCAGACTGTCAGGCTCATAACCTGGAGGACGGAGGTTCGAATCCTTCACCCGCAACCAATTATATAGGACAGCAATGATACGTTTATTAAACCCTGATGACGAAAACGACATTGTACTTTTTAGGCAATGTCTCGATCAAATATTATTTGAAAAATCAAAGTCATATTCCACCGAAGGATTGAGTTTGACCTTTGATTGGTACATTAAATGGTGGACCAGCAGAGAATCCGATCCGCATAAAAATTTTTTTATTTCGGCGGAAATCGACAATGATAAAATCGTTAGGTTCGTTGTAACCAGTAGTTTGAATAAATTATGGAGCAAACCTGTTAGAGTTGTTCCATATTTTTGTTTATTGTTTGTGTACACCGCTCCGGGGTATACTCCAGCAAGCAATAATATCTGGGAAAATGACATGGGCTATTTGGCATTTGATCCATTTATCAACCAAGGTATCTATTATTTCTTTTCAATAACACAGGGCCCACGTACCAAGGAAGGTATTAAGATTTGGCAAGAACAAATATATAAAAAAGTCAAACGCATTAACTTTTATATTGATCGCTATATCGATACTCAGGAAAAATTGGATCAGCTCAAAGAAGACTACAAAGGATTCTATGTAGTATTGCCAAGTAAACTTCAAAGTCCCTTGCTGTTGCAGACAGGGGTTATTAAACCAGAATTTCGACCCATAATATAGACTAATATGCTGTCAAACAGTCCACAAAGAAATACTTTTCAAAAAGAAAACTTCCTAAAACGACGAGCCGAAGATGGCCGGACTCCGGAAAATGACGAGGACACCAAGGCCATGGCCGAATATTACGATAGTTGGGATATTGATAAACAACAACGGGAAGCCGATCCCGCTTGGCAAGAAAATAACATGGAGTATGATCTACGCAGTACTCCGTGGATATTGGAAAAAGTTCGCGACAACGACGTCTATGCACAAAACCTTTACGCGGCCATTTGCAATAATACTTTTCAAAAAAATGAATTCATACCCAGATTGGCTGGCCAGACTTGGAGTGCCAGCTGGCGCTATGCCGGTGGCATCATTGCTGACATGCAGGAAAAGGGCGACTACATTGATTGGTACTGTAGTGGTATAAAAAATAATGACGAATTGTCTCCTGAAGAATTTAATGCACTAACAGAAGAACAGCAAGTTAGATATAAAGAAGCACAGGCATTTGTTTCGGAAATGGTGGTCACGGATGAGATCCGAGCAGACCTTAAAAAATTAGGCTGGTATGTACTAGAAGATTACCAAGATGCTTACTAGGTAAATATTATAATGATAATAAACGAATGCTTTTACGAACTTAAGACTCCGTGCAGTATATATGATCAAATTGCAGGGTGTATTGACATGCCTGATGCTAAATGGTTTAATCAATACAGTTTCGACATACTGGTATTACCAGAAATGTTGATACGCAGTGATCCAGTCATGGCGGCGCTGTATAACGAATTTGATATAAAATCCACGTCGCCTGTTTTTCTTAAAATGGGATCTAATCTGCACTATAAATTTCACAAAGATACTGTGAGAACCTGTGCTATTAATATGTTAATGACAGGCTGGGACAGTCATTCGTTTTGGGGACGACCATATGAAACAGGCGAAGACCTGCATCATATCAAAGAGTTAAAATATAAACCACGACATTATTATCTAATTGACACAAAAACTGAACATGCAGTTTTGAACTTCAATGAACCGCGTGTTGTTTTTACTCTGGGTTTCAATCCTCCATATACCTTTGACATAGTCAAAGAGTTTATCATGGATAACAATTTGTAATATGAGCGATGATCTTCATTATAAAATTTCCATACCCGAATGGCAAGCGTGGCCTTTTATCCCAGATCTAACACCCGAACTAACACTCAAGACTGACGGACAATTACTATATTACAAAGACGAAACTATTCTTAGACCAGAATTAGTTAAATCATATAAAGGCATGGGCCTCAAATTGAGAGAGGTACAAATTTTTGTTATCCCTCCTGCACCTTATTATATGACTATACATGTTGATGGTTCATATGATTTAGGCGACCGTGCCGCAATAAATTGGATACGCTGTGATAGTCCATGGACAATGAATTGGTATAAAGAAAAATCTTTACCTAGTTGGGACGGGCCGGCACGTACAGGAACAAACTCATACGTGGGATTTGATTTAAAAGACTGTGATTTAATAGAAAGCTATGCATGGTCCGACGGACCTTGTTTAGTAAAAACAACAGTACCACATAATGTTACCATTAATGGAAATAGCCATAGGATATGTGCTAGTATAAGGTTTCAGGGAAATGATTTTTCCAATTACCTCTCGTTGTTTAAAAGGAATTAACAATGATTACAATTACCGATGCAACTGCAAAACAAGTAAAATATTTACTTGAAGAAGAAGAACCTAACACAGGCCTGAGAATATTTGTTCAAGGCGGAGGCTGTAGTGGAATGAGTTATGGGTTTACTTTTGAAACTAGTCAAGAAGATGACGATTTTGTCATCGAACAAGAGGGAGTAAAATTTTTAGTAGATTCGATGAGTATGCAATATTTAACCGGTGCCGAAATTGATTTTGTAGTAGATTTTGCCGGTGCAAATTTTGTAATCAAAAATCCCAATGCTCAGACTAGTTGCGGTTGCGGTAGTTCATTCAGTGTATGATGGTTAGTAAAATTACCGAAGCAGTGATCTACGAAAGTCCAGATGGCGGCGAAACTATCTATGTCAGGGAAGCCGGTAGTAATCAACGCCAACTTCACAGCCAAAGTCCCAGAGCCTTTGATCTTCATGAACAGATAAAGGAAGATCAACTTTGGGGACAAATTCGCAGGGCCGCCAAAACCAATCCCACACTAAAACAGGCCTTAGACGAAGCTGTTTTGATATATCAACTATCAAAATAACTTGACAATTAATTAGATTTATATTATAATATTAGCATAATTACTGGAGTAATCTATGAGTATGCACTTACATCATCCTGCACTTAGCTATAACGGCAAGAAAAAAGGCAAGGTCAAATTCCGCAATGCCGACGAAGCCCGCAAAGCTAGAGAATTAGACGAGTCTTGGAAGGCCCTGCAAAAGCAATGGGGTGTAGATGCCGAAGATAAGAAACGTCGCCGTGCTATGTCGGCTGAACCGCTGACTTATAAATTAGAAGTACCTGCGGGAAGATCGACCAGTCATATCCCTTCGCGCAACACCGGCGAAGTTGGTGTAGCAACTTATAAACCCAATCCCGTGTACACAGGTACCAAGGTCAAAGGTATCGGTACCATGCATAAATCAAATGCTGTGCCTATTTTTACCGACGACGAAGCCAAGGAAATTTCAAGTATGCGTCGATAAATATTCGACCATGCAACCAAACTCTAAATGGCTACTACATTGTACACAATGCTATTCTTCCTTTGATCAACATCGAATGGAACCTGATGTTATCTGTCAAAGATGTGGCGGCCGTGTTGAAATTACAGAACAAATAATTTATAACGAAAAAATAGAAGGTAATATTAATAATGACATACGTAGTCACTGAATCGTGTATTAAATGTAAGTATACAGACTGTGTGTCTGTATGTCCTGTGGATTGTTTTAAAGAAGGTCCAAACTTTCTTGTAATCGATCCAGACGAATGTATTGACTGTGGTGTATGTGTGCCGGAGTGTCCAGTAGATGCTATTGTTGCTGACACTGACATAGATATCAGTCAACATCCTTATATTGCAATCAATGCAGAGCTTAGTAAAATTTGGCCAACTATAATAAAAAAGAAACCCGAGCTACCCACAGCCGAGGAATTCAAAGACATCAAAAATAAATTAAATCTACTTGAAAGGTAATCAAAATGGAATATGTAACTTATCGCTCCGCAGGAGAAATTAATCAAGCCATGGGTCGTGTCTATGGCTACATGGGTCTGGCCACACTGGTAAGTATGTTGGTTAGTTATTTTGTTGGAACTACGCCAGAACTTGTCAAGTTTTTCTTTACAGGTGCAATGCATTGGGTAGTGATGCTGGCACCGCTTGCGGCCGTGTTCGGTATTACTATTGCACTCAACGCTAATCCGCCAAAAGAAACTGCGGTACTATTGCTGGCAGGTTTTGCGGCTATTATGGGCTTGAGCTTTGCTGTAATCTTTGCTGTGTATACAATGAGCAGTATCTTTAGTGCGTTCATGGGTGCTAGTGTTCTATTTGGTACAATGAGTTTTTACGGATACTTTACCAAGAAAGATTTGGACAGTCTAGGCAAGTTCATGTTTGTTGGACTAATTGCTATTATCATCGCCAGCATTATCAATATCTTTATTGGTAGCTCAGTTATGCAAATGGTTATCTCAGCACTGGCCATTGTGATCTTCATGGGCTTGACTGCCTATGACACACAACAGATCCGTGAGATGGTCAGTACTGACTCCAGTCCGGCTGCAGAAGTGTGTGGTGCGCTGACATTGTACTTGGACTTTATCAATATCTTCTTAAGCTTGCTACAGTTATTTGGCGACAAGAAAGATTAAATATATCCTATAGGAGATAATATATGGATATCGACAATCTTCCCAAAATCGGCGAAAGCTTAGATTTGGGTGTAGTATATAGGATCAACTCGGATGGTGTTGCTGTCAGTCTTAAATTAAAAGATATCACAGATAATAGTCGAGTTGTATTTTTTGGAGGACCGGCACCGTTTAGTAGACTGGACACCGAACAGGCTATCATGTATGCTAACATGACTAAAGAAATGCTGGAGTATGTTGATCATGTTTATGCAATTTATGCCCAAGACTTTTTTGTTTGTAAAGAATTTGAAAAGAAAATCTTAGCAACAACAAACACCAATGATTTGATTATTTTGGCAGACGGAGATGGTTTCTTTATAAGAAATGCACGTCTAGACTATGACTTCACTTATCAAGGTCTAGGAGTGCGTAGTCAAAGATGGTCCGCTGTTGTAAATAATGGCGTCATAGAATACTTTGCGTTAGATGATTTTTCCGAAATCAACGTGACTAAACCAGAAGACGTTCTAGACTATCTCAAAGGTTAAAATGAACACCGAAACTAGAAAAAAAGTAACAATAGATCGATTACTTGCTAAGAAGAAAAATAAACAGCCGATAACTCAACTGGCTGTTTATGACTACGAAAATGCTATCATTGCAGATCGTTTGGGCATAGATATTCTCTGTGTCAGTGATACTGGCGGTATGGTATTATTTGGACACGAAAGCACAACAACTGTGACCTTCGAAGAAGTCATGTTCATGGCGCAGGCTGTCAAGCGTGGCAGTCAATATGGCCTACGCATGGTAGACATGCCTTACATGAGTTATCACTACAGCGAAGCACAGGCTATTGAAAATGCCGCTATGTACGTTGCTCGTGGCGGCGCAGAAGTAATGAAGTGTGAAGGCAATCAGTATCACGCTAAAAATATACAGGCAATTATACGTGCTGGTATTCCAGTGCAAGGACATATTGGAATTTGTCCAATGCGTAATGCACAACAAAGTGGTTTTAAAGCTCAGGGAAAAACCGCAGTTGATGCAATGTCATTGCTAGATGATGCGTTGGCTTTTTATGAAGCAGGCTGTTTTAGTATCATGGCAGAAGTTGTTACATCCGAAGTTGTCGAGTACCTACAAGAAAAACTACCTATCCCTATTATTAGTTTGGGATCGGGTAACCGAGGCGACGGTGTGCATATTATTGGAGCAGACTTATTTAAGATGTATGAAAAACATACACCTCGTCACAGCAAAGTCTACGTAGACTTAGTACCTATTATAGAAAAGGGTTATGAGCAATATATAGATGATGTTGTTAATCGTGCTTACCCTGGTACAGAACATACTGTTTTTATGAAACCCGACGAGTTCGAGCAGTTTCAAATTTTAGCAGAACAAAAATTAACTAGGAAATAAAATGAGCAAATTACCTCAAAGAATATTCTGTACCGGAGGTATAGGCAGTCGCTGGAGTTACATTATTCAAATGTTAGAAACTATGCCAGGTGCTAACATCAGTGACCGTAAAGAAGAAAGAGAATGGCATAATACTCATTTGGAAAGTATTGATGCAGAACGTAATCCGGATAAAATTAAATTTACTGGACACACAGGTACTTACTTTGGTCGGGGCATGGAATATCCAGCAGAATTAGATCAAACCAACGTAGATGCACCATGGCCAGTAAAAGAAGGCACACAGTTTATTAAAAGTCATGAGTGGGCCTATCACTTAGATGCTATTAAGGCTCAATATCCAGATGCATGGATCATGATGATCTATCGTCCGGACTTAGACAGCTTTGCTTGGTGGCATCAAGTTGGCGGCTTTAGCATCGAGTATCCTCGCTATGACGCCTTTGAAGATCATACAACAATCTTCACTGAAGTAATTCAACAAAACAAAAAGCTATTGCAGTTCAGTACCAAATATGATTGCACATGGAACCATTTTACCAATCATTGGGTAAAAGAAAATTTTGGTGTAGACTGCGATCCTATAACTACACCGGTTGGCATACTTGTTACTTTGGTTAAGTAAGTATTGACAACGTCAAGGCTTTATAGTACAATCTTGCTATGAAGCCTAAATTCCAAAAACTATATAACAATATTGCCCACGAAGTAGCTAAAATGAGTCATGCTCGTAGACTACAAGTGGGCGCAGTCATTGTCAAAGACGACAGAGTTATCAGCATGGGCTACAATGGCATGCCTGCAGGCTGGGAAAATAACTGTGAAGATAAAGTCTGGGATAAAGGTGCCGGAGGCTGGTTAGATCCCGACGAATTTGATACACAGTATCCTTTTGAAGGTTGGCATGAAACAGCACAGCGAAATGTTCGTTACGGGTTAAAAACTAAACCAGAAGTATTACATGCAGAATCAAATGCTATTGCAAAATTGGCGAAGTCTAATGACAGTGGTCTTGGCGCTGATTTATTTGTTACTCACGCTCCTTGTATGGAATGCAGTAAACTTATTTTTCAGTCAGGTATTAGCCGTGTATTTTATAGTGAAGACTATAGAGATGATAGTGGTATCAAATTCCTTAAAAAAAGTGGAGTAGAGGTAATCAAACATGACGAATAAATCGTGGATATTGAATGTAGAAGAAGACCCTGCAACCGGAGACTGTATTTTGACATTTCCCCCAGATATGCTCGAAGAAGCAGGTTGGCAAGAGGGCGATGTATTAGAATGGACTGATAACAAAGACGGCACTTGGTCACTGAAAAAGAAAGACAGCAATGGCCAATGATATCATGTTGGACATCGAAACATTGGCAACTACGCCTAACAGCGTGGTAATTACCATTGGTGCTATTCGTTTCGACCCGTTTGGTGATGACAGGGAAAGTTACGAAGGCGATAAGATCCTCATGGATACATTTTATCGTAGAATTGACCCTGCTAGTTTTACATGGCCCGAAGCACATATAGATGATAACACTTTGGCTTGGTGGGGACAACAAAAACCCGAAGTTCAATTTGAAGCATTTACAGATGATGACAGACACCCTATTCAACAGGTAATGCTAGACTTTCATAGATGGTGTAAAAGTTTTGATAACATGTGGGCCAACGGTCCTGCATTTGATATTGTTATTCTTGAACAAGTGTGCAAACATTTGGGCAGAGGATTTCCTTGGAAGTATTGGCAAGTTCGAGACGCTAGAACAGTATATGGCTTGATCGAACATGAACGTCCTAATCCTAGACTGCATCATGCCGCTTGGGACTGCTGGAGTCAGATTGTGGCACTACAAAGTTGTTTCAGGAATCTAAATATGACAAAATACCCTGAAAGAAAATAATGGAATCGGGCACTGGATCTTTACATTGGTTACACGGACTAGAAGAATACTTTGGTTTTATGCAAGAAGACCAAGCCAGGAATTATATACTTTTTGTGCTTAAACTTCTCTATGCAAATAATCCAACAATTAAATCAGAATCTGATGGAAGTGCGGAAGAGTTTATCGGTACTGTTAGAAAATTTGCACCAAACAAACACCTTGATATCTTTCACAAATATTTTAGATATCAAGGAGATGGTGCAGTATTGTGTGATGCATATAGCCGAGGTCAAGTACAAAGTAAAATTTGGTTATCAACAGAACTTAGTAAAATTAATCTTGATAAACCAAACGTATTGATATTGGCCGGCTGGTTCGGACAGTTAGTGGATTATTTTAAATTTGATTATAATAAAATTAGAATAGTCGACATGGATAGAACTGCATGTACCTTTTCAGATAATATTTTTAATTTAGACAAACTCACAGACTTTAAGGTCAAAAGTGTCTGCACTGACTTAAACGATATTATCTTACAAAAAACAGGATATGTCTTGCCCGTGGAAGATTTTAAAAAGGAAAAAGTTTTTGAAGAAAAATTCCTTCCCAACTTGATCATTAACACCAGTGCAGAACACATGGATGATAGCTGGTACAATCAAATACGTTTCAAAGAACTTGAATCCGATCCCATCGTAGTTATACAAAGTAATAATTTATTTGACATCGATGAACATATTAATTGTGTACACACAGTTGATCATATGAAGAAGAAATTCCCAATGAAAGAAGTTTTATATGAAGGTGAACTTCAATTAAAAGGATACAAAAGGTTTATGCTTATCGGTAGACCTTAACTTGACAGACACACAGAGATAAGTATATAATCGCAAGATAGAGGACTTTTACGACGCTCATCCCTCTTTAAATACTCTGCGTGTCATTGCTAATCTAAAGGAGATAACAATGGCAAATTTTCAACCAGTATACTACAAGTATACATCAACAAAAGAATATCACGATGCATTTCCCTGCGCCTACAGGCAATGGCGGGCTGATAGTCACTGTAATCTAATACATGGTTACAGTTTTTCAATGAAGTTTTATTTCGGTACCAATAACTTGGACGTTCGTAACTGGGCGGCTGATTATGGAGGCCTAAAAGAACTTAAAAAGATCTTAGAAGATCAATTCGATCACACTTTAATTGTGGCACAAGATGATCCAGAGATGGAGACATACAAACTGTTACAAGAAAAGAAAATGGCTAAGATTGTCGTACTACCTAAACTAGGCTGTGAAGGTCTCAGCGACATGTTGTATAAATATGTTAATGGCGTATATATTCCCGAAATGTGGGGCCCAGGCGAAGCAGAACGTTTATGGTGCTACAGGGTTGAAGTACGTGAAACTCAAAGCAACATGGCCTTCAGAGAAGGGCATCGTGAGTGGAATGAAGATCTTCTCAGTTAATGTTTACTATCAAACAACAACAAATATTTAAATTTTTAATTTTATGTTTGTTGTCCTTCATCGGCCTTTTTGTATATTTCGACAATGGTGGAACCGTACTAAAGGCCGTTGTTGTATTTTTAGTATTTGATATTATAACTAAAATTGCCAACTTTGCTTATCATCGTTGGCTGGCACATAAATTAGTCAGTCCCAGCAGACCTGTTGGTATATTCATGCTGTGGTGCGTAGTCTGCACCGCATTAGTTAAACCTGTAGAATATGTAGCGGGACATAGACTGCATCATAAACATCCTGATTCAGACCAAGATCCGCATAATCCCAAATTGGGATTTTGGAATTGTTTAATTGGTAACTTTAATGTACCTGAGAATATTAGAGTACCACTCAGTGATGTGTTTAAAAATAAAGATGTTATGTTTGTACAAAAACATTTTTATCTTCTATGGTTTGCAAATTTAGCAGTATTTTATCTAATAGACACTGATTTGTTTTTTCTAAGTTTTTCTTTATTAAATCTTAGATACTTGATAGCAGTTACATCTTTTAACTATTGGTCGCATGGTGGAAAAAATGGCTCAGGCCCAGTTAATATTTCTGTTTGGATGAGTCTACTAATGGGTGGAGCAGGTGAAGGCCTGCATAAAAATCATCATGATAGGCCCTATGATTTAAATTATGGCAGCGATTCTAAATTTAATAAAGACTATGTATATTTGATATATACAAAACTATTTGAAAACAAAAATAATGAATACATTTAGAAATTATACACTTAAAACTATTGTTGTTCAGTATGTGCTAGCGGCCATAGCTATAGTTGTTTTATGTACGGAAACAAATTTTTATTGGCTCTACTTTACAGCATTTTCTTGGTTCTTTTATTATGTGGTAGGTGAAGGTATTTTCTTACATAGATATTTTGCACACGAAGCATTTAAATGTAGACCTACCGTGGCGAAGGTAGGAGCAGTATTGCCCATGTTAGGTGCATTTGGAACTCCTATTGCTTGGCGCATATATCATTTAACTCATCATGGCCATGCTGACAAGCCTAGAGATCCGCATAGTCCAGTACAAAATGGATTTTGGCATGCCTTCATGGGTTGGCAATTAGAAAAAGAAACTCCTAATATGTCAGTGTCTTTGGCAAAAAAGTTATGGATGGTTCCTTATTATAAATTTTTAGAAATCCATAGTATTAAAATATGGTATATAGGAATGATTTTGCCAGCTTTAATAGATTGGCACATTCCGTTATTTTTAGCACTGGGATCTAGTCTAGGTATGATACTATCAGGATTTACTAATAGTGCCGGACACCTATGGGGTACACGTAGATTTGACACCAAAGATAACAGCAGAAATATCACATGGTATAGTTGGATAACCTGGCAGGGATCAGGAGCATTACACAATAATCATCATGCATTTCCCAGTCGGGAACATGACAGTCACGCATGGTATGAATTTGATGTTGCTAAGTGGATTGTACCTATTCTTAAAAAACTTTAAGATTTTTTATTTTTATTGCTGATATTATCAGCTTCATCCATGGCGTCGTGAAACTTGACATTGGCCTGTGCTTCTACAATAGCAGTTTCCATAACACGATCACTTTCAATCATCTTGCCACGAATAGTTAACACAGTATTAACCTTTTGATTTAGTCGAATTAAATCATTGTCCAGCATACGGATACGATCGATTAGAGCAATAAGCACAGTATTGGCATCACTGATCACTGGCTTGACTTCTTTGGTGGCCCATTCCCACACGTATTTGATAATAAATCCCATGCCAACAGCCATGACTATTGGAAATCCATATTTGTTTACTAGTTCTACTACATCCATTATTTGCTCCTCTTTTTATTTACCTGCCCACATAGATCTGAGGTTGAGCTTCTAATCGTCGCTGTTTTTCACTTTTTGGGAACAACTCATCTCCATATTGAGGATATTTTTGTTGACGATCATATGCCACCCACATAAACATACCGCCCATGGCCAATATTATTATTAAAATACAAATACCATATATGGCTTCATCTCTTAGCTTTTTCATACGTGCCGCATGTCTTGCGTCTTGTACAGCCTGTTTTTGTATTTGTCTAGTTAGTAAAGTTTTTTGTTCCTTACCCATGATTTTCATCATCTCTTCGACTTCAGTATACAGCGCACCTAGTTCAGGCGGACTTTGATAAATCATTAGTTCACGTAGCTCGGTACCCATTTGTTCTAATTGTTTTTTCATTAGAACACGTTGTAGTGCCCGTTTGCCTAGGCTAGCATCACCGGTGTATACTTCAGTTCGACTTCGACGTTCTTCTTCTTCAAAAATAGCCATACACTTGTTTAAGTTATCGTAGTATGTGCCTAGATGTTCACCTATTTCTGTATAGATGCCTGCTGTTTCGCCGCCACGTTTGTTTAGTTCTATTACACGATTTTTTTCTTCTATGTAAGCGTTGCGTTGCGTAACTGTGGCAGGCTTGTCTTTATGATTGTTATGAAACTGTTCGTCAAGGTCTTTGAGTACGGCCTTAACATCTCCGGCAGCACCTTTGATATCTTTGTATAATTGGCATCCTTTTTTTACTGCCGCTACAGCAGTATTAGCCATGGCGAATAGGGTAATTGGATCCATTACCCTACACCTTTATTCATTCCCGCATATTAAGAATGCTTCAATTTTTTCTACTTTACGTAGCATCATACGACCATTTACCTTTTCAATTTTAAAGTAATCGCCTTCTTTCCATCCCAGGCCGCCAATGTTTAATTCTTCATCTAATAACATATAGTTTGGATATAGATCCCAGATGTAGTCGTAGTGTATCATGTATCATCCCACCAAGTACCTTGCACAGTCTACAACAGGGCGCCATGCCCATTCGTAGCCAATTAATGTGCCTACAAAAATTCCAAAACCAAATGCAACCATACAATGTTTACGTAGATCTTTGTTGCTCCATATCCACTGCTCGGAATTTTGTTCTGTTGTTTCTTCTACAATCATTTTATTCATAGTTCGATATATCCATATCCAGTAACAAGGTCTTCGTTTGGAGATACTTCTCCAACATTATTACCCCATTTTAATAACAACATCAATTCTACTTCTTTATTAGATATCCAAAATCTTGTTCGATTTATATGTGCTTCAAATTCTAGTTTATGTTCTTTAATAAATTTAAGTACAGATAAAAATTCTGGATTCTGTGTTAAAACATAGTATTGTTTCATGATCGTCTATAAGTATTATTCCAACTTGCCTTCTTGGCCTTTTGTTTATTCTGTTCAGCTAACATGCCAAACCATTCTTTTCTCATTTCAACGTCATGACGCATTTGAGTTAGGCGATCGTCGCTGTTGTCGTTTATATAGATATAAAATAATATGACTACAGCCAATGCCCATAATACGTAGACTAGATTAATTGTAATAGTATATTCCATTAGTCACGCCTTGCATCATTTTTGCCGTCTGCTCGAGCAATACGGTCTACATCGGGTCTCAAGCCCAGTGCGTTGGATACAATAGTATCAATACGAATCACGTCGTGGTTCATAGTTTTTACACGATTGTCAAGGGCTGTAATAATACCAGCCATACCTTTGATACTACCTAATACACCTTGTAGTAACAGTTTAATAGTTAGATATACAAAGTAGCCGCCGGCCAGTGCGGCAGCTACAGGAAATCCTAGATCACCGATAATCTTGAATACATCTGACATCTCATTGACTTTCGAAAGAATGTAAACACTGGTTCCAGTGATGTATACGATCTTCTAAGCCAATGGTACCACCATTGATTCGTTTGCTGAGTAGCACTACATCGCCTTTGTCGCAGATATCGTTTAATCTATTTTTGTGCCAGAACCAGCAGGCACTTAAAATAGCGTATTCTGGTTCAGTTAACAAATCTGGATTGTCAGCTAGAGTATCGTCGCCGAATAAGTCTCTACTACATTGTGTATAGTTACTGCGGCCTGTAATTTGTAATATGCCACGACCTCTAAATTTAAATCCGTCTCCGGTAGCTTCTGGCCCATTGCCCATTCTGCCGCTGTAAATTTTGTTGGCAATTAACTGTGGCTTGCGCTCGTACTGCTTGGCAAGATCGTCATTGGGAAAATATTTTCCAAATAGGCCGCGTAGGCCTTTCCATCCATAATTTAAATTTTCTTCTAGTATAGTAAAATCAGCACTTTCGTGTTGGCATTGACTGATAAAACCTGCAACCCTTGCAGGTGTAACTATATAAAATTTAGGCAGTTGTTCTGCCAATGCTTCATACCAACTGTGTGGATCTTTATTCTTGCTTATACATTTTGCAAGTTTTTCATCTGTGAAATCAAAAAGAAATTCCATGGCTGTCTCCTAGTTAACTATAGCTATTTAGATGTTTTTTGAAATCAATAAACTGAGTACTTAATACTAAGGGTTGTAATGATTAAACTTGTGTATTACACCACTAACTAAGACTGTAAATATAATTAAGGAGTGTCTCGTATGAAAAAGTCTATGATTCTAATAGGTATTTTGTCAATTTTAACAAATGCGTATTCAGCTGAATTGCAACATAGTTTTAATAGTCCAGCGTTTAGTGGCGTTGGATATAGTAGTCATGTGCTGACTATTAAACAACTAGAAGATCAGCAAAAAGAAAAAAATAAGGCAGCGGCAGATGCTTTAAAAGCGGCCGCTGAAAGAGATGCCGCAAACACCCCACAGGCAAGATTTCAAGCTAGTTTAGAAACAAGAATTTACAGTGAACTAGCAAAACGTATCAGTGACAGTTTGTTTGGATCAACTACTAGTGCTCCAACTTGTACCCCATTGAGTGTTGGAGGTCCTTGCGGAGATATTGACATCGGTGGACAAAACATTACTTGGAGTATTGTTGGAAATAACATTGTTGTTCGAATAGTAGATATGAATAATCCAAACAATTACACAGAATTAACAATGCCATATGCGGCATTTAAGATATGAAAAGATATAAATGATGAAAAGAACAGTTTTATCCTTGGCCGTAGTAGCAATTTTAACCGGGTGTGCCACTGGGTCCGCAGTTAGAGAAAAAATGACTGGTAATCAGTTTGATGAACCCGTTATAGAAACTAGTAAGTTTTTGAAAAAGGAACAGAATAAATTAGCACCCCCTGCTGGCGGACCAATCGCTGTGGCTGTTTATGGATTTACAGATAAGACAGGCCAACGCAAGTCAATGCCTAACATTGCCAGTTTAAGTTCAGCAGTTACACAGGGTGCTGAAAGTTATCTTATTAGGGCACTACAAGAAGCCGGTGATGCAAGATGGTTCATGGTATTGGAACGTGTTGGCTTGGATAACCTAATCAAAGAGCGTCAAATGATTAGACAAGCCCGTGAACAATATCAAGGTAAAGATGCTAAACCTTTACCACCAATGGTGTTTGCAGGTATCATCATTGAAGGCGGCATAGTTGGCTATGATAGCAATACATTAACAGGTGGATCAGGTGTTCGTATATTCGGCATAGGAGCCAGCACACAATATCAAAGTGATACTGTCACAGTTACATTGCGTACAGTCAGTGTGGCCACAGGAGAAATTTTAACAACAACCACGGTAACTAAAACTGTATTAAGCTATATGGATAAAATTACATTATTAAGATTTATAGGTGACGGAACAGATTTAGGTGCAAATGCCACTGCTCTTGAAGGAGAAATTGGCGGTAGCATTAATGAAAGTATAAACAAAGCAATTGATGTAGCAGTTCAAGCCGCGGTGATTAATACCATACAAGAAGGTGTGAGAAAAGGCCACTGGGCTTTCCAGGAAGAAAAACCTGCGGTAAAAATGCCGCCATTACCAGAGCATATTGAAAGACCTGTGACAATTTCTAACACAGAAGATGTTCCGTTAATCAAGGAGAAGAAAAATGAGTTGGTTCAAACACAAACCTCAAAAACATCCGCCACCGTTGCAGAGCCCACTGATTCATCCGCACAGAGCGAGCCCAGCAAGCCAAAAGATGATGGAAGAAACAAAACAGAAAGTTCGGCCGTTGACAACAAAAAAGATAAAGGGTCAGAATTAAAAAGGTATTTAAAAGATGGTTCTAAGTAAGCATGGATTTAAGAAAAATTCTTGCATGGATCTTGCTTGTGTAGTGTGTGGTACGAAAATCACACACCCTGGCAAAATAAACAGGGTAAGTAACAGGGTTTAACCCAGGGGCTTAGGTAGAGAAAAAATAATCTATCTATGTTATAAAATGAAAAAAGCGACAAAGATGTTATCAATGACTTTAGTTGGCCTTGCACTTTCTACTGCAACTGCGTATGCTATTGCACAATCTGCAACAGGCCCAAATAAAGTTTATATCGAACAAGTCGGTAATAGTAATACGGTTACTATTGAACAAGTCGGTGGCACCAACAACGTTGGAGGAACAGCATCAACTGCCACAAATTCGATATCCGCCAGCGGCATTACAACTGTTGCACCGGCAGCACCTAGCTCAACTAACTATGCTACAATTACAGGCAGTTCTAATACGCTGTCATTGATACAACATGGCAATGGTAATGGAGCACAATATAATATCCAAGGTAATAACAATTCATATTCTAGTACTGTCACTGGGATCAACAATTTAACTAGACTCTCTATTGGAGACACTAATAATGCTAGTAATTTGCGTAACACAGTGACAGAAACAATAACTGGAGATACCAATTTAGTACTTCAACAGTTAGTAGGCAATGATATTACAAGTACTATATCGATAACTGGAAATTTAAATCAAATCACTAAAGAATTGAAAAGTTCAAATGGTGTAAGTGATATTAGTATCACAGGTAACAGCAACGTATTAAATATTCAACAGATTGACTCAGCTGGTGCCAATGGTCATAATTTAAAGGAAGTTATTGCTGGTAGTTTTAACAGCATTACAACTCAACAACAGGGTATGAATGATACTACTGTGGATATTCGAACAACAGGTAGCAATAATACTATAACAGTTAGAACAAGTAGTACTGCTATTGTCGGAGCGGCAACTGCCATTGTGAGGTAATTCATGTGGCGATTATTTCTCTTTCTTTTAGTGTTACAAAATACTATCGCCATTGCCGGCGATAGTATTGGTGTTGTAGCAGACAATAAAGGATCTGCCTGTGAAGTGCTAAGAGGAAAAAATAAATCTCCAGGACTTAAAGGTGCAAGCATAGAAAGTATGGACACATATTTGACACAGGCTTGTTCTAGTAATATTACATTCAAAGACGATACCAAAGTTAAAATAACCGAAAACTCTAAATTAGTCATTGACGACTTTGTCTACGATCCTAAAAAATCAGATGCCGGCAAACTGGCCATGAAAGTAACCATGGGCACAGTACGTTATGCCAGTGGACAAATTGCTAAAAATAATCCGCAACAAGTTGCAGTTAACACACCCACTGCTAACATTGCTGTTCGTGGCACAGACTTTTCAATGACAGTGGACGAAACGGGACAGAGCCTAGTTGTTCTTTTACCTAGTTGTAAAGACGAAAGCCAGCAAAAGAAATACGAATTAGAAGAAAATCTTTGTAAAGTAGGAGCTATCGTTGTTTCTAATGGCGCAGGTGTAGTTACATTAGACAAAGCATTTGAAGCAACTTATATTACCAGCTTTGACAGTAGACCAACAGCACCTGTGGTTATCAATACACTAGAAAGTAAAATTAATAATAACTTAATTCTTGTTAGGCCACACGAAGTTGAACGTGCTATACGTGATAATACTGGTCGCACAAAGAAAGAAGAGCTAGATGCAGAAATTGAATCAGAAGCCGCAAGGCGACTAGCGCAGAGAGTTAAAGAATCTGCAGATGACATCGAACGTGCTAGAATCTTAGCATTACTTGAGGCCGCAGGAAAAACAGGCTGTAATCCAAGTACTGGCATCTGTATAAGTTGGACAAATCCAGATGCCAGTGACATTCAGTTAAAAGGTAAAGGTATCGCCTTTCGTTCTAACACAGATCATTATGCCGAAGTAAAAACACAGGGCTATGAATCTAATACATCAATAACTATTGTACATGATGATGCCAGTGCCAGTGAATTAATTGGAGCAGGTGGTGGTGGGAATAGTGTTTATATAAAACAAAATAACGGTGTATTAAGAAGATGACAAGATTTTTATCAATATTTTTTTTATTATTTGCACTATGCTCCACTGGACAAGCAACAGGGCTTGTTGATTTAAAGTTTGGCCAAGCACAAATTGCAGACAGTCAGTGGAATGTCAGTGCTTGTATGTACACTACCACTTGTCAAATCTACAGTAAGAATCCAGGCACAGCATACAAAATTCCCTGGACCAGCGGCCGCATAACTTGGGCCGCAGGCGACTACATAGCATTCATTGATAACTCGCAAAAGGACGCTGGCAATCCTTGGCTGGCTGTACACTACAGAAGTAACGGTACTGCCATAGACAACATGGGTACTGGGCATATTATTAACATGGGCAACGACTTTTTCTTTTTTGTAGGCAACGATAATAACACTGGTCAACTATTCAGTATGACCACTGGACTATCTGGATCAGCCGGGGTTACGTGGACTGGTACATTGAATCCAACAGCCGCTCAGGTCAATGCGTATGCCGCCAATGGTAGTACCACTCCCTTGGCCGCTGGTCAAACAGCACAGCCGGCCGGGCCGCCACCTTTATGTTGCGGAGGTAGTGCTTCACCGTTTAATGCAACTACTGCAAATATGTCTAAGGTTTTAGGATTCTCTTCTCGCACAACTAATGATAGTAAAGTATATATTGATCAAATAGGCAATGCAAATACTATTACAGTAGAACAGTCGGGAACCAAGCAAAATTATGTTGAATACAACGGCAACGGCTCTTCTAATAATACTACTATTACCCAACGAGGAAATTCATCCACTCAAATAAACTATACAGAAACAAATATATCGGGTAATAATAATACTGTTAACATTATTCAGCAAAGTACCGGCGGCGGTAAAGGTGCCTTTGTTAATATTCAAGACAGTAACAACACAGTTGCTATCCAGCAAAAGGATAGTGGCAGTCACTATGCCGAAGTTACACTAAGTGGAGGCAATAAAAATGTTGACATTACTCAACAGGGAAGTGCTGGTCATATGGCCAAGGTTAGTCTGTCAGGGCTAGCACAAGACTTGAGTTTAACCCAAAGCGGTAATACACAACAATTTTATTCGATTACCAGTAACTGTGCTTCGGCCGGCGGATGTGCTAAGATTACTGTGAATCAAGGGCAATAAATACTTTTCTAAGGAGAACACAATGAAACAATTATTAGCTTGTGTTCTACTATTACCTGTTTTGGCTTACCCAAACCCCGTAACAGTAGATAAAGAATTGATATGTGATACGCCTACCAATATTATTGGACCTCTTACTACAACATACGGAGAATTTCCAATTTGGACCGGACAGGACACCGTTAGTAAATATGCACTATTGGTCAATGAAGAGACCAAGTCTTGGACTCTGATTCAGTTCAATGAATCTGCGGCCTGCGTACTAGGTGCAGGGAATAACAGTAAAACTACGAAAAAAGAGCCAAAAGCCAATGTTAAGCTGTAGTCAAATAAGTTTTTGGTAAATATTTTATATTTTAGGGAGGTACAATTATGTTAGAAACATTATTTTGGTTAGCACTGGGTGCTTTTATAGGTTGGAATTTTCCTCAGCCACAGTTTGCAAAAAACATTCAGGCAAAAGTATTGGCCGCATTTAAAAAGGATTAATCATGTCAGAAGTAAAATTAGATAAACCGTTGTCTCGTAGCGAACGCGAAGCATTAATTAAAGATAAAGCCGGATTAGTCATTGTTATTATGGCGTTGTTCATGGCTATTACTACTTACTTTGCTAATAGTTTCAGTGGTGCTGTATTAAAGAATACACTAAAAGCCACAGACACATACGCATTTTTTCAATCCAAATCTATCAAACAGGCCATTGCCGAGGGTCAGCGTGATGACTATATAACTCGCGGTGAACGAGTCAAGGCTGAAAAACTACAGGCAAAAATTGATCGCTATGAAACTGATCCTGAAAAAGGTGAAGGTAAAAAAGAATTATTGGCCAAGGCCCAGGGCTATGAAAAGGCCAGAGATGAAGCTAGTAAACACAGCCCATGGTTAACATTTGCCAGCATGGCATTCCAACTAGCAATCGTTTTATTATCTGCCAGTATTCTTGCAGTTAACAATAAGATGTATAAGGTAAGTTTATATGTTGCTGTTGTGGGTATTCTTTTGTTAGGTCAAGGAATTTGGTTACCTTTTAGCCTATGAAAAAAATATTGCTAAGTCCGTGGACAGCACTAATAACCCTTGTGCTGGTGTTAGGTATAAGAATCGCAGATCCTACATTTGTTGAAAGTGTAAGACTGCGTTATTTCGATACATTGATCGCTGGAAAAACACAAACAGAAAACAATATCTATACAGTGAATATAGATGAAGCGGCACTGGATAAATTAGGCCAATGGCCGTTACCGAGGGTTAACTATGCTGAAATTATTGAAGACCTGTATCATCGCAACGCTGGCCTTGTTGTTCTCAATGTGCTTATGGCTGAGCCTGATCGTACTGGTGGAGATAGGGATCTTGGCGCCATACTTAAAAACTATCCTGTTGTCTTAGTCAGTATACCTAATTCTAAAAATAAAAATAATCCACGTGTGCCAGGTAGTGCTGTATTAAATCCCGAATGGTTGGATCAAATAGTCACATATCCTGGATTGATTGCCAACATACCGCAATTAGAAAATAATGCCGCAGGTGTGGGCATAGTAAACACATTACCGGAAGTAGATGGTGTTAATCGTCGTGTACCCCTGGTGGTTGCTGTCAACGAAAAGTTATACCCAGGATTAAGCCTAGAGACGTTGCGTGTTGCCGCTGGGGATTCTACTTTTCAAGTCAAGCTATTTGAAGGTGGTGTTGAAAAAATGCGTATTCCAAAGTTTGGTCCTATAGCCACAGACAATTTAGGCCGCGTATGGATTGATTGGAGTCAGCAAAGTAAATCTGTGTCATTGACTGATTTGCCCAAAGACTTTGGTGGTGCCATTGTTGTAGTAGGACCAACAGCCGCAGGCATTAGTAATCCTTTGCCAACGAGCATAGGTGCGGTATTTCCGCATCATGTGCAGGCCGCGGTTATAGCAACTTTGGCCAACGGTGTTATAATACAAAGACCCGACTGGGCAGATGGCGCAGAAATAATTGCTATATTAATAGCGGGTATTATTTTATTATTTTTAACAAGGTGGACTTATCTTGGACTTGCTAGTACTGTTGCTATTGTTGCTCTTTCTATTGTCGGCAGTAAGTTTGCTTATTCAAATTATCTTTATCTTCTTGATTCCACTTTGTTGGTCAGCGGCATTATTTTGGTTGCTTTACATGCTTACGGGGTCAAGTTTGTAAGTGAGTTTTTACAAAAACAACAGATTAAAAAACAGTTTGGAACTTACCTAAGTCCAGATCTTGTAGCACAACTACAACGTCAGCCTGAGTTATTAAAGCTGGGCGGCGAGAGTAGAGAGCTAAGTATTATGTTCACTGATGTTCGTGGCTTTACCACAATTAGTGAACACTATGGCAAGGATGTACAAGGACTTACTAAAATTATGAATCGTTATATGACTGCTATGACAAAAAAGATTTTAGAAAATAAAGGTACATTAGACAAATATATAGGCGATGCACAAATGGCATTTTGGAATGCACCATTAGACAATGGCAACCATGCTAAAGATGCAGTACGCACAGGCCTGCAGATGTTGGAGAGTTTGGATGAATTTAATCGAGAAGTTACAGCAGAAGGCATACCAGCTTTTGGTATGGGTCTTGGAATTAATAGTGATACTGTTGTGGTGGGTAATATGGGAAGTGATCAGCGTTTTGACTATACTTGCCTCGGTGACGGTGTTAATTTGGCTTCCAGACTGGAGGGCCAGAGTAAACCGTACGGTGTACGAATCGTACTTGGTACGAAAACTGCTGAATATGTAAAGGATGAATTCTTTACTTTAGAATTAGATTGTATTGCCGTTAAAGGCAAGAAAGAAGGAGTTAATATACACACCGTGTTGATAACAGATGCCGGCGCGATGCCAGGTTATCTAATAGCCAGAGAAACTCACAATGCAATGTTGTCTGAGTATCGAACACAACGATTCGATGCGGCTATCGAACTTTGCAACAACCTAATGGAAGAATTTGACGGACAAATGAACCATTATTATGAAAATTGGATAGAGCGTTGCAAAGAAATGAAGTCAGTTGATTTACCAAAAGATTGGGACGGAGTTTACCGTGCTACTAGCAAGTAAACCGTTTTAATTGACTTTCTACAAATAGGCTGTTATAATAGTACTTTTGCCTAGGTGCAAAAGTGTTAATCGCCTATTATATATAACTGCGTAAAGGAGGTTTAAAACTATGATACGCATCATGAAACTAATAGCAGGATTGCTAGGATTGATCCTAGTATGTTGGATCATCAATTTTACCTATGAGTATAAGATGAACAATTTACGTACTGCTGAAAAAATGAGGCCAACTAGTATAACTGCTGGAGTGAGAGAAAAGCAATTAGACTGTTTGGCACAAAACATATACCACGAAGCTGGTTATGAGCCTTTTGAAGGTAAGGCCGCTGTTGCACAAGTAACGCTGAATCGAGCCGAGAGTGGCAAGTTTCCCGGTGACATTTGCAAAGTGGTTTATCAAAAAAACATAGTCTACGACAAAGTCCTTTGTCAATTTAGTTGGTATTGCGAAGGCAAGGCCGGGATAAAACCAAAAAATAAAGAAGCATATGATCAAAGTATGGAAGCGGCAAAAAAGGTTTTACTAGAAGGATTTAGATTACCTAGTTTGCAAAATGCCATGTATTATCATGCTGAATATGTAAATCCTCAATGGAACAAAGAACGTGTGGCCAAAGTAGGTGCTCATATTTTTTACAGTGATAATCCCAGCAACTATACTAAACAGGTAGTAGTTGTAGCAACAGAAACGAAACCTAATAAAGGAAAGCAAAAATGAAATTTAAATTTGATCTCAATGAAATTTTGAATTCTATTCAAACAACATTCACAGAACATTTTACTAAAATTAGTGCAGAGACCACAGGATGGATTGCAGTAATCTTATTACACCTTGCTACTATACCTACCTTGATGGCAATCTTAACAGGACTAACTGAAAAGACGCCGCCTGTGGATTTAGTATTACTGGCATGGTCGGGATTGTTTTTATTTTTTGTTAAATCAACAATTCAAAAAGATATCTTAAACATTGTTACCATTGGATTTGGATTTTTTATCCAGGCCTGTTTGATGGCTTTGATTATTTTTAAATAATGTTAGTGATAACTGTCCATACATTTATGGTTGGTGACGTAGAAGATCCGGAAATCTATGCGGCCCAACCTTTGTGGGATTGGCAAAACAGTGATGCTGGTAAATGGGTGATGGAACACGCTGTAGAAACACCTGTTTACCATCAATCTATTGATCATATGGCCTACGGATACAGATACGCTATTCGAGCCAAGCTAACAGATCAAGATGCTTTTGTTTATAAATTAAAATGGGGCTAACTTGAACCCCTATGCTTATTTTAATTCTAGTAAATTGTGTTGGGAGATTTGGGTAGAAGAAGCGCAGGGCGACAGATTTGTCAAAGTACTCAAGCATGCCGATATTGCACATAAAATGTTAAAAGATCAGGGCATAAAATTTGTTGACGCACATGCTAATTTAGGTCAAAAACCTTTGCTGTTAATCTGCGATCCAAAATTTTGGATTGATAATGAGCAAAATATATTTGACTGGTGTGCTATAAGTAGTGTACAATGTAAACTAATCGGCATGCTTCTTGAGTTTGATAGTCAAGAAGATAAGATGATGTTTATGTTAAGGTGGCAATAATTGTTTGATCCTATAGGCAATGTTGCTAGAAAAATAGAAGTTATGCCCTGGGATATTTGGTTTGCTTGGAGGCCAGTTAAAACTGTCAGCGGCGAACGAGTATGGTTAAAGAAAATATATCGTAGGTGTATTAACACTTATGTAGATATGGATGATTGGACAAGATACGAATATGGCAACATATTCGATATAATAAAACAATGAATGAACTAGAACACGAATATTTGGCAGGGTGGGTTACTAATGTTGACACCGAATTAATCGGTAAAGGTTTGAACGAGCATACTGTTCGTATAATCAGTGCTAAAAACAATGAACCCGAATGGCTACTTGAATTCAGGCTTAATGCACTAGCCAAACTATCTACAATGACTGAGCCTGACTGGGCCGAGTTAAAGTACACACGCCCGGACTACGACAACATTTACTATCACAGTCGACCTAAGAAACAATTTAAAAGTCTCGATGAAGTACCACAGGAAATTCTGGATGACTTTGAAAAGTTGGGTATCCCTTTAAAAGAACGTGCCAAGTTAGCAGGTGTTGCTGTTGATGCAGTCTTTGACAGCGTTAGTATTGGCACAACATACAAAGAGAAACTAGCAGAAGAAGGCATTATCTTTTGTAGTTTTAACGAAGCAGTACAACATCATCCTGATCTAGTACGACAATATGTAGGCTCAGTTATACCTCAGGGCGATAACTGGTTTGCCTGTATTAACTCGGCAGTATTCAGTGATGGCAGTTTTGTTTATATTCCAGAAGGCAAACGATGCCCATTAGAGTTGAGCACTTACTTTAGAATTAATAGTGCTGGTAGCGGTCAATTTGAACGCACCTTAATTATAGCAGACAAGGACAGTTATGTATCTTACTTGGAAGGATGTACAGCACCCCAACGTGACGAGAATCAGTTACATGCCGCAGTGGTCGAACTTGTTGCCCTTGACAGGGCAGAGATTAAATATTCAACTGTACAAAACTGGTACCCAGGAGATGAGCACGGTATCGGCGGAGTCTACAACTTTGTCACCAAACGTGCCCAATGTCGTGGAGCCAAAAGCAGAGTTAGTTGGACTCAGGTGGAAACAGGATCAGCCATTACCTGGAAGTACCCCAGTTGCGTCCTTCAGGGTGATGGGTCAACAGGTGAGTTCTACTCAGTGGCTGTCACTCGTGGTAGACAACAGGCTGACACTGGTACAAAAATGATTCACATTGGCGCCAACACTCGTAGTAAAATTATCAGTAAAGGTATCAGCTTGGGTAATAGCACGATGACATATAGAGGTCTGGTTCGTATGACTCCCGGCGCTAAAAATGCTCGTAATTTTACACAATGCGACAGTTTGATGATTGGAAATAATAGCAGATCAAATACAATCCCTTATACAGATTGTAGAAATGAAACTGCTCAAGTAGAACATGAAGCCACAACAGGCCGTGTCAGTGACGAAGAGTTATATTACTTGACGTCAAGAGGACTGGATCCAGAAAGCGCCGCAGGTGCAATCGTTAGTGGATTTTGTCGTAGTGTGTTGAACACATTGCCTTTGGAGTTTGCGGCCGAGGCAAATAAATTATTATCAGTAACAATGGAAGGGAGTATTGGATAATGGATATGGATCAAGCGGCAGTATTTTTAGCCGGAAGTATACTAACAGCCTTGGGCTTTATTGTGTTTGTTATTGCTATAGTTATAGTGAATAATATTGTACACAAATATTGGAAACCCGTGAGAGTTTTCACCGAAGATAGTTGGTCGGGTATGAAAGAAGTGCGTTATGCTCACCCAGAAGAGTTGGAAAGAATTGCGCCTGTACTAGAAGAAAATAAAATTAATGTTAACAATAAAAAATCTGTCAGCTAAAATTGGAGACAAGGAAATTATTTCCAATCTATCCGTGACTGTAAATTACGGAGAATGTCTGCTAATCACAGGATCAAACGGCAGTGGAAAAAGTACATTGTTGCACACCATCATGGGAAGACCAGACATTACAGCCACAGGCAGTATTCAACTAGGAGACAAAGAATTGTTGGACTTGCCCTGCTATGAAAGAAGCCGTGGTGGAGTTTTTATGTCTCATCAAGCGCCTCCGACTATAAATGGTGTTAATACCATGACTCTGTTTAAAGAAATACAAAAATCTCAAAACGTAGCAGGTAGCACCAGTGAATTAATTAAAATTACTAAATCAATATTCAATTGGATTGGCCTGCCCGCAGGCTGGGAGAAGCGGCCGTTCAATGACGGTGCCAGCGGCGGCGAACGTAAGAAAAACGAGTTAGCACAGGTAGTATTACTTAAAAATGGTATCAAGGTTCTTTTACTAGATGAACCAGATTCTGGCCTAGAACAATCTAGTAGAGAAAAAATTATTAATTTAGTCACAGAAATTAGAAATAACGGCTGTGTGTTATTAGTAACACATGACAAAGAACTACAAGATTTATACAGCAGTAATCAAATAGAATTAAGCAATGGGTCTATTAAACGTTAAACGTGTCTGCGAAGACATGGAAAATATCGACATGCATTTTACTACCTTTTCCACGGAAAAGTTACAGACCATTGACATTTATATTATTCAGACTAAAGGATCGTGTACAGCTAATATCAAAATAGATCCACTGCCCTTTAGTAAAAGCAAAATAAAAATATATGTATTTGCAGAAAATAAAGCTTCAGTGGACTGTGTTTGTAATTTAATAGTACCCAAGGATGTAGAAGGGGTTGAAACTGACATTCAAATTCGCAGTTGGCCCTTTGACAAAAGTGTTATCAAAGCAAGGCCAGAAATGTTTATTGCCAACAGTAATATCATTGCAACACATGGCAATGCACTAGGAACACTAAAAGCAGAAGATAAGTATTACCTCAGCAGTAGAGGTATTGTTGATTACAAAGAAATGATTAAACAGAGTTTATTAGATAATGCGTGAAAATTTTCCATTTTTTAAACGCAGACCAGACATAGTATATTTGGATTCTGCGGCCACTAGTCAAACATATTATTCCGTTGCAGATGATCAGCGAGATTTTATGTTGGAATTTAAATCCAATGCTCATCGTAGTGGACACAGTATGGGTACACTAATAGACTTGGAATATTCTAAATCTAAAATTCGAATAGGCGAATGGCTGGGCATAAAAGATCCCTGTGATCGTGTTGTTTTCAACAGCGGTACCAGTCAAGGTTTATATGATGCTGTGCAACTAATTAATAATGCCATGATAGGTGGTAATATCTATCTAGGAATCGACAGTCACCATAGTTTGACATTACCTTTTAGACAATTGGCTCTGGATGCCGGACGATGGAATATCATTGACATTAACTTAGATCCCACTGGACTACTAGATTTAGACGCATTAGAACAACAGGTCAAACAAGATTCTGCAGGTTGTAAAATTATTGCAGTCAGTGCTGTCAGCAATGTATTAGGCAAAGTCAATGACTTGGATAGAATTAAAAAAATAGCACATACCTATGCCTGCACAACTGTAATCGATGCCGCACAAATTATCAGCAAACGTAACATCGACTATAATGGCTTTGATTTTGTTGCATGGTCGTGGCATAAAATATATGGGCCCACAGGATTAGGTACATTATTAATTGATCCTATATGGAAGTTGTATCCGCCTGTGCATCCGGGTGGCGGCTCTGTACTTAATGTCAGCAATACTGGTGCTACATGGACTCAGGATGCTTCTAGATTTGAAAGTGGCACACAAAATCTTGCGGCCATATATACCTTGCCTAAATTAATCGATTGGTTAATGGCCAATCAAACAGAAATAGAATCACACGATCGTACCATGGCATCATTTGTTAATGATCATATATCATCGGAGCAGTTTATTGCAACATCACAATGTGACAGTGGCCTAATTAGTTTAATACCTAAATTTGGTCAAGTAGAGGATTATGCCATGATGCTGGATGCTAGCAATATAATGGTTCGCAGTGGTAAATTATGTGCTCAGCCATTATTAACTGCCCTGGGTACAACTGGCATGTTGAGAATTAGTTGGGCATGTTATACTACATATTCGGAAATTGAAACAGTATTCGATAAACTGGGAGGAATCTATGCTAGACTTTCGAGACATGTTTAGTGATTTATTCGACCTAGAAGAATCACTGGACAAATATGATTGGATCATTGAATATGGAGCAATAGCTAGGCCTGCGTTCCAAGTGGAATTACTAGAATCTAATTTGGTTAAAGGATGTACTAGTAACCTATGGCTAGAGCGTATAGATAATAATTTTTACTGCTACGGGGAAAGTTTAATCGTACAAGGTATTGCGTCGATGATCTGCGATTGGTATAATCAAGCAGACAATAATCAAAGACAAAGCTTTAGCATCAAATCACTGGAACAGATTGGACTAGCACCATTGCTGTCCATGGGTAGACAAAACGGAGTAGCCAATCTCCTGGAGAAAATGAAAACACTATGAATGATCAACTCCGAGAACAAATTATTGAAAATATAAAAACAGTTCACGATCCTGAAATTCCAGTTAATATATGGGACTTGGGACTGTTTTACGAGTTAACAGTAACCGACACCGACGTTAAAATTATAATGACATTGACCAGTGCTTTCTGTCCAAGTGCTGAAGAAATACCCGCTGAAGTACGGCTGCAGGTAGAAAATGCTTGTACGATGTTAAATACAAGTAGAACAACATCATTAGATGTAGTCTTTGATCCTGCTTGGACACCGGACAGGATCAGCGAAGAATCTAGACTAGAAATGGGAATTTATAATTATGATCAAGAAAATGATGACATGGATATTTGGCGCGAAGACCGCTGAAACACCTACGGCTCCAGAAGCACCGTATAAAGTTGAAGTTGCTGTTGTTCCAACAGCCGTTGCAGATGTACCTGTAGTTCTTCCTGTTGAAAAAGCAGAAGCGGTTACAACAACTGTACTAGAAGTTAAACCTAGTTTTAAGAAAGCAGATTTGGAAAAGAAAACCAAAGCTGAATTATTGGCACTGGCACAAGAGCGTGGACTTGAAGTTAAGGCTCGTGCAGTTAAAGCAGATTTAATCAAAGTTCTATTAAAATCATGATTCATCCTATTGAAGTAACCACAGCGGCCGCAAAGTATATTTCTGACATGATCAAAAATGACGGGAAGAAACACGTTCACTTAGAGCTAGTTGATGGCGGCTGTAATGGTTATGAATATCGATGGACTACCACAGACGAAGAAACTGGTGAATTTAGTATTAGACTTACGCAGGACAATATGTTATACTTGAATAAATCCACAGCAGATAAGATGTTTGCAAGTATGATAGTTATGCAAAAAGATGGACTTAACAGTAAGTTAACTATTGTTAATCCCAACATAAAAGGATCCTGCGGTTGTGGATTAAGCGTGAATTTTTAAATGGCCGACGAATATCAAACTAAACTAAATTCTTTAATAGAGCAAGAAAAAACTCTTTTGAAAAAACTAAACGTTGCAATAAGAGCTGGCGCAAATCCACAAATTCTTGGCCAGTTCAACTTTATGTTAGAAGAGTGCCGTCTTGCTCAATTTGAACTCAGACAAGTACAAAATACAAATAACCCAGATGATAAATTTGACAACTTCATTAGCATCGGATAATATGTTTCTAAATGAACAGGGATTTGCTTTTGTCAGCGACGACGACCTAGTGGAATTGTTATTAGAACAAAGGCAAGTAAAAATATTGCCCAGTAATATTTCAATGTGGAATCAGTTTGATAAAAATTGTAAGTCTAATAAATTGACTAATCCATTTACACTGGCAGAAGATAACTTATCTTGGAATATACCCGAGCCTTATAAAAGCTTGGATATAAAACAATTTTTGCTGGATAAATGTAGTAATCAAGATCAAGTTAATCGGGTCAATGAAGAATTAGAATTATTCGAAGAAAGAGATTTGTTTGACCTATTAAGATTTTTAGCATACTTCAGCGAAGTTATTATATTAAATGATGTTATCTATGGAGTCGGACGAGGCAGTAGTGTGGCCAGTTATTGTTTGTATTTGCTGGGCATACACAGAGTCAACAGTCTTAAATATAATTTAGACATTAAGGAATTTTTAAAATGAGCAAACACAGAACAGCCAAAGGGAGAGAATTTAACATGCAGGCATTCTCTGCATCCAGAGGCACAACAACCGCAGTGGGCAACGCACCTAGAAATGCACGTGGTGATATGTTAGGCGCTGGAGGAAAGATTGTAGCAACAGCGCAGGAAATTGCAAATAAGTTCCATGATGCTAATATGACTGCATCAACAACAGTAAATTTAAATCCTTCTCAAACAGAAATAAAACGCAGAGAAGTAGTTGGCATTGATGGGATTACTAGAACAGAAGTTACTTACAGCGACGGTAGTGTAGAATATCTCACAGAACTAGACGCAAGAAATACAAACAAGGAATTTTAAATGAAAATTAAACCATTACCAGGCAATATATTTGCTGTACTAGAACAAGGCGAGCGTGTTACCAAAAGTGGTATCATTCTCAAAGACGATAATGGTAAATTAGAAGGTATTCGCCCACGCTGGGGTCGAGTATGGCAAGTAGCAGATGATATCACAGATGTCAAGGCCGACGATTGGATTCTCTGCGAACACGGCCGCTGGACTATGACCATTGAAATCAAAGACGACAATGGCAAAGTATTCAAATTCCAAAAAATTGATCCCGAAGGTATCCTAGCAGTTGCTCCGGAAAAACCCGATGATACAATGTTTGGCGAAAGTTTTGACACGAGCAGTTCTGCTCATCGCCCCGAAGATTTTGGCGCTCGCTAAAATTGACATTTCCCTTTAAATCCTTTATAATAAAACATGACTTCACAAAACTATCTCTGGGTCGAGAAATATAGACCCGCCACTATTAAAGATTACGTTTGGATTGATCCCAGCCAAAAACTCATGGTTGAGGGTTGGATTCAAGATAAAAATATTCCTCATTTACTGTTAAGCGGCAGTCCAGGAACAGGCAAAACTACACTGGCCAAAGTTCTATGCAACGAGCTAGGTGTACAACGTGCTGACATCATGTTCATTAATGCCAGTCACGAAACAGGAGCAGAAAATCTTCGTGACAAAGTCAGTAACTTTTGTAAGAGCATGGCCTTTGGCGATTATCGTGTTATTATTCTAGACGAAGCAGACTATCTAAGTCCAACGGCACAGGGAGTATTGCGTGGCATGCTAGAACAATACAGCATGGTGGCACGTTTTATTCTTACCTGTAATATGCCGCATAAAATCATGCCTGCACTACACAGCAGATGTCAGGGCTTTGCATTCCATCAGCTAGATGAAACAGAATTCACTGTGCGTGTGGGACAGATTTTAGCAGACGAAGGCTGTGAGTTTGATGTAGATACTTTGACCAGTTTTGTTAAAGCAACCTATCCAGATTTACGCAAAGCAATTAACACAGCACAACAGTATAGTCGAGGTGGCACACTGGTATTGCCTAATGCAGGCTCTGGCACTGATACCAGCGAATGGAAGCTAGAAGCTATTGCTATGTTTCAAAATGGAAATATTCGTCAAGCCAGAGAAATGATCTGTAAAAAGATTGGCCTTGAAGAATACGAAGAAGTTTTTAAATTCTTATTCCGTAATTTAAATTTCTGGAGTGACGACTTGGATGTACAAGATTTGGCTATTATCATTCTCAAAGAAGGTATGGTGAATCACAGCATGTGTTCAGATCCGGAAATTAACCTAAGTGCTACCATTGTTAAACTTGACAGACTACGTAGAGGACTAACGTGAATAAGATTATATTAACCGATGCAGATGGCGTACTACTAGACTGGGAATATGCCTTTGATATCTATTTACAAACACATGGTTTTAACAAAGTTCAAGGCGGAGAATTAAAATACGATATCGGACTAAGATATGGAATCGATCGAGAACAAGGTAAAAAATTAATTAAGATCTTCAATGAATCTGCAAGTATAGGATTTCTTCCTCCTTTACGTGATGCCATGTATTATATTAAACGATTGCATGAAGAGCATGGTTATGTATTTCATTGTATAACTAGTCTAAGCAAAGATAAAAATGCACAAGAGCTACGAAAAATGAACCTTAAGAAGCTATTTGGAAAAACTGCCTTTGACAAATTTATCTTTTTAGACACTGGTGCTGATAAGGATGCAGTTTTGTCAAAATATCAAGATCGAGGATATTACTGGATTGAAGATAAAATAGACAATGCTGTTGCCGGCAATCGTGTAGGTTTGAAATCAATTCTAATGGAACACGGACATAACATGGACTTTGAACATCCAGAAATTCCTAGGGTAAAGAATTGGAAAGAAATCTACGAAATAGTGGTAGCTGGTCCAGTTGCCTAATACTTATTCGCCGTAAATTTTCAATACCTCGGCTACTACAGCATGACGTTCGACATCCTGCTGTTCAAACTCTACGCATCCAATCATACTAGTTCGTGAACTAGCTAATCGATGTATAAAGTCTCGTAGTCCGTTTTCTTCATAGCCTCTGTCATGTTGTGCTAGATCGCCAGTGACGAAGATTCTACTTCCGTCTCCTATGCGTGTCAGCAACATCTTCATTTGGCTTGGGGTTGCATTCTGCATTTCGTCTGCTATGATGATGGCATTTTTGAAAGTCCTTCCTCTCATGTAGGCCAGTGGAGCAACTTCGATGGCATTTTCCTCAATCATATTTTCAATGTGTTTGGGATTCCAATATTCTTCGAACACGTCAAAAATAGGGCGTGTCCAAGGTGCCATTTTTTCTATTAAAGTGCCTGGTAAAAATCCGTGTTGTTCATCAACACTAACTGCGGGTCTAGTGATAACAATTTTATCTATATTACCCGCTTTAAACTCACGAATCGCAAGTAAACACGCCAGCAGGGTTTTACCCGTGCCAGCTGGGCCTATTGCAAATACTATGTGTTTATTATTGTCCTCGAGTTCTACAAGATAGTCTTCTTGTCTGAGGTTTTTCGGAATGATCTCTACTCTGTGTAGTCTGTTTTTTCTAAATTTTTCAATGTGCAAAACTGTAGCAGGGTCTTGCGGGGCAAGAACCTTTCGTTGCTTTTTAGTCATCTCTGTTCTCCTTAAAGGAGTACTAGACTTGTTATGGACCAGCTTCACAAAGATATTTACACGATGATCAAAAAGAACCAGTTTTATACCTAAAATTTTGGTAAATAGTTCTATAAAGTACTTAATGTATTAATTGATAATAAGGATAACATCGTGACAATTTATAACGGAACTATGGGCGATCTAAGCTGGTATGCTAATAACGGTACAGATTTATCGCCGTCAAAAAATGCTAATTCTGAGTTAAACTGGGACGTCAGGACCGGCGCATTAGTTAGTACTATAAGCATAGATGATAATATAACTACAGGCGCAACCTTATTGACTAAGAGAAGCAGGGGAACTATTGGCAATCCAAAAATACTAGAACCCAACGATGTTATTTCTTCATATATAACCAAAGGTTTTGATGGCCATCAATATCTAGGCGCTTCTTTTATTTCCACATTTATCGATGAAATAGAAGCTCCTTTGTTAGACAGTTATAATCCTGACAGACCGGGTATGATTAGATCCAGATTAGTATTTGGAGTCAATGACGGCAATGGACTAATAGGACGTGCGGCTATTGCGCCCGGCGGCGAATTAGAAATTAATGTAATAAAAAGCTTTGACAATGGTAATATATATTTAAATCCACAGGGTCGTGTTATCATCGACGATGCTTCTATGCTTGGATTGGGCGGAGGTTCGCCTGGTAATATACTAACAACCGACGGCCGGGGAAATCTACACTGGAGTGCCAGCGCACAAGGGCCACGCGGCCCGCAAGGTCCCCAAGGAGCTCCGGGACCACGCGGAGTTGCCGGTGCTAGGGGTACAGCTGGAGCAGATGGTGCTCAGGGCCCGCAGGGTATTCAAGGACCTCGAGGCATACAAGGAGAACGTGGGCCTCAAGGGGACACAGGTCCACGTGGCGAACAAGGTCAACAAGCAGTATTTGCTAGATTAGTGGGTGTTGTATATGATTACACTAATTTAAATCATTCATATACTGGTGCTATAGGTGATGCATACATTGCAGAATATAATGGACATGTATGGATATGGACTGGAACTTTATGGGCAGATGTTGGCCCTGTAACAGGACAAAAAGGTGATACTGGTGCAACTGGTGCAACTGGTGTTCAAGGAGCTCCAGGTCCACAAGGCGTTGCCGGGCCGCGAGGTGAGCAAGGCCTCAAAGGTGACAAGGGAGATACTGGGCCAAAAGGCGATCAAGGCGATATTGGTCCAAAAGGAGATCGAGGCGATATTGGTCCAAAAGGGGATACAGGTAATACTGGCCCACAAGGTATTCAAGGACCTGCTGGCCCACAAGGAGCCACTGGCGCAAAAGGAGATACAGGTGATGCTGGTCCTGCAGGAACAACAGATTATAATAATTTAAGCAATAAACCGGTTGTTGCAGATACATCAAAACTTGCGCCAGGCGATTTCTTTATTCTCAAGGATGATACTACAGTATCGTTTGGACAAGTTGCGGCGCAAAACATAACCATTGGTAGTAGTGGAATTCAAATTGCTAGCACCGGCGATGTACACATAATGGGTGCGGCAGGATCTACAGTTGTACTTGGTGGTGACTCAACTGGCGGAATTACATTTAGCAGTCCAACAGCTGGTATTAATTACAATAACTTAACAAATAAACCAACTATTCCATCAGTATTAGATGAATTATTAGATGTAACACTTACACAAGTAGCCGATGGACAATATTTAACATACAACGGCAATACACAGCAATGGGTTAATACTACTCGTTCAAATAACTTATTAAGTAGAAGAACTGTGTCGTATGCCTCACCAAGTCTTGCTCCTGGAGCCAGTTATAGTACATTAGTGACCGCTGCCACTGGTTATGCTTTGTATAGCATACAAGTCACTGCTGGGGCATGGGTCACTGTATATTCTAGTCTAGCCGCAAGAACAGCAGATGCTAGTAGAACTATATCAACAGATCCAACTCCAGGTAGTGGTGTTCTAGCAGAAACAATTTCAACGACAGCTACTACAACATATTTCACTCCAGCTGTAATAGGGTTTAACAATGACCCAATACCAAACGCTAGTGCATATTTAAAAATTACCAACAACAGCAATAGCACTACTGCTATTACAGTGGCAATAACATACCTACCATTAGAGGCTTAATGTGCAATCTATTCTAGCAGACTTAAATGAAAAAATAATTATCAGTGTGTATCTTCGAAGGGATAAACATGAAAACGGAATGACTCTTAAAGAATATACAGACGGTGTTATTGCAGGTACACAGCCGGTATTAGATCATGATCAATATGTTTATCAATTTGGTGCGCTTGAAGATGAAATTGAATTAGTAGAGCAGTGGGCAAGGTCTAATTTATTACTGGTTGTTGAATCCGATAAAGGTATGGCTGTGGTGAAAATAGAAGGTAGTGTTAAACAGTTCAATACATTTTTCAAAATTCAATTATTAACAGTCACCGATGGTCCAAGAACATATCTTACTCATGAAGACACTATAACTGTTCCCTTAGAAATCGATGCTGTTGTAGAATTAGTATTAGGATTTGATGAATCTCTTACTGTACAACCAAGAATTAGAAATTTTTCTGTCAGTGATGCAGATCCTAGTCCGGCTCCAAACACGTATCCTAGCAAATATCCAGTGACCCCGCTTCAAGTTGCCACTGCATATCGAGTTCCTGCAGGGGACGGCGCAGGCCAAACTATTGCAATCATAGAATTCCAAGGTAGCGGATGGAATCAATCCGATGTGAATAGAACATTTACACAAGTAGGACTAACACCTCCCACAGTTACAAACTATTCTGTAGATGGTGCAACATTTACCACAGTCAGCGATGCTGAAACAATGATGGATATTTATTGTGCAGGCGCCGTTGCGCCAAAAGCAAAAATAGTAGTTTATTATGCTCCGAATACTAGTCAAGGTTTCTACGACATGGTAAATGCCATTGCCAATGACAATGTAAACAATCCCAGTGTGTTAACTGTTAGCTGGGGATATGGTGGAGATATCAGCGACTATCTGGCCGTGCCATTTCAGTCTTGTATTGCTAAAGGTATTTTAACATTTTTTTCCTCGGGCGATGATGGCGGGAATAATTGGCAGGCAGAATATCCCGCTAGTAGTCAGTATGTAATTGCCAGCGGCGGGACCAGTATTTTTTTAAATAATGATAACACATTAAACACAGAAACTGTATGGTCTGGCAGCGGTGGTGGTATCAGCACTTATAGCTCTAGGCCAACTTGGCAAGCAAGTCCTACTTTATATTACACAACATATAATAAATCTGGACAAACAGGCAGTCCCACAGTAGTTACCAGAAGAGGTGTTCCAGATATATCAGCACCTGCAGATCCTTATACTGGATATACTTTTTATGTAAATGGAAGTTTAAATCAAAATGGCGGTACCAGCGCGGCTGCGCCATTTCTTGCTGGAGTATTTGCTAGATTAAATCAATTGTTAGGAAGAAGAATACAGTTCGGTGAATTAATGACTTTATTATATGGAAATAGCAATACAGTAACAGATATTACTACGGGCTATAATAACTATTCATGGCATGGTTTAGGTAGCGTTAATGGCTATGCGGCCACAACAGGCTGGGATGCGGCCACAGGTTTGGGTAGCCCAAGAGCGGATATAATCTACAATTTATTATCGTCAACACGTATAGGTGCTACATTTCCTAAACAAAACTATGGCACTAGACCCGCAACTGGGGCGGTTTATCCTAGATTAAAGTCCACAGTAAGATAATTAAATCTGCGGCTAAATATATGCATGATTGATATCGACACAATATATACCACTTTGGACACGGCTTTTAGCAGTGATAATGTCTTGGACATTCTCATGGAATTTGAGCGTACATTAGATAATTTAGATCTTTATGTATTTGACAATTGGCTAAAAGGCGAAATTGTCGATGGTCCAAAAATTGACAGATATTGGATCACTGTTACACTAATGTATCCCTACAAAATGATGCCAGATCCTGCAGGTGCTGAACGTCTCGTTGACCACGGCTGTAAAGTTTGGTACGGCAAAGAAATTCTAAAATACGTGGGTAAAATTAAAGGCGATGACGACTACGAAGTAGATGACCGCGGCAGATTAAAAGCTAAGATTTTAGAAGCTCCTGTATGGGTTGTTAAAATAACTATGCCACGTCACTTTGTAGACGAAATGCAAACCGACAAAGTAGATACAAGTAGCGGAAAAGTAGACATGGAAGATGTATCCAATGCCTATGACGAAAACTTAAACGACGACGAAGCCGCAAAAGGTAATGCCAATGACGAGAACAAAGAACAACAAACTTAATGAAAGCCTTCACGAAGGTGATCTACAATGGTTAGTCTATGACGAAGTCATGATTGACATGCATAAAACAAAACTAGGTGAAGATCGAGATTATATTGTTTTAGCCATACCGGTTAAGGATCAAAAACCTGCCAATGATCTTGCACTATTCATCGAACATGGTGTGGCAGAATTTGAAGATGTTGAAGTCAGTCCTGCCACCGACGACAAAGGCAGATACTTAATTTATGTCGAACTAAAAAGAGATCCAAATGCATTTACCAGCATACAAGATATTTTGAATGACAGCAAAAGATTAAGTGCCATCAAAAATTGGAAATTTATCACAAGTGACTTGCAGAATGCTTTACCTTTCGATGAAGAAACATTTGCCGCGCACATTAATGTTGACCCCACAACTTACGGCCAAACGCCAGAAGAACTAGAACAAAAGGCAGTAGAAGAGTCGATTAAATCTAGGTTCAAATTTTTATTAAATTACTGATGAGCAAAGAAGAATTAATTAAACTGGAAGGTCAAGTAATTGAATGTTTGCCCAACGCAACATTTAGGGTTAAACTAAAAGATGCAGGTGTAGTAATAACCGCAGTGATCAGCGGTAAGATAAGAAAACACAATATCAATATATTAAATCTTGATAGAGTGGAAGTGGAAATGAGCCCATATGATCTAACCAAGGGCAGAATAACTTTTAGATACAAAGGATAACGTATGTGGATATTATCTATATTGCCTAACTGGGCAATTCATTTAGTAGTAATTGCCGGCATATTAGGAATAATTGTTGGATTTGTTTTGACATTTATTCCTCAAATTGCGCCATATAGATTGGCTATTCAGGTCTGTAGTATTCTTATATTATCTTTAGGAGTATATCTCGAAGGCGGACTTGCAGACTATGATGCTTGGCAACTTAAAGTAAAAGAAGTAGAAACTAAGTTAGCAAAAGCAGAGGCCGAAAGTCAAAAACAAAATGTAAAAATTGTAGAACGAGTTGTTAAAAAATTAGAACTAGTTCGAATCCCTGGCAGTGAAGTTGTTAAATATGTTGATAGAGAAATTACAAAACTTGACAATACCTGTCCTGTACCTGCTCCTGTGGTCAAGGCGCATAATGCGGCCGCATTAAATAAAACTGTAGAGGAAGCAAAATGAAATATTCTTTATTATTAGTTCTTGCGTTGGCGGGTTGTGCTAGTCCTGTTCCTGTGACTACTAAATTTCCAGATGCACCCGATGTTATCAAAGTAAAATGTCCACAGTTACAGACTATACCAACCGAAACAACGGTGTTCAGTGAACTAACCAAAACTGTGGTAAACAATTATACTGCCTACTACGAATGTGCTGTTAAATTAGATACTTGGATTGAATGGTATGGCATTCAAAAAGAAATTTTTGATAAAGCTGGCAAGTAATTAACTACTAACTCAAAGAATAAGTCTTGACAGTTAAATATCTGTAGTGTTACAATACACTATAAATTTTAGACTGAAGGCCTATGGAAGAAGATAAACAACAAATTAACGAAATTGTCGAAAAAGCATTTCGCTTGGCATTAAACAAAGAACACGAATATGTTACTTTGGAACATTTAACTTTGGTTCTATTAGAACACAAAGATATCCAAGAGTCATTGTCAGTCATGAGCGTTGCCCCAGAACCAATAGTAGAAGACTTGACAAATTTCTTAGAAGGCATTGAGGATCTAGTTGTCCCAGGACTGACTAAACCCAGAAAAACACAGACGTTAGAACGCTCATTCAATCGTGCGTTTACCCAGGCTATTTTTAATGGAAGAGCTTCTATTAGTCCGCCTGATATGCTGTTAAGTATTCTCAGTGAAAAACATAGTCATGCATATTTTTATCTGCACGAACACGGCGTTACCAAAGACACTTTCCTGGAAAGTATTGGTAAAATGGAACGTGTGGAAACTAAAAAATCTAAATTAGAAGAAAAAGTTCTAGAAGAATATTGTATCAATTTAAACAAAGATGCCGAAGCAGGAGAAATAGACATGCTGATCGGCCGCAGTGAGGAAGTTGAAAAACTTGTACAAATTCTAGCTAGACGTAAAAAGAAAAATGCAATCCTAGTAGGAGATCCAGGGGTAGGTAAAACTGCCATTGTTGAAGGCTTGGCTAGACGTATCGTTGAAGATGATGTTCCTGGTACAATTAAAGAACATATTATCTATAATCTAGACATGGGCGCATTAATGGCCGGTACTAAGTATCGAGGAGATTTTGAAGAACGTGTCAAACAAGTATTTGATATACTAGAAAATAGAGACAATGTCATTTTATTCATTGACGAAATACACACCATTGTTGGCGCAGGTGCCGCAGGATCAAGCAGTACAGACATGGCAAACTTGATCAAACCAGCATTAACCAAGGGAAAAATTCAAATCATTGGCAGTACTACCTATGAAGAATACAGGGAATCAATTGAACCGGATCGTGCGTTGGCTCGTCGTTTTACTAAATTAGACATAGATGAAATGAGTCCTGAAGACTGTAAAAATATGCTACATTGCAGTATTCATCAATATGAATTTTATCATGGAGTTGAAGTAGATACCCTGGCCATCGATGCCTGTGTGGATTTAACTGTTAAACACATGCACGACAAATATTTGCCCGATAAAGCACTGGATGTTTTAGATAGTGCCATGGCCAAGATAAAAATAGATGCCTTAGATAAATTCCTAACTGTTGACCAGGTCAAGAAAGAAGTAAGCGAACAAGCCAGGGTACCCATCGAACAAATGGAAGTGCTCAACGAATACAAGCCGGTGAACTATGAACACGACATTAAGACCAAAGTTTTCGGGCAGGACAAGGCCGTGGAAAAACTATTAGATGCTGTTTATATCAGTAAAGCAGGTTTAAAGGAGCTAACCAAACCCTTGGGAAGTTATTTGTTTGTTGGTCCAACAGGTGTTGGTAAAACTGAACTAGCGCAACAACTGGCCAATGTATTGGGCATGGAACTATTACGCTATGACATGAGTGAATACATAGAAAGTCATAAAGTTGCCAGCTTGATTGGTGCACCTCCTGGCTATGTGGGCTACGGTGAAGGCGGCAGCGGCGCAGGCAAATTAATCAATGACTTAGAACAAACACCCAATGCTGTATTGCTCTTAGACGAGGTTGAAAAAGCTCACCCTGATGTGCTTAATATCTTATTGGGCATTATGGACAATGGTATGCTGACCAGTAGCAGTGGAAAAACTGTTAGTTGCAGAAACATTATTTTAATCCTAACTTCTAACTTGGGCGCAAGAGAAGGTGAAAGAAATAAAATTGGCTTTGATAACAGTACTAACAGCAATGCCAGCATCGAAGCAGTTAATAAACACTTTACTCCGGAATTTAGAAATCGATTAGATTCTATCATCGAATTTAATAAACTTGATAAACCGATGATTCGTCCGATTGTAATTAAATTTATCAACGAAATTAACGAATTGTTAGAACCCAAGAATATTTCATTGGAACTAGATGATGGTGCAATACTGAAACTTATCGAAGACGGCTTTGATGAAAAAATGGGTGCAAGACCTATGAAGCGTATTATTGCAGAAAAAATTAAAAAGCCATTGAGTAAGAAAATTGTCTTTGAAAATCTGTCGGGGGTTAACATTAAAATAACTTATAACGGTGAAGACTATGAATTCCAATGAGTTAGTGGTAATACCCAACCATATTGTAATAAGAACTCCTCAAAAGAGTTTTTATAAAAAGTATACTCATAAGCTACAGTTTGAAGCAGTCAAAGAAAAGGCCAGCACTTCGTTTATTAATAACGGTCATTACAATTGGCGGGCAAGGCGTTCTAACTATTATAATGTCAATGTTGAAATTACTAGTATTATTAGAAATATCCTCGACGAATATCAAGAATCTAAGCTAGACTATCGCATAAGGCAAGAAGGCTGTACTGTAAATTTGTACTTCAATGATAATCTAATCTTAGAATTGATGCTGAGGGATCGCATCGTTTCTAATATTATAATGTTATACAGACCTTTAAATCCCAAACATGCAGAGTACATGGAAATTGACAACAAAATCCGTGTTCGAAAAAGCCTGTTTAATAAGCAGTATAGATACAAACTGTATATTAAAAATACTGCTAAATTTAGAAAAGAAGAACTGTACAATTTTAGAGTTTGGCTGGAAGATACGTATCCCGACGAGCACAGGGCTAAAACTAATGTGGGCTTAGAATTGTGCTTTGCCATGAATCTAAACACATTGAATAAAAAGCCAAGTTGGCGCACTTCTAATACAACTCTAGCTGTGTACTTCAATGAAGATATAGATTTGATGATGGCAAAATTACGGCTAAACGAGTATGTATCCCATGTAGAAGAAGCAGTTTTAGTATCAGAATTATAATATAATCCTCTGTTTTGCAAAGGCGCAATTTCGTTTGCGCCTTTCTTTTTGGCTAAATATTGTATTGGAGAGGCAACATGGCTAAGATCATAGAAGATGTAATTATCATTAAATTCAGTAAAATCGTTAAAGACAGCGATGCAGACACACACAGCGGAATCGCTGGTGCTGATATTCAACAAGCCCTAGAGCAAGTAGCTCAGGAACTAGTTGGAGATTCTGTTGTAGTAGAAGTTGAGAAAACATGAATAATTTAACAGTTGCAACATTAATGTTGGGTAACGGACAACCTGATCAAGTTAGTAATCCCCTACGAGGTGATGGTTACTATGGTTACAGAGACGGATTCCAAACGCTTGCAGTTAGTTTTAACAACTTTATCGGAAGAATACAAATAGAAGGAACACTAGAATTAGATCCAACCGAAGCAGACTGGTTTCCTATATGGATGCATAGAAATATTCCTTACAAGGAATATACTACTCCAAAGATAGGAACAGAAAGCTTTAGTTTTTCAGGTAATTTTGTTTTACTAAGATTTAGAAAAACCCGCAGTTATCTGTCAGACACATCATCAATAGGTGATATAACAAAAGTTATGTTGAGTATATAATATGACAATTTACATAAACAATTTAAGTAATTCACAATTACCGTTGGAACTCGATAATCCCACAGACGGTGAAAGTTTAGTATGGAGCTCAAGTCTTGGTGCTTATGTTAATGCTCCAGCAACATCCACAGAACAAATACAAGACGTTGTCGGCGAAATGGTCGAAGTCGATGCTCATGGTAGTAATCTTCATTTAAGATTAATCAGCAATTACAACGACGCTACTGGTAAATTAACTTTCAATGTTGTCACTGACTCGGGTCCAGGTAATGGAGTTTCTGTTGTTTCTGGAATTGGTATTAAAGAAAACGGAGCAACTAGAGGCGAAGCTCTTACTTTAGATTTTAGAGGTGCCACAGTTGCAATCGATAATAATCAAGTAGCAACTATTACAGGTTTGTTGGCTAATATTCCAGTTGCCCAACAGGGTGTAAACATAGGTAACGCAACAAAATTTAATTTTGAAGGCCTAAATGTAACTATGGACAGTGATGGGGTTACAGCAAAGATCAGTGCTGGCCCTGGTGTTAATGGCGGCGGCGGGTCATATACGTTACCAACTGCCAGCGGCAGCGTTTTGGGCGGTATTAAAATTGGTACTGGTTTAAGCATTGATGGCAACGGTGTTGTCAGTGCAACAGGCGGCGGCAGCAATTTTAGTGGCAACTATAACGATTTAACAAACAAGCCAACTATCCCTTCAGCTTACACTTTACCAATAGCAACAACAAGTGTACTTGGTGGTGTTAAAGTCGACGGTACAACTATTACTATTAACAACGGAGTAATCAGTGCTGGTGCTGGTAGTAGTGGCACAGGCATTAGCAATATTCCAGTATCACAAAGCGGTGTTGATAAAGGTACTGCTACATCATTTAACTTTGTAAATGCAACAGTAACAGTGGCCAATGGTGTTGCCACTGTACAAGCAGGAACATCCAATGGTGGTGTACCTGATCAAACAGGCAATGCAGGGAAATATTTAACCACAGACGGTGCTGTATTAAGTTGGGCCACTGTACAAGGCGGCCAAGGAAGTTCTTACACATTACCAGCGGCTACAACAAGTGCATTAGGTGGTGTTAAAGTTGGTACAGGCCTAAGTGTTGACGGTGCTGGCCTAGTTTCTATAGATTCTACAGTTATTCCTACAAAATCATATGTTGATACTGCTGTCAGTGATCTAATAAATGGTGCCCCTGGTGCATTAAACACATTAAATGAACTAGCAACTGCCCTGGGCAATGATGCTAATTTTTCTACAACATTAACAAACAATCTAGCTGGCAAAGTAAACATTGCTGGCGGAACAATGACAGGTGCATTGATATTATCGGGTGCGCCTACAGTAGATTTACAAGCCGCAACTAAGAAATATGTTGATGACAAATTTACAACTGCTACGCCAACAGTTAGCCCTAGCTTTGCCAGTGCCGTGGCTAGTCAAGTAACACTGGGATCATTATCTGGTGTAAATTTAAGTTCTATCAGTGCAGGACAAATTTTAGGATATAACGGTACAAGTTTTGTACCAGTCAACAACAGTGGTGCAAAAGGTGACACTGGTCCAGCAGGTGCTACAGGCCCAGCAGGTCTAAGTTTAACCAGTGCTACAGTTACTTTACAAGGTCATTTACAATTAACATTAAGCAACAATACTATTGTTGATGCTGGTAGTGTTGCCGGCGTAAGTAGTGCTAGTGTTAATAACAGCGGTCATTTAATATTAACTAAACAAGATGGTACTAATATAGATGCAGGTAGTATTGTTGGGCCACAGGGACCAACTGGTGCTACAGGTCCTGCTGGACCGCAGGGTGCTACTGGCGCTACCGGTGCAGCCGGCGCACAAGGTGCTACTGGTGCTCAAGGGCCTGCAGGACCTACAGGCAGTCAAGGTACATCAGGAATTTCAGTACAAAGTGCCGGTATTACAGCTGGCGGACACTTATTGCTTACACTCAGCGATAGCAGTCAATTAGATGCTGGTAATATCAGTGTTGTTAGTTCTGCCACAGTTAATAACAGCGGACATTTAATATTAACTAAACAAGACAACACTACTATTGATGCTGGCAGCGTTATTGGTCCAAAGGGCGATACAGGTGCCACAGGCGCCGCGGGTGCCACAGGCGACACAGGTGCTACTGGTGCTACTGGTGCTACAGGCCCAGCAGGTGCCAAAGGCGACACAGGTGCTACGGGCCCGGCTGGACCTACTGGTAGTCAAGGTGCCACTGGAGCTCAAGGACCAGCCGGACTAGGATATAGTTCTGCTATTGTTAATGGCAGTGGTCATTTAATACTTACAAAAACTGATAGTACAACTATTGATGCAGGTAGTGTAGTTGGTCCGCAGGGCCCTGCAGGTGCTACGGGTGCTACTGGCGCAGTTGGTGCTACTGGTGCAACCGGCCCAGCAGGTGCAAAAGGCGACACAGGTGCCCAAGGTGTAAAAGGCGATACAGGCGCAGTTGGTGCTACTGGTGCAACCGGCCCAGCTGGCGTAAAAGGCGATACAGGTGCCGCAGGACCTACGGGCGCAAAAGGCGATACAGGTGCTACGGGTGCCAAAGGCGATACAGGTATCGGTATTTTTAATGCGGTTGTTAATCAATCAGGCAACTTAACTATTACATTAACTGATGCTTCAACAATAAATGCTGGTAGTGTAGTTGGTCCGCAGGGCCCAACAGGTGCTACGGGCCCAGCTGGTCGCAGTATTGCGGCCAGTGGAGTTACAGTAGATGATAGCGGTTATTTACAAGTTACATTAACTGACGGTGTTACAATTAATGCAGGTCATGTTGTTGGACCACAAGGTGCTACTGGTGCTACTGGTGCTACTGGTCCAAAGGGCGATACTGGTGCTACTGGTGCCAAAGGCGATACAGGTACCGCTGGAACAAGTTATACAGTCAATAGTAAATCCGGTTCGGTGAATATATATGGCTTGGCCAATACTAGTCAACCAGGCTACGACTTAGAAGTTGACAAAGCAAATAAACTTGCAACTGCAAGAAATATTACATTGTCCGGTAAGGTAACAGGCCTTGCCAGTTTCGATGGTAGTGCAAATATAAGCATAACAACAGCTCTTAACAGCGTAACAACCAGCGATATCAGTGAAGGATCTAACAAATACCATACAGATGCTCGTGTATGGCAATCTATAAGTTCTATAGCTGACAGCAATATTACAACTTTAATCAGTTTTGATAGCACTAACGGTCAAATTAAATATCGTGCTAATACTAGTTATATTACTGAAGGTGCAAATTTATATTTTACAAATACTCGTGCAGATGCTCGTGCAGATGCAAGAATCGCGGCCGCTAGTATTAACGCATTAGCTGACGTTGACACAGTTACTAGTGCTCCAACTAACGGTCAAGTATTGACATGGACAGGTAGTGCATGGACCCCAGCCACATCAAGTGGCGGTGGATCAGGTGCAATTACCAGCGTTAACGGAAAAACTGGTATTGTTGTATTGAATACCAGTGATGTTGCTGAAGGTTCAAACTTGTATTATACTGACACACGTTGGGATACAAGATTAGCGGCAAAATCTACGGACAATTTAAATCAAGGTACTGTAAACAAATACTACAGCGACAGTCTTGCTCGTAATGCAATGGCCGCTGGTACTGGTTTAAGTTATAACAGCTCTACTGGTACATTTAGTATCAATGCTACAACAACTAACGTAACAGAAGGTAATAATTTATATTACACAAACACACGTTTTGATACACGTTTAGGTCAGAGTAATTTGGCACAACTTGCAGACGTTGCAGACACTACACCCACAACTGGTCAAGTTTTAAAATGGAACGGATCAGCATGGGCACCTGGCGCAGATAACACTGGTGGCGGCAGTGGCGGCAGTTCTGGATTATTCCGTGCCGCAGTCCAGGTCAACTATGATGCATCTGGTAACTTATCCAGCGTTAGTGTATTAAGTGGTGGTATTAGTGCTTCAATTGCCACAGCGGCCAGTGCAACTGCCACAGTGACATTTACATTTACAGGAAGTGCATGTCCTCCAATTAACGTACAAGTATATGGTTATCAAGCTGTGGCAAACCAATATGTATCCAGAGCATTAGCCAGTGACTTTACTACAAGAACAATGCCAGGTGGCGGTAGTGCAGGTAATCCAACTGCATTTAGCTCGTATGATCCATCGATTCATACATCAACAATAAGTTTAACAAAAGCACTAACAGGTGCAACGGCTGGAGTCGGCGCAGTAACTCATTGTGTATTGCAATTTTTATTAAGTACAGTTTAAGGAATATAAATGTCAATTAATGCATGGAAAACCAGTTTTATAGGCATTAATAAACCGCCTAAGGTTCTAACTGGTTCTGCAGATAGTTTTAGGCCGGTTGCATTGTGGCCATATGCCAACGATGCCACTGATCCATATTGGAGTGGCGGCACTAACCCACAGGCTTATAAATGGGAAGTAAGTTTTACTATAATTCCTGTGGGTCATGGCAGTAATTTAACTAGAACACCTTATAGCTTTACAGGGCATGATATCGAGGTAGGAGACTTTATTGCCGGTTCCCAAGACGGAAAAGTACTTGAAATAATAAGCATTAATTCTAAAACCGACACTTCGTTGGTTGCTGTAGTAGAAGATAGACTTCGTTATAATACATTTAGAGACCCAACAGGTTTTGGCTTATTCGGTACTCCGGGTACAGTGGTATTCTTCCAAATAAATGAACTAGGCTTGCCTATGTTAGATCCTATACCTGGCGGCAGTAGTGTTAACTTTTTCAGTGATGTACAAAGTAGATTCCAATACATGAATCCACTGACCAATTATATATTAGAAAAAACTAATCATGGTTTTGTACAAGGCGATCCTATATCAATTGAAAATAAAAATTTTGAAATAACAAATGCAAATAATGTAAAAAAATTCATTGGCACAGTAGTATATGCAGGACCAGGTCCGAATCAGTTTATACTACGACCTTCCAATGGTATCATCGATTTTGCTCCAACTTTGCCGGGAGATATCGGGGACTACATTTATCCCAGTGTAGATGGATCTGGCGTATTAACCATAGATCCGGCATCTAATAAACCAATATTCATTAAAATCTCCAATGCTGTTCCTACTATAACAACCGGCACTGGTATAGACCCCACAGGCATAGACGGTGATACTATACAGATTAATAGAATGCCTATAACATTGATGGGTTCAGGCACCGGCACGTACACATTAGACGAAGCAATAACTCAGATAAATGCTGTGACTGCAACTACACAAATAACAGCAATAAAAGTAGGTGCCGCTAACATAATTACCAGCGACATTGCAGCCAACGGTAGTGCCTTGGGTGTTATAGCTGGTTATGTTCCTTTTAGTGCAAGTATTAATGGTGTTACTGTAAATTTTATAACAACAACATCAGGTTCAGCAACATACGGAGATCCAACAGTGGCAGCGGCAGTGGACATGGTAGCAGATATCAATGCGGCCAATATACCAGATTTGGTTGCAAGTTTAGATGAAAGCGGAAATATAATTCTAAGACAGAACGCAGGTGATGCGATTACCATAGTTAATCTAAACAATGACTTACAGGGAAATAAATTTGCAGGTTCAAACAGTATTTCTAGTTTGGCAGAAAGCGTGCCTGCCAATACAACAACCAGTGCGTTACGTTTGTACAGAGACGATGGCGGCCCAATGACATTGCTGGACACTCAGGGCATATTTTTAAGTACTGCTGGTGTGCTAAGTGGACAAAATGGTCGTTATGCAATTGGCTTAAATGTTGAACAAGGCCTACGTTCGAGTTTACTTACAATGGTGCCGACAATAGAATCTAGAGATGCATTACACCCGCTACCAGGAGATCAAGCCTATGTATTAGACGCAGGTCATGGTGATTGGGCAATTTATGTATGGGACGGTTCTGCTTGGTTACGCCACAGTAATCAGCGCAGTGACGAAACAGACGCAAGAACTCTTGTAACTTCTATTAATCTAGCAACTAGACCCAGTGGCACAATTAATTTAGGAGCAATTAGTGCAGGAAGAAAAATATTAAACATTGGCGTTGATGTTGAAAATGCACAGCCGGCTAGAATCTCTGGTATTATTAATTCAGTTAGTGTAGCATATAACCCTAGCTTTACTGCACCAACTCCAAGTGATCCAAATTTAATTCAAGGTGCGTACGGAACTCAGCAGGGTAGTCTTTACGGTACGGCGTATCAAGCATTGATCAGTCCTCTCGTTGATACAACAGGTGATATGTTAACAAATTTTGCCAATTGGACTGTTGTTGGTGCTACGGGCGGCAGTTATACTTCTTTATTTGCACCAGGCGCAGTTCATATCACTGCTGTTCAGCAGGTGTATAGTTATGGTAATTGGTATTTAATAACATTCGACCAACCTGTATATCAACAACAACCAGGCGGTGCTTCAGGATCTGCTTTCTTTTATCCCCCAGGAACTTATACAGTACCCACAGCAGTAACAGTAAGTTCTCCTACTTGGACCAGCGGTAATGCTACTTTCAGAGTTAGTTATGATAATCAAACATTTACATTATCTGTAATACCATTAAATGGAGGTAGTGGCCACAGTCAAGGTCAAACACTAACAATACCTGGTTCGTTTCTTGGCACCCCGGGCCAAAATGCTGTTATAACGGTTACCGGAGTAACTTCAAAATTACAGCCCAGTACGATTAGCCTTGGAACATCTTTAAATAATGAGTTGTTTATGCATACCTCGGATAGTCAATTATCTGGCACAGCAACATATACCATCGACCCGAATTATTTAACTGACGATTATATCGATGTAGTTGTAAATTTAAATAGTGTTTCTGGTGCCACTGGTTTAATAACTATTAAACTAACATACGTATAATGGATAACCTATGACTAAACAATTTAATAATATATCAGGAACTACATCAAATGCTTTTGAAGTTGGCGCAGGCTTTGCTACCAGCGCAAGGCAAGTTGTTCTCACTGCTGTATGCAACGGCGCAGATGCATCAGCCGGAGACAGATTTGAAGGTAATATTAAAATAGCTGGCACAGAATTTTATGATATGAAAGTACTGGCAGTTGATTCAACAGGTAAACGTTTTGCTAAACAACAACGAGGAACTATTGCTGGCAACAATATTACTAAAATAGAAGATATATTTGAAGAAGACTTTGATGGAGACATTGAACTTAGTTCAGATGGTCAATCTTTGAATATCGTTTGTAAGATAGGTAGTGCAACTAGTGCTACATACAGTATCTATATAACATTACAACGGGTAATAGATTAAGGAATAAAAAATGGCAAGAATGAATGATGATGACAGTGATCCAAAAGATGATCCTAACTTAGATCACTCTAAGTTACCACAGATTAAACAATCTTCTTATTCGGGTACTGTTCCTACAACTGATTACAGCTCACTAGGAGGATCAAGTAATGCAACGTCAACAACACCCAGCGCACCAAGCGGCGCTTCAGCATTTGGCCAACCGTCAGCAGGAGGCTTTGGCGCTGGCACCGGCTTTGGTAATAGTACAGGAACTGGAACGTCAGCGTTTGGGTCAAGCAACTCCGGATCAACCGGTGGCTTTGGCACAGGTAGCTCCACAGGATTTGGTGGCAGCGTGGCAAACAATGGGGTACCTCAACAACAACAAAATTTAACTGCGGCCGGCAGTAATGCCGCACAGGGTGCAGATGTTTTAGTGGCCAATGACAACACAGATTGGATCAACAAAAAATGGCGTCCAGTTATGGGTTGGATGTACATGATGGTCTGTGTCTGCGACTTTACTATATTTCCAATTTTATGGAGTGTGTTACAAGCACTAAGTCATGGTAGTGTTACCAATCAATGGCAACCACTGACCCTGCAAGGTGCCGGACTATTCCACGTGGCCATGGGTGCTGTTCTTGGTATTGCGGCTTATGGTCGTACTAAAGAGAAGGTTGCTGGTGCGGCCTAATAAGTACACACATGGAAATAGAAGAATTCGAACATTATTTTAGAATCTGTTTAAGTCGCGTACTTTCTTCCGAGGAAGTACGTGATTTCATTACCATGGTGGAAGAATATGCAGACGTTGAACCAGACGATGACGACGTAGTAGTTCTTTATCATTTAGATGATGAAAACAATGATGGCTATCAACATTGCTATGACATTAGACTAGAAGATGACATTACCGCAGATGTCGGAGACGAACTGGCCTTGGCCTGCGAAGAAATGTTTCCCGACGATGACTTTGACATAGAAAGTAGCATGGGTATCATTGATGAATCTTTTGAATTCGTTGATTTAAAACTCAATGGTGAAGATAGAAAACAAATATCGGAAAATTACAACAAGTGGCAACATCAACGTTGGGTTGATACTATGGTCTCCGAAGGTTGGAATTTTGGTATGAGATTAGATGAAAGTGCTAAAACACATCCTGCACTTCGCCCTTGGGAAGCACTCAGTGGTCCCTACAAAAAGGATCACAGCAAGACAGTGGAATTCGTTCTAGAACAAATAGAACGCATGGGCTATAAATTTATTCGTTGATTTAAGAACTGTTAATTTAAATACAGTTATGAAGACTGCCACTGTACCCCTAAGTTTTACCAAAGAACAAGTGGATAATTTTGGTAAATTAACCGGAGATAACGGACCTATACACAGCGTACAGGGTGTTGTTCAAGGTGGCTTCATTCTTAGTATGTTACCCCAATGGCTTACTCAAACACCAATTGGCATCGAATTTATTCAAGACTCAAAGCAGGCAATGAGTGTGATGTTGGATTCCAAGTTTAGAAATAAATTGATGGCCGGGGACCAAGCAGAAATAACTTTTACCTACGGTAATACCGAATCTATGCTGTCCAAAATAAATTGGAAAGTACACAAAGGTGCCCACGAATATTGTTCGGGAAAATGGGTTATTTATAAATCTTTTATTGACAATAATTAAAATATAGTGTACAATACACTATGACTAAAAAAGTTGGTTTCGCTTGCAAATGGATTGATCATCCTGCACAGGTCAATGGGATTAAACCCAAGGACGATTGTAAAAAGTACAATACTGGTACGACCACTATCACATGGCTAAATAGGCAAACTAAAGAAGTTGCTGAACAAAAGCTATGGGACTTAATGGTCCAGAACATAGAAGCAACACGTTTGCTAGTTGAAAAGGTAGGAAATCTTGAAGAAAATCTTAGGATGGTTCGTCTTAGCAGTGATATTTTACCTGCTTATACCGAACCCAGTTGGAGTTATTTTTGGCGTAGGCCTGATGTTGTTGATTATTGTAGCAGAAATTTTGGCGTCATTGGCGGGAGTGCTAAGTCTAATGGCGTCAAGCTTAGTTTTCATCCTGGGCAGTTTTGCGTCTTGGCTAGCGAATCTGATCAAATAGTTGAACGTAGTATAGAGGAGTTTGAATATCATGCGGATATGGTTCGCTGGATGGGATACGGAAAGTCGTTCCAGGACTTTAAGATTAATGTACATATCGCCGGAAGACGTGGGCCAGCAGGCATTAGGGCGGCACATAAACGTCTCAGTGTAGAAGCACGTAATTGTCTTACCATTGAGAACGACGAAATTTCCTGGGGCATTGAAGATAGTTTAGAATTGGTAGATACTTGTGCCTTGGTACTTGATATTCACCATCATTGGATTAAAACTGGAGAATATATTGAAAACACTGATGATCGTATTAAAAAGGTTATTGATAGTTGGCGCGGCGTTAGGCCTACTATACACTATTCCGTTAGTAGGGAAGATGTACTTGTCGGCCATTCCGGATCACAGCTACCCGCTCTTACATCCTTGATGGAAAGTGGCTATAAAAAAGGCAAGCTACGAGCGCACAGCAATTTTTATTGGAATGATGCTGTTAATCGTTGGGCCCTGACCCATAACGAATGGGCAGATATTATGTGTGAAAGTAAAGGCAAAAACCTTGCTAGTTTTAGTCTTGCAAATATGCTCAATGACTAATGATGAAATATTAAAAATTTACAATGAAATGGTGGTAATGTTTGGAGACAGTTTACCCAACTTTGAGCACCACCCCCGGCAGTTCGCTTACTATGTTAAACTATATTATTTGATAAAGAAAAATGAATTTCGATCAACTCAATAATGCCATTGATAACTGGCTTGCCGATAACCCACATTCAACACCAAAAAGAAAACCCACCCTAGAGAACATTGTTGATGTAATATTAGAACATGCCGCGCCCCAATTCGGGCCGTGGATTGCAGGTGGTGCAGGCCGACAATTGGCCTTGGGCGAAAGAAATTTTGCAGACATTGATGTTTGGTTTAGTAGTCGAGCACAGTTTGAAGAACTTGAAACAAGACTCATCAAAGATTTCGGCAACGGGCTCTACGAAACTTTTGCCAGCGCAAATGCCACAACTTATCAAGTGGGCGATCATAAAGTGCAGTTGATCAGACGTGCTTATTATCCCAACTTAGATTCAGTGTTTGCCGCTTTTGATTTTACCTGCTGTCAAGTGGCTGTACACAAAGATCTAACGGTATACGGACCGGGCATCGACGATGCACGTAATCATAGACTGTGTTTAAATTACTTTGACAGCAAAGCTTTTCTTGCAAGATATGCCAAATATGTGGGTTATGGATATGTCATGGATCCCGATAAATTTTTAGAAATCATTGACAAAGAGGATATTAACTATGAATTCGACCACACAGATCTTGGCTACTAATGTCAATGAAGCCAAGTTGATCAGTAAACTCAGCGGTAGGCCAGCGCATGTAGCCGGCGATACTTTTGTATGGAACGACGAACTAATGGATCAAGCCACTGCCATTGTTATCCTGCTTAAAGTTAATAATCAGGTTCCTGTGGGCGACAGCGTTAAACTTAGATTGCACCAAGCGTATATCAATAAATTTTCCAGTTATCTAGATGATGATCAAATAGATGACAACGAGCACAGTCCGGAAACAGCGGCCAGGGTATGGTTCAGTGCTCTTTGCCGTAGCGTCAAGCGCAAAGATCCGTTGGGCAAAGATGTTGTCAAACAGATTTTGATTGATTTACACAAAAATTAGTGACCAAACACTAGTATTTCTACTGATAAAATGTTGCATTGCCGCATAAGTAATGTTATAATAAACAATGACGTCTAAGATAGAGTCATATTATTAAACTTGCTTAATTAAGGAGAACATTATGTTTACAGCAGACTCAGTTATCGACACCGTACAAAACGGTAAAAAACAATTAGTTAATACTTTTGTTACCAATGATTCCGTTAAAGAATCTTTGATCAACTTGGTTGAAACCGAAACCAATTATACAAAAAATATGTTTAAGCTAGGCACAGACACAGTTACAACTTTGTCTACAAAGGCCAACGAAGCATATCAAAATGCCGTTAAGTTTGACTATGTTAAATTTGGCGAAGCCGTGCTAAAAGCTTATCAAACTACAGCTAAAAAATAATATCTAACAGATTATTTTAAACTCGCAGACCCTTGCTAAATAATACTAGCAAGGGTTTTTTTATTATGCGATTAAACGAAGTTGATACTGGCCAGCCAGAAATTGGCGATATTTTAGAATTTAACATAAACGGCACTATTGTCGAAACAGTTATTGTTGGCATCAATAAAACAACTCATATAGCAACATACATAGTCGAATCTCCGGGAAATGACATGACTCTGCTAGAACATATTGTCAAAGTCAAAGGTGGCTGGGAATTAAAAAGCAAAAAAACTGGTAAAAATTTGGGTAAGTATCCTACTCATGCTGGTGCTGAAAAGCGTGAACGAGAAGTACAGTATTTTAAACACATAGGTGAAGAAACTGTCATTGAGAAAAAAGAAAAAATTAAAGTCTATACAAAGAATCCCAAGACTGGTCGTGTGATTAAAGTAGACTTTGGTGAACCAGATCAAATAATTAAGAAATCTAAAAAGCACCGTAAAAATGGCAAAAAGCATTGGGGCTATGGAAAATGAAAGCCAGTGATTTTCTAATAGAAGCAGGTGCAGTACCCATATACTATTTTGCATATGGCATGCTAACAGATCCTAAGATAATGCGTGGTGCTGATTTTGTAGGCACCGCTGTGCTTAAAAACTTTGAATATGAAATGTTTCAATATGCTAATGTGCGTCCCGAAGCAGGTCAAGAAGTTGTAGGAGTACTATGGGCCTTGGACAGAAATATGTTGGCCGAACTAGATCGTACAGAAGGTTATCCTCATTTATATGATAGAAAAACTGTGCCAGTATACGTTGACGGCAATAAAGTTGTAGCAGAATTGTACACTATGACTCCGGCGACTAGAGAACACTTAGAAGGCACTAGACCTCGTAAAACTTATATTGCTCGTATAGCACGTGGTTACAAGGCCGCGGGAGTTCCTATATCTCAGTTGGCAAATTCGCTGAATCATGATGTAGCCGAAGACACTATAAAACTAACAGTACCTCAACGTGCCAAAGACTGGATTAAAAAGGTCTATGACTTGTATCCGCATACATTTCAAAATAATCATATTATGGTATGGGGCGAAGGTGAACAACAACAGTTTGCCATGTTTGATCTAGTGCCCAGCATGAGCAAAAAAGATGCTGTGGAAGTCAAATGGTTTCAAGCATATCCTCTGCGTCAAGGAGTGGGTACTCGCGCCATGGCGGAACTACAGCGGCTGGCCCGAGAAGATAATATAAGTCTTACACTATATCCCTGGGACAAAGGACAGGTAAGCCAGGCCAAACTGACAAAATTCTATAAGGGACAGGGATTCAAACCCACAGTCAAGGGCAGTAAAAACATGGCCTGGACTCCTGAAAGTCTGGAGGAAGCCTTTAATCAGCCCTATCCGCTTCAATGGGAACACGGGGAGTTTGGTGACCACGATGCGTATACTAAATTACCAGACGGTTCTAATTTAAGTATCATGTTCAATAAAGAAGATGATGATGTGTACACCGTTGAATTTTGGAGAAACAATAGTCAAGATGCAACTGGCGACGGTGATTCACAGAGAATCTTTGCCACAGTATTAAGTGCCATACAAGAATTTCTAACGACAAAAGAACAGCCGAGATTTATATCATTTACCGGCGCCAAAGGCGAAGAACAAGGAAAAGACAGTAGAATTAGTTTATATTCAAAGTTACTTCAACGTTATGCTACATCCTGGGGATATCAATTAAAAAATGTACATGATACCGGTGACCATATTGGATTTGACCTAGTAAGAATAAAACAAGATGTAGGGGAAGACATTGATCGCAGAGGATTCCTTAAAGGCATGGCCGGAGGCGCCACAGTAAGCGCCTTGGGCGCACAGGCAAAAACAGATACTAAACCACAGTCCGTGGCTAATAATCCCAAGGTAGATTTTTTATTAAAATGGGCCAAACAATTTATTAAAAATCCCGCAGAGTTAGCGGCATTTATGGCTCAGTGTGCTCATGAAAGTGATAACTTTAACACCATGAATGAATATGGCACTCCTGAACAATTTGCAAAGAAATATGATATAAGATTTAATCCAGCCAAGGCCAAAATATTGGGCAACGACAAACCCGGCGATGGCGCAAAATATCATGGCCGAGGATATTTGCAGTTAACTGGAAAATATAATTATCAAAAAGCCGGAGAGTGGATTTCTAAATTTATTAATCATCCTGTGGATTTTGTTGCCAAACCTGAAATAGTGGCCACACCCACAGCGGCCGCGCTGAGCAGTATATGGTATTGGATACAGTTTGTTAGACCTAGAACTAAGAGTTTTAACAATACAAAACAAGTTACAAAGAATATTAATCCTGGCTTAAAAGGACAAAAAAATCGTGAACAAAAAGCACGAGATTGGCAGGCCGCCATGCATGTCAAGCCAGGAGAACCTATTAAGGTGGCCAGCAGATGAGAGCACATGAATTTATAGTTGAACGTGAGCAGGGTAAACTACAAGATTTTGAAGGCCTGCAATTCAGAATGGTCAAGGACAATGGCCAACTGTTTGTAAATGCACTTGATTCAACTTGGGGCAACGAACTAGGGCATGTTACATTTAACATCGGCGACGGTCGGGAATTAGATCCCCAAGATTTATTTGTCAAAGAAAAATTCCGTAATCAAGGAATTGCTAAAATAATGTATGACTTTGTTAAAAGCCAAGGTTACAAAATACAGCGTAGCTGGGATCAAACTGATGCAGGCGCAGGATTCTGGAACAAGCACAAAGGCGAAGATGTTCGCGTGTGGGAAACATCTATATCTACTAAGATTGCTTCAGCTGAACAAGTATGGAGTTATGTAAGTAAAATACATCCCAAGGACCAACAGGGTGGTGGGTTTTTAAAAAACTTGATAATGAAATATCCAGAATATGAATTAAAACGTGTGCCACTGGCCGATATACATATACCCGATCAAGAATACAATGATGAAGAACAAGGCAGTGAAACCGATGATCCTTATAATCGTGTTATGTATATTGATCCAGAACATGCCGGAGAACACAGTTTACATTATATAGATAAACATCCTATTGTCTTAGATTCTAATAATTATATCTTAGACGGTAATCATAGAGCATGGGCCGCGGCCGAGTTGTTGAACAAGACCGATATCATGGCTTGGATTGCTGTTGAGCCCATCACTGAGCTGGGCAATGCACCTGCTGAATACAAGCCCAATCGCAAGCGAAAGCGCAGTCTGTTTCATGCCACTGTGGATGGCCACTGGGTAGATGTGTTCTTTGATCGCAGTGAATTCAATGACACCTTGCACATCACATTTGCTGTGAATGGCAATTACGACACACCAAGCCAGGCCACAAGTGCCAGCCGATCAACAGTGAAAATATTGAGCACAGTTCTTGATATTGTTAAACGACAGTTGCCTGAATACATGGCCAAAGCTCGTCCACCTGGCGTATCATTTACTGCCAAAGGTGATAACCGTGCCAGCTTATATCGTCGGTATTTTGTTCCTGTGATACAGAACATACTGGGTGCAAAGTGGCAACCGGAAGAATATCCCAGTATGGGCATGACTGTGTTCCACTGGAGTCCTGTTAAAAAACCGGGTGTAGAGGAAAACTTTGCGGATGGCAAAGGCCCGGGTCGCCCCGGAGACAGCGTTCGTCATGGCATACCCAAACATGCCACCATGGCCGAACTGGAAAAGGCCAGTCATGCATCGGGTCGTAAAGGACAGCTGGCACGTTGGCAAATGAACATGCGCCGCGGTAAAAATAAATAAAATTAAATGTTATCCGTAACAAATAATGAATTTAATCCCCAGGCTTTCTGGGATAAACCAATTAAAAAATTAGTGTACATTCCCACTAAAGAAGACTTAGATCTATTTGATCAAAATGGCTACGATTTAACTGTGCTAGAACAGCACTATGCTTACAGTAATTATGTCAAGCCTAGATTACACAGGGATCATATTCGTGCTGTTAAACAAGACTGGTTTACACAGTACAACGTAATAGAAGGCGCTGTATTAAATCACAGTTTATTATTTGAACGCAAGGGTTACACAGGGCCAGCCTTGGCTGAATTAAAGTATTGGGCAGAATCACTGCCTTTAATTCATAAAATAATTAATATACGTTCTAAATGGGGTCTAGATTTCAGCATGGACTATGTGGATCGCGCGGGTAATGCATTTGAAATACTACACTGGGAATGGGACAGTTTCAGCTATGAAGAAATTACAGCCATTAAAAATAAAATAGAACCTGTGTTATTAAACATAGATTGGCAGGATGCCGCGAAGAATCTGATTAAATATAAAGATAAATGGCACAGCTTGGAATTCTTCGCACAGTCCGATTGGAAATGCGATTATTTTGGCATACCTAAGGAAAGGTTTAAAATGGTCATATGGAAGTAAACAAAATGAAATCAATGAAACAACTAATTTTAATCCTACTAGTAACGGTGGGATTTGGCAATGCTGTTGCGTGGACACAAAGGCCGCCACAGGATCCACAGACCTGCAAGGTACATGCACCCTACGGTTTTCCACAGACAGCAGGCGTACAGCCTATTTGTCGTCAAGCATACTTGGTAGGCTACGATGCCGCTGCCAAATTACCTAAATATGTAACCTATGAACTACTACCTCAAAACGCTCTCGGCTGTGTCGCTCGCACTAATGCTTTTGTTGCTGATCAATCAGTTCCAGGAGGAGCCCGTCCCGACGATTACGCAGGTACTGGCTATGATAAAGGGCACATGAGTCCAGATGGCGATTTGTCATGGGACGTTCAAGTAGAGTTTGAAAGCTTTTTAATGACTAATATGAGCCCGCAGGCTGGTAGCCTAAATCGTGGCATTTGGAAACTATTGGAAACAAGTGTACGTGGATGGGCAGTACAACGCAATCAAAGCTACACAGTTTATGTAGGCGGTGTCTATGATGCTACTGATAAAAAGATTGGCAATGGCGTAGTTGTACCGCACGGATTCTACAAAATTGTTATCAATAATCAAACCAATGAAATTGCAGGTTGGGCATTCCCACACACAGCTCCATATCCTAACTTGGGCAATGATTTAACTAAATTCCGCATGCCTGTGGCACAGATTATGCAGACTGCCGGTGTTAAGTATGCTTTCCCTGCCAACGCTCGAGAACTACAACCAGGTCAAGAATGGCCAGTAGATTTTGGCGCATTAACCAATGCCAAACGTGCTAAGTGCGGCGCCGGTGCCAGTAACGATTAATCAAGGAGTTTTGTCAATGACTACAAAATTTTCACACGTCAAGGGTTCTGAAATAGAATTTAAAGGTGTCGGCCTTCGCGACTTTTTCCTATGACATTGTGGGCATCAAAGGACATGGTGTAGTTGCCATTGATACAAGTCCATGGCGTGCCTATGAACACATAGAAAGATTGGAACATATCTGCAAGATTGTACTTGCGTCAGGACGGTATTAAATGCAATTAGTATATATTCACGGCGCCAGCGCGACCAGCGAAAGCTTTAACTATATTAGAAGCAAACTGGGTGCGGGCATAGACATTAACTACGATAGTCGCAACGGCTTTGAAAATAACTTAAAGGACATGCTGGAACAACTAAAAGATGTTCGGGACATGGTACTTGTGGCACACAGTCTAGGCGGCATATATTCGCTACACTTGGCCAATGCCATGCCAGATCAAGTTCTAGGGGCTGTTACACTAAGCACACCCTACGGAGGCGCCGAAGTTGCGGAAGTTGCCAAATTCTTCTTACCTTTTAGTAGACTTATGCGTGATATAGGCCCTAGTTCGTGGGCTATGAAGCAGGCCGACAGAATTAAGATTCAGCACCCTTGGTGTAATGTTGTAACAGTTAAAGGGCAAAGTCCTTTTATCGCAGAAGCCAACGATGGTGTTGTTACCATAGCCAGTCAGCGACATCACGTGGACATGGAATTAGTAGAAATAGACTACAATCATTATGAAGTGTTACAAGCTGATTCTGTGATTAAAATTATTAAAAAAAGAATTAGTAAATTAAAAAATTAATTCTTTTTCTATTTTTTGATAAACAAAATATAATCTATCATTTTTATCTTTTTTAAATTCAAGTAATGTTAAATTATATTTTTCAGCAAATTCATTGACTATTTCAAAACTCCAGGGAAATATATCCACATAGGGACCTGTCTTATGTGGAATTCCTGGATTGGCACGGAAATATATTTTACCCAAGGGCTTTAATAAATCCACACAGCAACTAAATCTTGCTTCAATGTCTTCTTTACTGTTAAAATTAATACTGCCCAAAGCAATAATTATGTCGTGACTAGCAGGTTTAACTTTATAGTCAAGAATATCCACCATGTAGTCAGCACAGGAATTGTAAGGATCGATGCCCACCAAATTGCTAATCCTACCCTTAAATGGGTGATACCCGCAGCCAACGTCCAAAACGCTGCCAGGATTTTGTCTATTAATTTCATCTACTAACTCCCATCCTGTGTAATCATAGTCTCCAGTGCGTGGTTGCCATATCTCAGCAAAGAATCTACTGATATAACGTTCACTGAGATCATCAACAATACTGCCCAAGGTACCCACGTAGTCGCAGGGCAAACTAAGTTCTGCTTCTATGGTATCCTTGAATTTGCGATAGCGAGCCGGTGTCCAAGGCAGTTGGTCCACTACTGTATTTTCGTCGATGGCATCAGAAATTTTCTGATATTTAGGTAAATTAAAGGCGATTTGTAAATTTTCTTTAATTAAGTTAAAAATTTTTGTATTCATAGGATTTTTTTCACAGATCTGATAAATAAATATGATTGCACAGATATATACTATTATATATGACAGCATATCTTAATTAAGGAGTCAGCGATGTTGACAGCAAAACAGTTCGTAGCTAAGATAGTAGAAGACAACCAAGCTCTATTCAAAGCTAGCCAATTAAACGTTAAAGAATACTTTGACAGCAAGCCTAGCCAAGAAGAGCTAGTTGATCACTTTATCGGACGCATGGTCAATGAGCGTATGAACATGGTTGAAATCAGCCGTCAAGTTGCAGAACTTGGTGCAGATGCAGACCCTGTTGAACTACAGTTATTAACTCAGCAAGCTCATGATGAAGCTGTACACTTCCGTTTAGTCAAGGAAGTCATTGAGCACATCCAAGGTAAGCCAGTTGATGTTAAGGCCGCCATTGAAGCAGAAGCTAAAGCTAACACAGCCAAAGGTGCTAGTTTATTGGCCAAGTATGAAGCAGAATCAGATCCAGTTGCACTGGCCGCTTATCAGTTAGTTGCTGAAGGTCGCGCTGAAGCTGTTTGGGATCAAATGGCAGACTCAATTGAAGATGAATTCATCTCCGGTGCCTATCGCAAAATTGCCAAGGACGAAGGTTTCCACAGCAAAATTGGCGCACGTAAATTAGAGCAATTGATCACAGAAGAAAATGCTGGCCGCGTTGAAACTCTTGTTGCTCAAATGCGTAAAGATTTATATGAAATTTCTTGCCGTAACACCGTGGCCAACACAGACGGTGCAAAATTGGTAGCAGACGCCTACGGTTGGTAAATTGAATATTGGACTCACACAGAGGATCCTATATCACAAAGGCAGAGCGTATGATTCGATTGAGCATGGATGGTATTCATACTTAAAAGATCATACGCTTACTTTTATCCCAAATATAGTAGATCAGGATTTTGAATTATTAGCAGATCCCTTGGATGTGTTGATAATCACCGGCGGCGACGACAGTACTCTACGCAGAAGCGTAGAATTAAAAATAGCCACAGAAATGATGACTTGGCAAAAACCAATATTAGGCATTTGCCATGGCTGTTTCATGTTAACAGATATATTAGGCGGTAAAATCGACGAATGTGCAACACACATGGAAACCAGTCATACTGTTTATCATTTTGGAGATGCATACCTAGTGAACAGTTATCATAATTTACAAATAACTGAACCGCATAAAAATGCCACAGTACTGGCAGTAGATTCTGAAGGCTACTGCGAATCTTGGATAGACGGAAATATAGCAGGCATAGTATGGCATCCAGAACGCATGAGCAAGCCCTGGATTCCAGATGAAATAGAAGATTTAATTTTTAGGAAATAAAATGAAAAAGAAATTCAATGATTGGCGCAGTCGTAGCATAGTAAGATTAATAAGCTGGAGAATTATTGGCGGTAGCACAACAGCCGCCATTGTTTATTTTGTAGCACGAGCCGGTGCCAGCGCCGCTGAAACTGCCAGCATTATTTTTATCTGTCAATTTACAATTAACGCATTAATGTATTATATTCATGATCGTATATGGAATATGTTCCAGTGGGGTCGTGAAGTAATATTAGAAGATGGCACTACAATTAGTCGTGCTGAATATTTAGACACAGTCAAGGACACAAAATGAAAAAATTACTGGCATTATTCGCATTATCTATTAGTTTAATGGCACATGCATGGGAACCCACTAAACCAGTTACTGTTATTGTGGGTAATACACCCGGTGCTGGCAATGAAATAGCATTTAGGAAACTAGCAGAAATTGTACAAAAAACATCATATCCTAAATTTAACTATGTTGTGCAAAATATCCCCGGAGCAGACAGCGTAATTGCATTAAATAAATTCTCAGACAGTTCTGCAGACGGTTATACCATTGCCTTGCCCAGTCATATGAGCATGTATGTGACCAATGATATATGGGAAAAGAATGTTAAAAAATTTAAATATGATGATTTTATTGATGTATTAACCATGGGAAAAAGTCCATTGGTATTAGTAGCGCACGTAAGTAGCTCAATTAATACACCGCAGGAATTTATTAAATTAATTAATACAACTAAAAAACCCATTAATGTAGCAGTGGGTGGCGGCGCACACAGAACAGCCTACGAATTTCTCATGCATCGAGCTCAGGGAAATAAATCCATGGTCCAGCCAATTAAATTTAATGGGCCACTGCCAGCAGTGACCAGTGTGGCTAGTTATTCTGGTAAAGATGGCACAGAGTTTGGTATTATGCCCATTGCAGTTGCCAGACCATTGATAGAAGCAGGCAAGGTCAAAGCCATTGGATTCACTGGCACACGAAAGATGCCACAGTATCCTGATGTTCCTTTGTTAAACACAGTGGCACCAGGTATCAATGTCTACGCGGCTTGGAGTATTCAATTGCCCCGCGGCACAGACGCTGACGTCATTGAATGGTATCAACGCACATTTGCAGAAGCTGTACGCAGTGAAGAATATCGTGAATGGCGCAGACAGAATGTGGTGTTCTACGAAGAAAATGAATTAACTCCGCAGGGACTTAAAAAGCACATAGAAGAATTGCGTTCAACCTTTTTACCAGTGTTAAATAACATAGACATTACCAAGGAATAAAATGAACAGTAGTTGGGAAACCAGTAAATTAAAAAGCAATTATCATTTTCACGATCAATTTATCATTGACCCCGAATATGACACAGTGATTTATCTAGGTAATATACAGCCTACATGGCAAGAAGATCTAAATGACATTATTGCCCAAGCTAAACCTGCAACATGGGCCACACGTGGATATAAAGCAGAAGGTGTACAAGGTCCCAGTGACGAACTAGCCTCGGAAGAATACGATCTAACTCGACATGGTATGAGCAAAGATTTACCTATTACACATTTAAATTGGCAGATACCCGAGTCGTTACGAGATATTAGTAAAAAATTTGCTTTGTCTGATTGCATGGAACGTATTCATGTACAACAGCCCGGCGAAGTATGGAATTTACATTTAGATAAATTACAAAAATGGAATCCTGAAAATCCAGATAGTGTGATAAGAATAATGATACAGCTAACAGACTGGCAACCTGGTCAGTTTTGGGAGTATGGAAACTTTCATTATAACAAATGGCATGCAGGAGATATTACTACATTTGACTGGCACAATGTACCGCACAGTACTGCCAACGCCGGACATCATCCGCGTGTTACTTTTCAAATAACAGGCGTGGCCACAGACAAAACTCGAGAATACATTAAGCTTCTTAGATCCCAAATCGAATAAATACTAGTAACACCCTACCTTAGGACGTTAGCGTTACTAAAGGGTTGCCCGGCTGCTGGGCAGAACGTTATAGGAGTCGTGCCCTGGAATGGCGTTCTTAGTGAGCATTTATTTTGGATCTACTATGACACTACAAGCCAGCGGGACAATTTCATTAGGTAATGTAAACACTGAATTAGGTAATAGCACCACTGCACAAATTAGCATTGGTGGAGCAGTACCTAGAGGCCTAGCTGGCGTTGCATCTGGTGCTATTCGCCTGGCCGCCGACTTTTACGGCAAGAGCAATGGCCCGTCGGGTAAACTGGCTACCATCGACTTTGCAACTTCAGGGCATAATAATTATTATCAAATTTTAACTCTACCAACTTGGACTTGGGGTACGGCTGTAAATTTTACATCTATTGCATCAAGCAATTTCTCATATGGTGGTGGCGCATACTTACAATGTGTAAACGAAGGACCAAGCGGTACTGCATTGATATTGTGTACCACTTCCAATGGTTCTGGTAATCCAGAATTACGATCGCTAGTGATCTCTGGCTCGGGTGGCAGTTCTTCATTTACCAGCAGTCCTATATACACCGGTGGCGCATTTCCAAATCTTTGTAGTATACCATCATCAGTTGCCTACGGCAATGGCCTTTGGGTAGCCTATAATAGGCTTGGCAGTGGCTGGCAACACATGACATCAAGTAATGGTATTAGCTGGACACTAACTGCCAGCAGTTTAGGTGTAGGAACTCTTTCATTAATAACCTGGACTGGCTCAGAATTTTTAGGACATAATCCAAACTCTGGTACCTATACAGTTTACGCATCGACCAATGGAACCAGTTGGTCATCTAGAGGTTCCATTAGCAGTTCAGGGTACATGGTTCAGGGTGGTACTGCCTATGGTAATGGTGTGTATATTGCAGTATCTGCAAGTGGTGGTTCTCCAGGCAATATTTTTATCAATCGCAGTACCAATAACGGTGCATCATTCAGTTCAACAACACTGAGTCCTGCGGTCACAACCAACACAAACGGTCAAGCACAGGTCAGATACTGTGGTGGCAACAACTGGGTCATCTGGTGTGGTGGTGGCAGTTACAATGGCGTATCATATACTTCATCTGATAACGGAGCATCTTGGAGCAGTCCAAATAAATCAACCTGGACAGGTGACAATTATACAACCAATCTAAGAATGATAGGAAACGGTTCTACAGTAATTGTACCAATTGCCGGCAACAACATAAAAGTTAGCACGGACTCAGGAGTAACCTGGGCAGTTAAGACCATTACTACTGGCACTCCTCAAAATGTACCGTACATCTACTTCACATAATGTTGCTAAGACTAGATTAGAAGAATTAAAATTAGAGTTTCTAAATACTTTAATTTTTATTGTCGAAGACATTAATCGCTACTAATAATAAATTTGACTGTTCAGTATATATACTGATATGAAAACATTAGTACTAGTAGCACTCCCCGAAGAATTAAACCGTGATTTAATTGATGCACCTGTGGTCTACACAGGTGTAGGTTTATCCAATGCCGCAATGATGGCCTACGAAGCCATAACTCAACATCAACCTGATTTAGTCATTAACTATGGTAGCGCGGGCGCACTTAAAAACATTCAAGGCCTGCTCAGTGTGGCTAGTGTATGTCAACGTGATGCCAACTGTGAACCTCTGCGTCAACGTGGTTTTATGCTGGGCGAAAATATACTTTATTACAACAGCGGCCAAACTGGCATACGCTGTGGCAGTGGCAATAACTTTGTCACGGATCCTGACAATTGGACTAAAGACCACTGCGATATAGTGGACATGGAACTATGGGCCATTGCCAAAGTCTGTGACAGGCTAAACACTAAATGGATCAGCATGAAATGGATCAGCGACAATGCCGACGGTGACTCCGGTACTGTTTGGGAAGATGCTCTTAAAGCCGGCGAAGCAAAATTTATTAATTGGTTTAATTCAGGTAAATATACTTAATATTTCCAATTAAACCCATGAAAATAAATCAAATTATCACCGAAGCAGTAGATGGGAAAAACACCCATTTAGAACACTTAGACGACGAAATATGGAATCGTGGCCACCAAGGTGCCATTGAAGCCATTGACTACATCGAAGGTGCAACAAACTTATTAGCTGGCACAACCGAGCAACGTTATTTTGCCACTAAAAAATGGGATGGCAGTCCTGCATTATTCTTGGGCACAGATCCAGAAACAGGTTATTTTGTCATGGGCGACAAAGGTATATTTGCCAGTACCAAAGATGGCAGAATATACAAGCCCTCAGACGTTGATCGTTTAAAGCCCAACAAAGAACGCAATGGAGAAGTTGTTAACTATGGTCCATTACGTGACAAATTAAAATTGGCTTTTAACTATCTCAAAGACTTAAACTATGGAGATAAAATTCTTCAAGGTGATTTATTATGGACCGAAGGTGATGGTACCAGCGGCTTCCAGGACATTGATGGACAAACATACTTTACATTTACTCCAAACCTGTTGACCTATGCTGTGCCTGCAGGTCCATTGGCAGACAAAATGAGTCGTTGTAAAGTGGGCATTGTGTTCCATACAACTTATACAGGCGGTCCTACTGTACAGGATATGACAGCACATTTTGGCGCCGACGTCAGCGGCTTGGGCACCAGTCCTTTTATATGGTATAGAGATGCCGGCATTAAAGATGTCAGCGGTAGTGTCACATTGACCAGAGATGAAACCTATGATCTACGCTATGCTATCACTGAACTACGTAACTTCTTAAAGGGCATTGGCACAGACACATTTAAATGGTTGGATGCTACCATTGCTGGTCATGCTGTGCGTGACGCTATTAAAATCGACGTTAATAAAATGGTACGTGCAGGACAGATGGACAATGCCGGCGGCTATGTAGCCAACTTTATCAATCGCTTTGATGAAAAATTACAGGCAGACATTGCTAAATTAAAAACACAGACAGGACAGGATCGCAAGCGTGAAGCCGCTGAAAGCGCACTGGCATTTATTCGCAGTCACGAAGAAGCCATTGAAAATGTTTACTTCTTGTTCTTGGGTATACAGAATGTCAAGAACAAACTACAGCAACACTATGCTAAAATTAGACAAGTAAATACATTCATTGCTCGTCCAGATGGTAGCTATGATGTCAAGCCCGAAGAAGGTGTTGTCATTGTTGACCACTTGGGCAAAGGTGGCACCGAAGCAGTTAAGATAGTTGACAGACTTGACTTTAGCCGTGAGAATTTTGCAAAGGTAAGATAATGCGTTTATTAGAATTAAAAGATCAACCACAGGTAATCGTAGTATATGGCGGTGGTTTCCAGCCCTTTCATCAAGGACACATGAGCAGTTATATTCAAGCCAAACAAGAGTTCCCACATGCCAAGTTCTTTGTAGCGGCCAGCAATGATACAAAGACTCGTCCTATTCCCTTTGAAGCCAAACAATTTTTAGCACAGCAAGCAGGCGTGGTAGATCCTTTTGTACAGGTACGTCAGCCAATTAATCCACGAGAAATCACAGAACAATTCAATCCCGAAAGAGATATTCTAGTAATAGTTCGCAGTGAACGCGACCCTATGCCCTATACCAAAAAAGATGGCACGCCTGGTTACTATCAACCATTTCATAGTGTTGCAGAATGTGAACCATTGAGCAAGCACGGTTATGTGTTTGTTACTAAGAAACATGTGTTTGATGTCAATGGTGAAGAAGTATACAGCGGCAGTCAAGTACGTGCAATGTATGCCGAAGCAGATGATGCTGGCAGACTAGGCATTATTAAACAGCTTTATCCCCGGGCCGCAGATCCAAAAAGAATTAAACAAGTATTTGATCAATATCTAGCACCTGTCAGTGAAAGTTCATTAAATGAATTTGCGCCCGGCAATGGCGGCGGTGACGGTGAAGATGACATCTTACACAAGTATGCTCGTATGTGGTGGAACGGTGACGAAGCCACACAGTTAAAAATAGAAGAAATACTGGCTCGCACTGGCTGGGAAATCGGCGAAGACGAAGGCGGCTACGACAACGGCGGCGTGTTTGTGATACGTAGTGGTGATGAGCATGGCCGTAGCTATCAGTCATGGTCTGCAGAAGATCTAACAGAAGGTGTGGCGGAAGGCTTGGAACAAAATACAAACCAAATTCGACAACAACTTAATGCCTGGATGAATCAAGATCAGCAATTTAAAGATCCTACTCGTCGAGCCGGTTTCCAAGCTAAAGTTTGGCCATATATACAACAAAATATAAACACAATACTATCTGACAAAGGTGCGGACGGTAAAGGGTCATATCCTGCGGCACCTTATGCGGCTTGGTTGTTAGTGCAACATATGGATGCTTATCCACAAAATCAAGGAAAATTTTTACAGCAATTGACTCAGTCAGGACTCGACCCCACTGATGGCAAAGACGGAGAGGGCAAACTACAATTCTTAAAAGATAGGTATGAGGTAAACAAGTGGATATTACAAAATGCCAACAATAAAGAATATTTTATAAACAACAAACCATTGCCCAATCCCACAGTAAATGTTCGCAATCCTGCTA